ATTGCAACGTCGGCCTAAATCCCAAGTAATTTGGAAAATATTTCCTGATAATAAATCTATAGTGTCAAAACTCATACTAATTCTTTCTCAGTTAATTTTTTAAAAAGCCATTGTGCTTCCCATTTATTACCATCATCTCCAAAATGTCTTCCATCGTCTTTGATATATTTTTGATATTTTTCTTTTCCTAAAATTTTTCTAATGCAAGGAACCTTGGTTCCTTCATGATGTGAGTATACAAAATCAAAATTATTTTCTGCATAACCTAAGCTAACAGTATATTCAAAGTCTAATTGCTTCCATTCTAAGTTAAGAAAATAATAATTTGCTAATTGGTCAGGAGTTTCTTGGCGAAGATTATGTACCTTAAACTTTTTTCTAGGCACGTGTTGGTAATGATAATTTGATGTTATTTCTTTAGGAGATTCAAAATAATGATCTTCTAGTACTTTCCACGATGTTAATCTGCCCGGAGTAGTACACTTTAAAATATACACATCATCTAAAGTATTGTAAAATTGTTTAACTTTTGATGAAAGATATAGATGATAATTTATACTTGTACCAGATACACCCCAATTATAAATTTTTAAATTAGGTGCAAGTAACGACAGATATTCAGGAAAATTAGATCTGCCAGTCAAACATTCAGTTTCTCTAATTTGTCCTTCAACAAAACTGCAACCAAAAATGTGTATACGTTTAGACATCTTTAAATATGTCCTTCATTTCTGGAAAAGTTTCATCGAATGAAATTCCACGCTGTTTATCACACAGTCCTAAGAATTCTTTCATTTCAGGTAGACGTTGACTCCAGTCTTCGCTTTCCATAAATTGTAACATACCGTCAAGACGTTTAATACCATATTCTGCTTCTCGCCACTGGTCATATGTAACTTTACCTTTATGCCAACTAGGAATACATAATTCCCAATTAGCTTCTAACCACGGATAAAATTCTTCATATTTTTTACGGCACTGTTCTTTAAACCATTTAGGCAAAGATCTAACGTTAAGATGTGCCGGCCAATATACAAAATGAAAGTTTACTGTACCCGCTCCAAATGGATACATGTTAATCTTTTTAAATCCTTCTTGTAATTTCCATTTGATAAAATCAGGAAGATAATAAATGTTTAATGCTTGTACTGCACAAGCAATTGTAACTTCAACATTATCTGTAGTTTCTTTATCTAAAATATGAAACACTTCTTTTGTTCTATCCCATTTACTAGGATAACGAATGTATTCATTCATTTGCTCAATGCTGTCTACGCTGTAATGGAATCTAACAAGTTTAAAATGACTCCATAATTCAAATAAATCGTCACGCCATTCAACACCATTTGAATTATAACGTAGTTCTAATTCTGGTGCAAGTCCTTGGCGTATTGCTTCCTCAAGTATTTCGTAGTGTTCTTCGATAATAAGACTTTCGCCGCCGGCAAAATAAATTTGCTTCATGTGTTTCATCTGTTCATAGAACTGTTCCCAAAATACAGGATTTTGCTTATGCCAGTTATAACTACTACCATTGGTACTACCTTTGTTATCCCATTGCATAATCTCTTTAAGTGATTCATTTTTAACTTCTGGAAAAATTGCTTTGTAATCTTTAATCCAACCCGAACTATCATGCGGACTACACATAACACATGCTAACTGACACTTGGTTCCAAAACGCAAATCAATGTATGCCAATTGCGGAGGAACACTACCATCCGGTTGTGTTTCTTGTAAAATTTGATCTAGATCAACACGCTGACTCCAATATGCTGTTTCCCATTGACGCTTACTTCTATGTCCATTTTCTTCTTCTCGGAAACATTTCATACAGCTAGGAGGCTTTTCACCTGCAAGCATTTGTTTACGTACATTCTTCATATACGTACTATTCCATGCTGTATTAAGGTCAGTAACATTTAAATTATTAGGACGACCTTCTTCATCTTTAAGTATACCTACTTGTCCGCCATATTCTTTATCATTCGTTGGACCAACGCTACTTGCATTTGCTGTACAACATACACGCATACTGCCGTCGGGTCTTGTGCTTAGATGCACCCATGGTAATAAACAAAATGTTTCTGATGGATACTTAGGTTTTTCTGTCATTTTAATGCCTCAAATCGTTGCGTTGCAACTTTGTTTTGTTTACAGTTTTCTATACACTTTGGAAAAATACCGTTTTTAATTCCTGTATATAAATTAGTATACCATTCACTATCAAAAATATCCTGTATACTATTATGTCCATTTAGTCTATGATGTTCAGTTCCGTGATCTTTACTGTAATGTTGCCATAGACCTCTAAATCCACTCTTAGTTCCCCACCAGCAACACGGAACAACATATCCATGATGTGTAACATATAGTCCTTGATCTTCTATTTTAGAACTAATACATCTTGGAATAACTGTTGGAACTTCTTGTTTTTTCTCAACTTTAGGGTCACTTTTATGCTGAGAGTTTTTACCTAAGTCTGCTCTTGGGCTTCCGATAAATTTTACTCTACTAAATCCTTCTTTGGCTGCAATATCTTCTATAAGATGAGCTTGATGTTCGTTATGCGAAAAATATATGAATTGCCATACAGCGTCGCCGCCGGCAGCAATATAATTTCTAAAATTTCTTTGTACTTTTTGCCAATCAACATTTACTCTATAAATATGGTTAGTATCTTCTAATCCATCTAATCCCCAATTTACTCTAACACGACCATTTGACTCTTTTGAAATTTCTCCCAACGTTGTCCAAAACTCATCATTACGTGTTCCGCCGTTAGTAGCAATAGAAATCTTAGGTTTGCTAGTAAACAATTCATCATTAGATAAAATCCATTTAACAATTTCAATTAAATCAGGATTAGTAGTTGCTTCGTCGTAGTTACCACACATATGGATTAGGCGCAAATCAGTCCATTTATCTTTAGATACCCAACTTTTAAATTGTTCTAAACTTACATACATACTATTCACATCAAAGTGATAATCCATATCAATAAGTTTATCATTAATAAATGCACGAGCACAGGCAGGACATGCCGCGTTGCAATAATTTGACATTTCAATTTGCAGTTTAGTTTGTCTTTCTACTGGTACTTGCCAACTCATTCTTGTTCCACCATAACATTTTGATAGGCTTTATTAAAGCCACAACTAGCAACACACCGTTTCATATGTTTATTGTGTGACGGATTCCAGCTTTCTTCTAAAACCTTAGTATACCAAGGATGTTTCATAACTTCTTCAATGCTATGTTTTTTTAAACTATTCCATCCTGTAGAATATTCAGATAATTTTTCTAAAATGTTTTCTTTGTTCTTAAACGCACTATCCCACAAAAAACAACAAGGCCACATCTCTTGGTTTGCATTAATAAAAATTTCGCCTTCATGAACATACTTACAAACAATAGATTTTACAACTTCTTCATCTACTTGATTAGTTTGAATTTTATTCATCAACTCTAATACTTCGTCTTTACGTGCATGTTCTTTGCTACCAGTAGTAGTAATAGTTTTTACTTCTTTAGTAACGTTTCCGCGGCCTTCTTTTTTTGCAATTTGGGCAGTCCATTGATTTAAGCTATTACGCATGCCTGTTCTAATTACAAATTTTAGTCCCAAACTTTTAGCATGTGCTTTAGCAACTTCAATTTCGTGTTCGTTATGATCAAATACAATAAAAACCCACTTAGATCTTGTATCATCACCTTTATAAGAATTTTCTGCGAACGCTTCGATATTACGTTTTACTATATCAAACTTTGTGTTTACACGATAAATGTGATTAGTTTCTCGATGTCCGTCAATACAGAACATCATAATTAAGTCTCTTCCGTATTGTTTGCTTAGTTCACCTAGTCTATACCAACTTGCTTTAGGTGCAACGCCGCCATTAGTACTAATTGTAACATATGCGCCGCCTTCTAATAAGTATTCTACAATTTCAACAAACTGTGGGTGAATTGCAGGATCTCCTAGTACGCCGCATAGCCTAATATCTTTATCTTTTAAATGTGCCTCGTCTGGTAATATTCTTTTTAAGTCATCAAGTGAAAAACTTGTTACTTCTAAGATGTCTCGGTTAAGTGTTCTTGCACAACCTGGGCATGCGGCATTACAATCACTTGTAATTTCCAGTTCGATTTTGTGTATGTCATTTATGTTTATCATTATATATGTACTTATTTAAACTGTTCAGTGAAAGGATCAAACTCGGCGCCGCACTTTGTAGCACATACTTTTAGTTTGCCGGCATCACAACTAGGTTTATTCCAACTATCTTGTATTTCATCAAATATACCTGTAGCAAAAACTTTATCAAGACCATTACGTGCGTCTAGTGCATTTTTATCAGGAATAAAATCCCATATCTGTTCTACTTTAGGATCTTTGTGCCACCATTTATACATACGACCAGCAGTCCAGCAACAAGGCAATGCTAGTCCTTCTGCTGTAATAAAGAGGCTACCTTCTTTTTTAACTTTACATACGATAGGAGCCGCGTTAAAATAAGCATCCATACTGCCATATTTCTTGATAATGGCTTCTTGTTTTGTAAGAGCTTTGTTTTGGTATTGTGCGTCCGGCTTTTTGAGCTCTGCTGTATCTTTGCCTTTACGGTCTTTGGCCTGATGCTTTTCTTTTTTGTTTGTCTTTGCATCTACAAATCTTCCTGTTTTCTTTTTTATAAACTTCTCACATCCCCATGCATTAGCTAACTGTTCAGCTTCTTCGACTTGATGCTGATTGTGTTCAAATATAAGAAAGTCCCAACGTGCTCTACCGCCAGCATCGATAAACGCTCGCATGTTGCGTTCTACGTTGTCCCAATTTACCCCTTGTCTGTAAATATGATTCGTATCGCGAAGACCATCGACACTAAAAATAACAGCCCCCATTCTTCCAAAGACATAGGCCAATTCATTCCACCATTCAACATTTTTTGCTCCTGCATTTGTATTCATGCTTAACCACATCGTTGGGTTATGTTCACGAAAGTATTTGAATATTTCTAATGTGTCACGAGCAACAATAGGATCACCTAAGTTACCACACATATACATAGTATTAAGCTGTGCAATAAACTCTGGAGAGAATATTTTTTTACAATCTTCTAATGTAAGTTCATCTAGATTAATATGAGGATTAATTCCTTCGCCATTCATATTACGGTCACACATAGGACAACTGGCTTGACAGTTTTGTGTAACTTCTAAATGAATTGATCGTATGTCGCTATAATTATACATCTATTACCAACTTTATATCTTTACCCGGTCCAACTTTACTAGGCAAGTCACCGTATTGATCTACATACCACTTAATAACTGCACGATACCAGTTTTGACTATCGTGGTGTGCTTGTTTATTAAACTGCCAAATATTGTTGTTAGTTGCTTGCATTGTACTTAATGCTCTAGCACTTTCAGTTTGCAGTTGTCTAAGTGATAAATTACTTGTATCCAATGCGCATATACCTCGTATATTTTTCAAGATCTAATTCTCCTTCATACAATAATGTTGTCATAGGAGCCATTCTAGCAAAATCGTGCATGCTAGTAGTACAGTTAACGTGTTCTTCAACTTCATAGAAATCGTTACTTTGTAATACAACTAATCTTCCTGCTGGAATTAAATCATACCACTCACTAAAATTTTTAATGTGTTCACAACTTGTATTAATAATAGTATTAGGAATATCTCCTAAATCAACGGTTGTTCCATTAGCACGTAATACTGTGTATATTGCATTTTCGTAATTTATCTCTTTAATATCTTTAGTACATGATTTAAATTTCCAGCCGTCTAGCACCCAGTTTTTATTAAATGCTTCTGCTACTTCTCTGCAAGTATCATCGATGTCAAAACTTCTAAATTTTTCAATTTTTAAATTGTTTTCAAACATCATAGTAGCAAGTGTAGCATACCAACCAGCACATAAAAATACAACACCTAGATCAAGATTTAATTTTTTTAGTTCTGATACTAGCCACTGTTTACTTTTTATCTGACCTCGACTAATACAGTCTGGATCAAAGTTTTCGTTTTTTTGTAATTTACGGATCCCTTCAATAAAAGGTGTATCTTTCATCTGTTTAATTGCACGAAATAAACTCCATACGTTATCCTGTAACAATGCTTTACGTAAATCATCTTTATTGTCATCTGTAACAATTCTAAAAATACTATTAAGATCTTTGTCAATATATGCTCTACGTAGATCTGATAGTTTGCTACTAGTGGGATATAATAGTTCTAATCTATCTAAAATTTCATGAGTTTGCATCAAATTGCTCCTTTAACCAATCAAAGTCGTTTATTAATTTAATATCATTGCTGTTAGAAAGGCCAAACTGCATACCAGCCCTAGCACCTCCCAACGCATACTCACCAAACTCTCTATCGTGTCCCAAGGTTGTCCAAGTTTTGAGTCTTTCATTTGTTTCATCCTCATGTTGTCTATCAATTGTTTTACTTGCTAATTTAGCACATTCTCTAAAAGCACTTTTCCATGTGTTAAACGGATCTGTATTAAATGCTGTAATATTAGATATCTCATTAATTACTTTAAATTTATCACTAATACTAGTTGTCATATCTGTTGTACTTGTATCCATTTGCTTAGTTAATTCAGTTGGAAATAACTTTACGCCGCCATACCCATAAATTAAATTATTAATAGGATTCATGCTTCTATAAACATGCACTGTATCAGATTCGGTTGTATAGTAATTAAAATCAAATTCATCAACAATTACTGCGTCGCCGTCTACAACAAAAAAGTAATTAGTAGTTGATAACTTAGCCGCTTCAATATGAGCATTGTGGATCCCTTTTACATTACTAACTCGCTTTACTCTGTCATCACCAAAGATTCCAACTGTATTAAATCTACTATATAAATCGTCAAAATTTTGTTCTGCATTTGGTTCATGATAACTTATAAACACTATGTCGTACATTGTTTGCACTCCTTGTAAAAATTCTTTAATTCAGGAAATACAGTTAAGAAATCGGTGCCTCGGCGTTTGTCAAACTGAGTAATAAATTCATAAAACATAAATCTACGTTCTTTAGCAAGACTGCCAAACTCTTCTGGATTTTTAAATCGTTTATCTAAATCTTGCACAATTCTTTTTAAATCATTTGTTTCATGCTCGTCAAAATTTTCTTCCATAAACTTTATACAAGGAATTAAATATGTTTCAATCATGTCTTCAGTTGCAATCATTGCATCAAGAAATCCAGGATTTCTTACATATGGAATTGCAATTCTCACTCTGTTTTTAAAACTATTACGTAGTCTTAACACAATTCCAAGAAACGGTCTAAATGTAGGAAAACTTAAAATATTAAATGCTGACATAAAACTTAGTTTTCCGTTAGTATTTTTTAGATACAATAATACATTATCATAGAATTGTTGCCAATTCATTCCTGTTCTACTATACTCTGCTTGCGCTCCTTTACTTTCAGCACTTACATGTAAGGTAAATCCTTTAATACAATTATTATTTTCAAGATGCTGTATTTTTTTAATAAACTTATTCCATAGCTTTCCTGGGGGACATGCATTTGTATTAATAGAAAATTCTAACTGAGGTTGAGGATTATCTATTAAATGTTGCAATACTTTATCAGTATGTTTACTTAAAAGAGGTTCACCTCCTGTAATACGAAAAGTGTGCATATGTTTAACTGCTTCAGGAAACCATTTCCAAAATGCGTTAATATACGGGTTATCTTCTCTTTCAGGAATTTGCTTTTGATATTCATCTAGTTGATTGTAAAACCAATTGATCGTACTAAACTTATAATGACCGTGTTCTTTAATTTCTTCAGTCCATTTACTACTAAATGCTGGTCCACAATAACTACACTTAAAATTGCATACATTAGAAAAACTTACTTCAACATATCTAGGATAAAAATCATCATATGCGTTAGAATTTACAATTTTGTGATAATCTGGCCAACTCCAATAATTTCTACTTTTCCATATTCTATCACTATAATGATCCGTGTTATCTTCAATGCGCCAACAGTAATCACATTCACTAGGTCTTTCACCGCTTTTCATCTGTTGGCGTGTATTCTTTTTAAACATTGTATTATGTAGTAATTGCGGATTTTCTTCAACTTCGTTAATTGGAATTGTATGTGCCTTTACATGATGACAACTATGATTTAATCCTGATCCTAAGTGTATAGTAACCTGTGTCCATTTAGCCAAACAGAATCCGCATCCTACTTGATTTAACTTTTCTTTAACTTTTTTAGGATCTGTTAATTCCATTTTATTCCTTGTCTATAATAAACTGCTGGGCACTATTTCTACTAGGATTTTGATAAACTGTTTTAAAAAAAGCACTTTGTTCTTCAGTAAATGGCTGAATAGCAATTGGACATTCTAGTTCATTTACTAGGCGTGCGCCATGTATAAAAATTTCGTCATGTAATACTTCTAGTGGCAACGCATCTCGGCCGGCCCATAGATCGTTTAAATATTTAAAATCTCTTACATTTACATAATCCCAATCATCTAACATTGTAGCAACTAGACCTTCACGTGCTCCATAAATTGCCCAGTTTCCATTTGGAGTATCAGAACCAACCATTAACCAAATCCACAGTCTGTGTAAATTTTTCCAATGGCCAGAAAGGAAATTTTCTTTAGTAGGTTTAACACCTCGGTCTAATGCCATCTTTACACCTTCACGAAATCCAGCTCGCCATGCTTGATGTGGCGTGGCGTTATTATACACATCACTATAGCAACTGTTCTGTTGAATGTATTGCAAGTCCCAACAAAAATCTACTTGGGCAGACTTATTATCTGGATCGGCGTTTTCGTGTGTACGCATATTAAGCACATACTCTTTAGGCCAACATTTTAAACCGCCGTTGCCGTACATAAGTCCATTAATAGCATTTTTACCACACCAGCTAATAACACTATTTTCTAAATCTGTATGTTCGTCAAAGTCTAATACTTGATTAATAAAATCTGGACGAATTTTATTATCGCCATCAACTGTAATAAATCGATCCGTTTCACTTAATTCAGCACATGCTTTATGTGCGGCATCACTACCTTCTACGCCATGCACACGTTTAGCCCAAGGTGCCTTAGTAAGCAAGTCAGCATAATTTTCTTCTGCATTAGGTTCATCATAACTCAAATATATAATATCTTGTTCTGCAATCTTTAACTTCATTTCTTTTCCTCATACACGCATCTAGTTATTTTGCTATTTGAATAAATGCTGTATTCATCTGGTACGTTTAAATCTACATGTTGTGTGTCACTTAAATTGAACTTAACTGACTTATACAAAAAATGCGGATCTTCTTTTTTTGTTACACTAAACAGTATTTCTTCTTCTAACTTAGAGTCTACAAGACTCTGATTTGTACTAATATAACATAAATTATGTTGCTTGTCAACTGTAAATATTAGATCATGCAAACTATCATCAGATATATGCAATACTTTATTGAAAACAAATTTATCATTTATAGATATGTTCTTTTTTAACTTATAAGTTTTAGTTATAATGTCAAACAGAACTCTGTAATCTTCCATTTTATCTTCATAGGACTGTATTGGTGCTATTTCTCTTTCGGTAACTTCAATATATTCGTAGCCATCTTCAATGGAAGCCCCTACACTAAACAGTTCGCCTGTTTCTTTAACAAAACATGCATACTGTTTTCTATCCCAATTAGCATACATTGTATTTCTCCATAATTTGATTACAAAATTTATCTTCTGTATAATGAAATACACCTAACTGACTATAATTTCCTATTTTTAAGTTACATTCATCATCCATATAATACGGAATGTCATCTAACCAATTATCACTTGGATTACTCCAGTCTTGTACTTTTGATTTCATGTGAGTAAATGATAATAAGTTGCAAGAGTATTTTTCTAAATTAGTATTTAAAACTGCTATTGCATGATTGATATCCATACTACTTAACCTAGGCTTTAATTTCTTTAAGTAAATATTGTAAAATTCCTCATGATTTTTACAAACTAATTCTAGATGTTTATAATATTGTAATCCAATATCGTTCTTTTTAAAATAATGAAATGCACAATACACGTTTGGTAAGTTATTTTTTATAAATGCTTGTCTATAATAATTATCTTTAACTATAGTACCTTTATATGTTTGAACATTTGTAGTAAAGCATACGTCATATTTTTCTAAATAGGTCCAAACATGGTCTATATTAGATAAAAATATCATGTCAGTATCTAAAACAATAGTTTCTGTATAGGGAGTTACATGAAAGATTTTCCAACGATCTTCAGTACGATAAAAGTCGGTGCCAGATTGCCAAGGTATAGCAATTACATTATCAAATACATTACGATACTCATCTGGAAGTTTATCATTAGTAATAATAGAAACACTATTAATTTCTTGTGTTTTCTTAATACTCAATGCGCAAAGATATGCCTGTTTCACATAATCTTTGCCTGAAGCCATCATTACATATCCTTTAGACATTTATTAACTTATCCAAACTAAATTTATTCATTACGTGTACATTCATATTATTTGTTGATGCTAATGTATACTCGCCATGAATATTCTCCTTTTCAAGAAGAAATGTTAATTGTTCATCGTGTAGCTTATGTAAAATATCTCTATCTAGAGAATAATATAACTTTCCAGGCAACGATTTAGCCCAGTCTAAATCTTTAAATCCGTTCAGTATGTGTATTGCAATACTAAACGCATGATCATTTCTAAAGTTACGAGATCCTAGATCATAAACATATTGATAATGTTCCCAATTGTTTACTACATAATTTAATATAGTAAAGAATGTTTTAATTTCTGGCGTTTTTTTAAAATAAAATATTGAAGCCCAATAAAATGGAATACCCTTATCATTAATATAATCAAATTCTTTATGCTTGCGCCATGATGCTACATCAATACATTCTTTATAGATTTGAAATTCATGGATGCTATCAAATGCGTGTTTCAATGTATCATTACAAATAATAATATCAGTGTCTAATACTAAGGTCTGATTATAAGGAGTTAACTCATAACTGTTAGACCTACCAAAATTTTTAAAATATAAAGTTTTATAAGTTTCTTGGCCGTTTCGATATCGTTTAAAATTATTATCTGAGTCGCTGATAGTAATAACGTTATCAAATATTTTTCTATAACTGCTATTAATTGCATCTGGAGTTGAAGTTACAACCGTAGTGGGCAAGTTTAAATGCTTGCGAATTCGATTAGCAAGCAAAACTGCTTGCTTTACATAATCAATTTCACCATTATTATTTGCAAAGCATAATACACCTTTACTCATTAACTAAGCCTTCAACATTTCTTTTAGCTGTAAGGATTGTGTATTCAGAATAGTATCTATTAGATGCTGTAACATATTGCTGTTTTGCTAAATTAACAAACTGTTTTAGATCTTCGACTAATACTGGGGTGTCGTTATCATCTGTAATTACTGTTTTCTTAACATCGAGCATTAGTAGATTAGAAACAAAAGAAAATAACTCTTTTGAAACAGTGAATCTTCCGCCTAAGTGATACAGTACTAAGTCTTCTTGATATTTTTGTTGCAATAGTCGCTTTTGTGTACTAAGTGTCGCAGAAAAATTAGCAAACTCTAATGCTTTCTTTAGATCGTTATCCATAGTTATACTCCTAGTTAAGTATAAACTATTTAATCTTAGAGGTTGTCAGTTGTATTGAAAGTTGGCGCTGGAACGTTAACACTACTTGCGTTATTTGGTCTTCTTTGTTGTATTGTACTTGTTGTTGTAGCCGTTACTGCTTCGTCAAAGTTGGGATTAGGGCCTTTATCTTCATTGAATGTAACACGGAACGTTAGTACTGCACCATTTTTCTGTGCTTCAACTAAGTAATCATTGGCTCCGTACGCACTTGCTGTCTTGTTAAACACTGCTGTATAAGAGCCAGGTAAGTTTGAATATCCATAATTAGTGCCAGTTGAACCGTTGCTTGTTGTACTTCTGCCAAATACTACAGTTCCTACGCTAGTCATCAAATTTCTCCAGTCGTTGTTAATTGGAGTATTTCCTGAACCAATAGTACCACTTAGGTTAATAGTTCCGCCTGCGTTAAAAAATACACGCATATGTTCTGCACCACTAATTGTAGTTGTAGAACCGTCGCCGTTTGTTACAGCATAACCGGGGAACGTTACTGTAAATATGTGGTTAATATCAGTTGACCAACTTGCAGTTCTTTGACTTGATGTTCCTGCCTGCAATCCTGTTTGGTTTGCATTAACATTGAGTCTTGCGCCTTGACATGTAATACTCAAGGATTCGTACTGTACATATCCTTCTTTTGATATAGTATTGCTTTCCTCAACAGTATCGCCTACTGATGGTTGTGCAATTTCTGTAGGTACTGCACCAGTTTGGTGTAGTCTAATTCTATACATGTCATTGTAAAGTTTGACCATGTCGGCAGCTTGCACTGTTGCGCCTGAAGAAATTGTAGCACTTTCAACTGCTTGTCCGTATCCTTCGTCTCCGGAACCGAGCCCTAAGACTGCGGCAATTCTTGCTCGAATAATGTTGTACCTTGCCGCGGTAATTGTATCGCCTACTGCCATAATATGTTTCCTCTTCTATACTTATACTTTAAGTACGCACTCAACTAATTTTTCTGACTCTTCAGTGTTTGATTCCAATGCAATACCAACTAAATTTCCGCCATTGATTACTGTATTTGCTGTACCGTTGTCTCCAACATATACTGCCTGTCCTTTTTTAACTGAACCTGTTACTCTTACAGGAACACGACCTTTTAGTGCAATGTACTGTCCGTCTGCTTCTGAATTCATCATAAATGCAGGATCAGTCGATACAACACCAATTGCTATATCACCTACTTTTGTAGGTTCTACTTCGTGATCAGGATGATCGCAAACTGCTACTACTGTACCAAATGGTAATTCTTCGTTTGTTGAATATTTTTCTGCTAAGTCAGCATATCTAGCACTAGTTGAAATACCATTAAACACATTAGCAGATAAGTTACCTGAACTATCTCTAACTGCTACAGTATTATTTGTTGCGTTTACATCACCTGTTCTAAAGTTTGCACCAACTTGTAGGTTAGTTGCATTTGTAGCAAGACCGTTAAATGTAGTTGCGTACATGTTTCTAAACTTAAAGTTTGAAGTGCCAACGTCGTATGTTGTCGTAGATGTTGGAATTAGTCCAACAGCCGAAACATGGAATGGTTCAGTTGTTACGCCTCCAACAGATTTAACTCTAAACCTAATCTTTTGTCCAGTAGTATTCTCAATAACACCTTCGTCACCAGTTCCTGCTTGGTCAATATATACTGCTAAGTCGTTTGCCGCGCCGACTGTAAATCCAACATCGCCAAATCTAACAACACTAGTAAAATTTGCGTTACCTGAAAGTGCATATGCCGAAGCTAGTTGACCGTTTAATCGGTCTGAATCAGTTGCAGTTCCCCAAAATCTATGAGTACTTGATGTAACACCTGTTGATCCTGTGTTTCGTAAGGTAACACCTTGTCTAATTACATCAAAACCTGTAATTACATTCGAAGGATCTGTTTGGTCAATAGTAAATTCGGCATTACTAATAATAAATTGTACGCCGTCTTCGACTGTACCTTTAATAATAGTTCTATTTGTTAGGGTAGTATCTCTTACTTGCGAAGTAACCATAGCTGTTACTGTATCACCAATAGATTGTGGACCAATTAGGACAAATCCACCGTCGCTATTTTGTGCATACAGTTGGTTATTTGATGTATCCCACCAAAAATCACCAGTAGTTAATCCAACTGGTTGTGTGCCGGATACTTCAGCTCCGCCTGTTGTTCTAAATTTTGTGCCGTCATAAAACTTGAGCTTCTTTAAGCTACTATCAAACCAAATCTGACCGCTTAATGGGTTAGCAGGTGAATTGCCGCTAGAGAAGTTTTCAAGTAAATGTACAAAGTTTTCGTTTTGAATTTCACCATAACCGGCATAGTTTTTACCTACTAACTTAATAGTAGTACTTTGGTCAATGGTTCCGTCCTCGACAGTGGCTAACTGTTGTCCATTTGTTAAATTAATTATATATGCCATTTACTAATACCCCTAATTGTGTTATATGTATTTATACTAAAACGCCCGGAGTTAGGTCTTGCACATATGTCCATACTCCTCCTACTACTCTATACAGTTTTAACGAACGTTGTACGGTTGAACTAATCGAACCAGTAGCGTTATTAAATGTAGCACTGTTAATTACACTTACAGATCCGTTGTCATTACCGCTGATATCTAATGCTTGTACAATAGTTGTTGATTCATTAAACGCAGTGTCTAGTGCAGAACCTGTTAGCGTAGCTGTAGCACCTGTTGTAGTTGTGCAATGTATTCTTGCTTCTGTATTATCTTGTTTATTTCCTGATGGAACAATGTCATTTAAAATAATGCCAACATTAGTATTAAGTTGTGCGCCGGTTCCTAACCCTGTAACATCAAGAGTTAAAGGAATTACTTCTAAATTAATCTGACTGTCAACATAATTTTTTGTAGCAACATCTTGAGGAGCAACTGGATCTAATACATTTCTAATTTTTCTACTAGTAACAAAATTTAAATCACCAGCAAGTGTTGCATTTAATCCGTTGCCGCTTCCGTCAACAGCATTAGTAACAACAGAAATACCGCCTGGAAAACTAATATTGCCAATAGCTGCCGATGTCAGTGTACCTAACTGTGTAATACCACTTGCATTAGAGCCTGTAATAATATCAACCCCATTGAATTTAAGTGATCCTGATCCTGTAATATTAATGCTTGTATTTGATGTCCACGCATTAGTTACATTTCGCCATAAAAATTCTTTGTTGCCGTTTGCCGACTTAACAATAATACCAGATTCATCAACTTGTGCATCTGTTAATAATGTACTATCTCCTGCATCAGCAAGAGTAATACTTTTATCTTTAACAACAAGTTCTTCAGTTCCAATAGTAACAGTATCACCATCTACTATAAGACTTCCTGTAACTCTTAAATCGCCGCCAACATCTAATGTGTATGATGGATTATCATTATAAATTCCAACACGGCTATTCTGCGATTTAATACTTAGTGCATTTTGAATACCAGAACTATTACGCATTTGAATAGTATAATTTTGATTTGAAATTTCGTTTAGAGCAACAACGCCTTGACTAGTTACTTTTAAAACATGGTTCTCAGATAATCCTACTGTAAGTCCGCCGTTGTTTCTAACAATTAATGCACCAGTAGTTGTATCGTCACTATCACTTGCTAGGAACTGACCGGCTCCTCGCTCTACTCCAGCATCATCAACTAGCTTTCTAGTATTGTTTGCTGTTCCAGCAAAAATAAAATCACTGTCAACAACGTTAAATCCTTTAACTACATCTCCAGTAAAACCTGGAATTGTATCTACATTCTGTGGAGTGAATCCAATTTTACTCCATAAGCCAACTAAAGAGCCGCCAACCCAATACTTAACAATAGTTCTACTTGTACCTGTACTATCAAGCACAGTAATAACTTGTGGGCCCGAGCGTCCTTGGAACGCATTATAAATAGGTCCTGCTAATTCTAAATCAGTGCCGTCAAAAAAGTAAAGTTGATTAGAATCGTTGTTAATCCAAAGATCACCTGCAACCATTACTGGCTGTGTAGGTTGCACAATTGGGCCTCCGCCAGTTGTCCAGTTAGTTCCAGTGTAAACTTTTAATCTTGATACTGATGAATCCCACCAAATTTGCCCTGATAAAGGATTAGCTGGTGCTGATGAACCTGAAAAGTTTTCTAGCAGTCTTATAAAGTTTTCGTTAAATGCTTCACCAAAACCCGAATATCCTTTTCCTACTAGTGTAATATCAGTAGTTGAAGCGTCAATTTGTCCATCTGCGAGATTAACTAATAATGCTCCGTTTGTTTTATTAATTTGATATGCCATTTATTAGCCCCCAACTCCTGTATAGATAATATATTTGACTGTTAAGAACGGGTTCATAACATTGTATGGCGTACCTAACTCAGTAACATCAAATGTCTCGTATTCTTCAAGTCCTGTATTTGCATTATAAGTAATATTTCTTCTATTTAGAACTCCGCCTGAACTTGTACGTGCTTGTCCTGCTCCTGAACCTGTTGGAGCATCATATGGAATAGTATCAGCATCTTGCTGTACACCACTATCGTCAAGTATTACATAGAATTGAGCACCTTTTGGTGATCTTAAATCGTGTTCGTGTTCTGGCAAGTTTTTAACGTCAATTGCTCTACTTTCAACACCCGAACCAAGACCAACTGTATCAGCGTTAACATCTGAAACTCTATTAGCACTTGTACCGCCCATATTGTCAGCACCTAGTGGGAATCTACCTCTTAGATCAGGTACACCAAAGAAACCTGATTGTACCTGGCTTTGGTCTTTAAACTGATATAAAATTGTGTTATACAATGTAAGATAATCTGAAATTCTATATTCTGTACCGTCACATAACAACCATCCTGGAGGAATATTAATACCTGCATAAGGTATAATAGTAGCAATAGGAATAACTGGAACACTACTTACAAGTGCTTGTTGACTAATTTTAAACACGCCGGTATTGTCGCCGGAGATTCTGTTAATAATAATTTCGTCATCATTATTTGGTACTGTCGTTAATTGTTTGTTAGCAATAAATGTGTTACTAATTGATGTTGTAAATGTCTTAGATGTTCCACCTACTTGTCCGTCAAAGGTAATTTGGTTTGAACTAACATCGCCGGAAATTTGGAAGGTTGTCGCACTGGTTAACTTGTTTGCGTTTGTAGCACCACCTGTTACTGTACCGGTAATGTTACCAATTAAGTTTCCTCTAAATTCAACAGCATTTACAGTTGCCCAACGTTTTTCGGAACTACCTAGTGAATATGTTTGTGTTGCATTAGGTAAAATTGATCCTGTTGTGCTATTACCGGCAACATTTAAGTCTGTTCCAACAAATAGTTTCTTAGCAATACCAACGCCGCCGCTAATCTTAACAGCGCCTGTTCCAATACTAGCACTGTCAGTAGTACCTTGCACAATTAAGTTTGCGCTTGTTTGAATTGAGCCTAATACGTCTAATGCTTCTGCTGGACTTAGTGTGTTAATACCTACTTTTTCTGTAGAGTCAATTCTAATTACGTTTTTTTGCAATCCTAAGTTATTAACTTTAAAGTCAATTGGTGCTCCTGAGGTTAAGTTAGTAATAACGCCCGAAGTTCCTTGAACGTCGAATGTTACACTTGCAGTTTGTCCAACTTGTAGTCCTTTGTTGTTACTAATAATAATCTGTTGATCGGAAGTACTTGTTTTGTCACTTCTTAAAAATTTAGTAGCACTAACTATTTCACCGCTTACAATAAGATTTTCAGCTTTTTCACTTGTACCTAAATATTTGCTAATACCGCTACCACCAATATTTGCAGTTGAAAGATTAAGTCCTGGTTGAATAATTGTAAATCCTGCAATTGTACTCTTTGGCTGGAATGTTTTAGTACTGTAAATTGCTACAGGTTGTCCTGCTACTTCAATTTGCAAGATGGTATATAGTACTTCGTCTTTACCCGTTACTACTACTGGCTTTGCACCTGTTAGCAAACCGTCACTATATTCTGGTCCAACTAGTGTCCATCCTGAACCTGTAAAAATGTAAAGCTGATTGTTATCAGTATCTGACCATAAGTCGCCAGTTAATGCATTTGCAACATCTGGAGCAGTATTTCCTTTTTTCAAACCACTTGCATTAACCCATCCAGTACCATCATAAATTTTAAGGGTATCAATACCCACTGAAGTGTCGTACCATAGCTGTCCTTGAATTGGACTTCTTGGCTCGTTTGCATTTGCAAAGTTTTCTAGTAGTTTTAAAAAGTTTTCTGAAATAACAGAACCGTAGCTAGTTGTATTACGTCCTGGAAGATCTAAACTAGTTTGCTGATTAATTGTACTATCTTCAATTGAAATAGTACCTTTGTTGCTGTCTGAATAGTTAATTGTATATGCCATTATTCATTAAACCCCGATAAACTTTGTACACGCACAGTGTAATCGATTTGAATAAGTCTATTCAAACTTTTTTGTACTGGGTGGAAAATAACATGTGTTAATAGTCTACCTTGACCTGAAGGACTATAACTTACTAATCCTAATTCGTCAAATACATATAAACTATCTGCATTAGTAGCGTTGTCTACAGCATCTTGGCCACTTGGTTCACCATAGTCAAGTAAACAAGTTACAAGAATATCTGTATAATTTGTACCACTAACGTGTCTTGATTCAATTTTGTTACGAGCAGGGTCGGTGTTGTTTACACTTCTATCGTCAACTACTTTAATAAATGTTTGGTTATAAAGACTAGCATTAGTACCCGTACTGTTAGGTGTAAGGTATGTAATAATTCCAGTTGGGTCAATGCTTGTGCCTCCATTACCAAATGCCATTTGATATATAAAGCCTTGTCCTGCGTTAGCTAAACTTTCTGCAAGTGAGATACTCATGTTCTCGTAATGTATTGCATTACGTTTATCTACAATAACTTCGCCCGTTTCTGGATTAGAAATTTTAATGTGTCCTTGGAGCATAACTCCGTTTTCTTCTTTTATGTTATCCATCATACCTTTTTCCTATACTGTATTTATTTGGGTAGCTCCACCTTTTCTGCCTTAAAGAAACGTGCTACTAAAGTTTCCGAATCAAATAGTGTAATTCCTGGTGTTTCTGTCCAAAGAGTACCTTGACGTCTTACAATTTGAATTTTAATTCCTTCTGCTGGTGTATTTAACAGACTTACGAATGGTGTTGTACCGTCTACACTAAATTCTGCCGCTAATGTAACATCTGCTTCTGGACTATCTTGATTAAGTGTATAATCAAAACTCTGTATTGCATTCTTACGTAGTCTGCGGCCGCCTACAAATACTTCAAACTCGTTAATGCTTATTGGCGTAAATCCAAGTTCAAACACACTAGATGTACCGTCTGCTACAATTTCATCAACAATAGTTTTATCAGCATACGGTGCTGTTTGCATCTGATTTGCATTGTATACATCACTACCTATTAAGTGTTCTGTTGGAACTCCTGTACCTAATGTACCTCTTTGAATTTGTTTTAATGTATTGCCATCCTTGATTAGATATTCAATTCGTTCTCCGTTAACAAAAATAATTCCTGGAGTCTTGCTATTCTTATCCGGTGAACTTAATCCATTTGCATTATCTAATACAATTTGTTTATCAAATGTATATAACGGCTCTGCAAGTTTATAAGGTTGAACATCGCCTAGACGCTTATAGATGTTTCTATTAAGAATATCTTTAAACTGACTAAATCCAAACTTAGGTGTAATCTGTCCAACAGCACTAAACTGTATTATCTCAACAACATCGTTGTCTACAAAACTTTGTTTATATCTTAGATACTGTTTATCTGTAGTTAATGTATAATCAACACTAGGTGTTTGTAAAACTCCGTTTACTGTTAACCAAACATACTGCACTTCTACAGCAGGATATCTAAGTTTAATTAATCCATTTTTAATATGGTTAAATTGAATATAGTCTTCAGTACCAACAACCAATGTTTCTCTTGCAACAATATCGTAATTAATTCTTTCAAATCCCATACTATCGTGCTTGTTAAATGTATAAACTGTTAGTGTTTCTCCTATCTCAGGAGCAACTTTAAGCTGTAATGTTTTACCACTGTCAACCCAAGTATTTTGATTGTTGATTTGTTGGATGCTTCCGAACGCATAATCACCGTCAGTGACAATATATGCTTCTAAAATATCGCCGTCTTTGCCAATACCTGGTTCTAGGATAACGCTACTATTTGAAGGTCTAATATTATATTCAACTGCAATTGTTAATTCTTTGCCGTTTAAAACAAATAATACATCTGACGCATCAAAGCTACCAACTGGAGTTTGCCATATTTCTAAGAAATATTCTCTTTGTGCAGTAGTTACATCAAATTGCTGGTTATAACCAGGATTTAACAAACGGTTTCCTTGTTTGACAATAACATTATGACTATTCGGAATAGCACTGTAAGGAGTTTTTGTTAAATCAAACAACTTAGTACTTCCATCACCTACAAATTCTTCAACTTCAATCTTACTAAACGCATCTGTTTTACTATAAACAAAATAACTAACAAGACTTTGATCTTTTGGTGGAGAGCCAAAAAGTATTTGCGCCTTTTCGTTATCATCAACAAGTACAGCTTCTACTTCTCCGCCGTCAACTGTTACATAAAAATCTAATTCTTTAGAATATTTTGCTTTAGTAGTAAATGCACTAGTACTTCCGTCTGCAACATACTGACCTTCTTCTAGTAAATCTTGTCCGTTTCCGCTAATACTTACAATGTTTATTAGTGTTCCACTCGCAGGTACAGTTTTAAATGTAACTGTTTTATTTTTGTAATTTACATCGTAAACAGTTGAAGGTTGTATTACAGAATCAAGTTTTACAATTAAACCTTTATCATTTTGAGGTTGAATTCCAAATTCAAATACAATTTCAGTTCCGTTAGCTCTGTAAGAATTACTAGTTAGAATACTGCCGCCGGCTTCTGGTCTATGGAATACTCTAATATCAACTGCATCTAAAATTTGTCCTGGAACTTGCTCTTCCGGTCCTTTAGATGTAGTCGGTGTTACAAATCCGTCGCCGTCTACTATAATTTCTTCTGGATTAAATCCTCTTGCAGTATTAAACTGTAAGTCACCACCGCTTAAAATAGTATCATAAGATCTAGGATCTGGTAAGAAACTTCCGTCGGAAGTTGTTTTTCTAAATACTAAAATGTCGCCCGAACTTAACGGTATAATATCTTCGTCAAACACAATAATAGTATCTTCTACTATATCTCCGTCATCTGTTATAGCAATTCCTGTTTGTCCTGCTCCAGTAACACTAGCAATTAATGCATTTGGATTAGTTGGATTATCTGGATAATTAGGATCATCAATTCTTACACCATTTCTATAGATGTTATAAATTGCTCCTACTTCTAGAGGAGATCCAAAAGTTAATATTCTTGTACTGTCGTCTCCAAATTGGAAAATTTCATCTTCGAATGTTGTATCAAATGTATCGTATGTTGAAGTAAACCACCCGTCACTATCCCAGCCAGAGCCGCCGCCAAAGTCAAAGCTAGTTACTTCGACTCCGCCGTAATCAATTCCATCTAAAAGTTGTCCTAGATCATTTCCATACATTCCTGTGTTTGGATTGTAATATAAATTAATTCTATCTTGTGCTTGCAATAAGTCAGGTGCTTTATTATATGTTACAATTACTTCTTTATTAGCATCTAGTGCATTTGTAAATGAAATTCTACCAAAGTATCTTGTATATCCTTTTGTAGTATCCTTAACATTAGAGAAAGTATATTCACTACGCAACGATTCAAGACCATCAATAGTAACTGTAACTTGTGTAGTTTTTAATTGCATTGGCCATTTTAAATCAATTTCTAATTGATCTAATGTTGTCGCAAATGTTTCTATTTCGCTCAGTGTTTGGAATAGATATGTTTTTGTTACTCTGTCAAATTTGCATCTAATATGTGTAGATCTTGCTTTACCGTTTCCTAGTACCGGACTTAGTCTTGCTTCTGTGCCGCCGTCCTCTAATGATCCAATTATATCAATTGTCGGTTGAGACAAGTATCCACTGCCTGAATTAGTTACTAGCACACTTGTAATTTGTCCGTTACCAACAAATGCTTGAGCAGTTGCACCTGTGCCGCCGCCGCCACTAATTACTAGTTTAGGAGCACTTGTATAACCACTGCCAGCATCAGCAATGTTAATTTGTGTTAATTCAAATCCAACATTATCTAACCAATGTTTGCTAGGATATGTTGTAGTATTAGCAACACCTGCAATAATTTCATTATTAACAACTTGAACACTCTGCGGAATAATTCTTCCTTCTTGTTCATTATACACTGGTGCTAGATCAAAATCAGTAACTACATTATTAGCCGGATCAATTTTTTCATATGATGAAATGTATTCTCTAATTTTAGTTTTATAAGGTTTCATTTCTTCTACATAATCTTCATAACTAGATAAGTTATCATTTTGGAAAGTAACTTTTTGTTCTAGTTCACCGATGTTATGTTTAGCCTTAACAAAACTTGTTTTAAATGCCCAATCGACATTTGGTTGTTCTGAGAATACATATCTTAATCCTGCAAAGAACATCTCATTCCAGTGAAGCTGTAATTGATCAATAAAAATGTTATCTCTAAGGATAGTAATTATTTTTCTAAATTCAGCAACGGGTTCTGTATCATAAAATATTTTATCAAAACTTGCGCCATCATATGCAACATTGTCACTTGTTACATCGTATAGAGAATCAAGTAATTCAATTGTACCGCTTTCTCTACCAATAGTTTTATAGTTAACACTATAATCAACAGTATCTTCGTTAGCTATTTTTTCTAATAGTAACCAACCGCCGGATCCAACGTTACTAATTTTAATTACATCACCTATATTATCTGCAAGACCATAAATTTGGTAACTGCCTTCAAGTGTATAATTGATTAATGTAAATTGATTATAACCTGTATCATACCAGTCTTTGTATTTCCAGTAAAGATTTACATCATAGCTTTGAGTAAGAACTCTTTGCCATTCACCTAATACATATTGATATACACTCCACTTACCGTTAATGGACTCATCGCTCTTAACCAATACTGCAAATTTTCTAATAGAAATTTTAACATTATTTGTATAGTTTTTACCAGAATTAATAATCCTAACACTGTTAATTCCTCCGTTGGCGTTTAGGGTAAACTCTAACTCGCCTTCAGATCCTAGTGTATCTGTAATAATGTATGTTGGTGGGTTGATATATCCTTGTCCCGGGTCTGTAATTAAAACATTAATGATAACACCGTTTTCAATTTCAAGTTGTAAGGTAGCAGGTCTAACTTTTGCAATACTTACAAATCTTAGTTCTGCATATGAATCTGAAGTTGTATCAAATATACCTGTTGCGATAGTTGGTAAAGGATCGCTATCTGTTAATTTTGTTAAATCAAACTCGTCAACAATTAGATTGTTTGCTAATATTTTATTTGCACGTTCAACAAATTGTTTTCTTGCTTCAGTTTTATTAATAAACCAACTCTGTCTAGGTTCGTTAAGAGATCCGTATTTTTGTTTAATTGGAAGATTAATATCAGGCACCGGTCTATCATTAGTGTCAAATCCTACTAAACTATCAATCCATTTTTGTTCAATTGTACTATTTGGACGACTAGTTTCCAATCCGTCACTGATTAACTGATACTGAATATGTGTATTTTGCTGTTGGTTATCTATTGTCCACCAGTTAAAACTGATCGCTATATCTTTATCTTTAATTAAAGATTCGCAGTTATAAATTGCGAATCTATTATTACTTAAGATTGCAACAAACTTAATATTTGAATTTTCTGGATTACTAATTATCCTTGAAACAGACAATGCTGATAACTTTCTAGTTTCAATTGCCGGGATTGTTGCTTTATTCTTAACCCAGTAATAGTAATAAGTTGTAAATGTTTGTGATGCACTATTATACTTGCGTCTAACAGAATATGCACTATCACCGTATTTTGATGTACCACTAATACCTTTAGCAAGTCCTGCTTCTGTTTCTGATTGTGTATCCCATTCACTAGGTCTTAATTTGCTCTCAACCCACTCATATACATCGACTGTAGTACCAGGGTACAACTTATTAAAGTTTGCAGTTGATTCTGTAATATCTCCCTGATGATGATTGATAAATCTAGCACTATCAATATCCCACCATAATTTACCAACCCATTTTGTACTTGTGTAATCTAATGGTTGCGGTGTTACACCTGTAGCAGTTGATATTGTATATCTTGCAGGATCGTAACTAGTTTTAAAAGATATTTCTTGTTCAGCTACACCTGCAATTTTTCCTTGGATAGGATCAATATAGTCGAGATATGCAACTTGTGCATTATTTGTTTTGTTATAAAGATACACACCTTTAAACTTGCTAAGATCTGCAGGTAGTACAGGCGATGTTACAATTGACCAACTCGTTGAGTTCAGTGGCTTTCTAAATTCTGCAACTACACCTTTATCAACAGTATTGTTTGTTGTAACTGTTTGATCTGGTAATCCTAAATATATGTGATTATTTTTAACTTTGATAATATTTCCAAAGTTTTCAGTATCTCTATCATATGAAAAGTCTTGTCCGTAAAGTAGTGTGTCATTTATTGTTTCGTATATTGACACTAGTCCACTATCATTGTCAACAGTATTAAGTTTAGTTGCATCGCCGTCGAATGTTGTTAACTCAACATCAAATGTAGTATACTTAATAATATCGCCACCTTTAGAAGTAATAGCAAGAGTATTGCCATCGAAGTCTAATTTAAATCCAAATTGTGTATTATCTGTTAAATCTTTAGGACGAAGTGTTTGAGTAAATGTATATACTCCGTCTTTTAAAATATAAACGTATACTGCTCCGCCATTAAGTGAAATATCACTATTATAAGGGGCGCCGACTGCAATTTTTTTACCATCGTTAGAAACTGCAATTGAACTTCCGTAATTTTCGCTTAAATTAAATGGTTCTAGTAATTGACTATAAACATATTGATCATTTACTAACTTATAAACTACAACTTTTCTGTTAGGAACACTACTATCATCAGGATTTGTATATCTAGCAGTTAATACTAAGACTTCTCCTAGTGAGCTAGTATCAAACTCTTCGCCAATCTCTTCTAAGAATTGCTGTTCTAATGTACTTTCTGTAATAGAATAGTTTGTATCATTAGGAACATACCCTAGTAAGTCTACTCCTGAATTAATTTCTGCCCATTCTGCTAAATTAAATGCGCCAGGTGTTATATTAGTTTTTGCTTCGTAGATAGAATCTCCGAATCTTACATACTCGCCGTCAAAGTAAGTAGCGTTTACACTATGCATACCTCTATACAACGGTTCAATACCTAAATTCCAATCTTCTGTTTCGTTTTTATCAAAGAAGTAAATTCTACCTTGATTTTCTTCGGTATTATTTCCTTTAGCAAGAACAAACAAGCGGTAAGATGTTGAAGATTTCTGTACAAACTTACAACTTGCTCCTAATTTTCTAAAATTATCAGAGTTGGGAACAGTATAATAGTTAACAAGTTGATATATAGATCCTGTCTTTTTATAAATTGCAAATGTACCTTCAGAATCGTTTCCACTTTCATAACCTGATGTTGTTACAGGAATATTGTAAACTCTTGTCCAGTCTAAGTTTAATGAAGACGGTGTTTCTGCTGTTTCTAAAATACCGTCAATTGTGTTTGAACTGTAGTGCCAGTACTCTAAATCTCTTAGATATGTTTGATTAGGTGGAACTGGAATGTTAGTATTAGTGTCAATAACAATTAATCCACCACTAATATCATTTTCAAGATGACATGAATTAATAGGACCAATTGTTCTTAGTGTTGAATCGTTTTCTACAAACTGTGCTGTAGAGTTTTGTCCGTAGTCGCTACCAAACGCCCACTGTCCTGATTTATTTTTTAAATAAATTTTTGCTACGCCAAACGCTCGTTCAATCCATGCAACTTCTGCGGTTTCACCAGTTGCACTATCAATAAGTTGTGTTCCAATAGAAGGAATAAATGGGTTACCTGATAAGTCAAAGTTTGTTAATCTAACTTCAAGCCAACCGTTCCACTTATCAGCTACGGTATGGATTGAGTTATTAAGATAATCAAAACTTAATCCTAATACAGGTTGCGGATCTTGTACGTTACCGTTTACTCTAATTTGATTTAACCAAAAACTAACTTCGTCATTAACTGATGTATCAGTATAATGTTGTGTAGATGTTCTAAACCACCAACGGCCATCAATTATAACCGTTCCTGTTTGTCCTTGTCTATGAGACAGTATGCCAAATTCTGAAGGAAATGTAGGAGTAGTAGTGTTTGCTAATCTCTTAATATCTAAAATATTCGTAAAGAGTGAGTTAGATCTTATTTCATTTTCTAATTTAATATCAGTTACTACTAAGTTAGCATTTGTTTCTACAAGTTCAGTTGTACTAAATTCTGAACCTACATTAATGTGCCACCATCCTGCATGATAATTGTCTGTAATTTTTAATTGTCTTTCATAATCACCAACTAACACACCGTTTTGGTAAATTGACCCTGTATCTAAAAATGCTCCGTTTAGATTGTTTAGATAGATAGTCATTTGATTTTCATCGTTTACATAACGATAAGCAATAGTTGCTTTTGCAGTATCAGTAGTAATATCACTTCCAGACTCAGGTATTGATAATGCACTTTGAATATGTACAATAGCTTCTACTTTATGAACAATTTCATGACTACCGTTAATAAATGTTTCATTTAAAACTGAGTCTCCGTTAAACGGTGCAATTCCTGCTGATGTTGTAGTTGTATATCTATTCCATTTTAGCTCAAGTACATCTCCGGGCTTAGTTCCTTCAAATTGTTCAGTTTGCGCTCTAATTAAAATATGATCAGCAGGCGCATCATTAATAGTATAATTTCCTCTAACCATATATTCAACATCAGGATAAGATTGATCATCGCTATCATATTCGTCAATCTTACTTTGTTGGTTTGATGCATGACTTAAGAATTGTTGTATTGAGTCAGCATCTTGAACTTTTCTAGATTTCCACAACTGTGATCTGTACAATACAATATCATTAATGTTATAAGCTACTGTGTTTTTATAATCGCCTCTAAATTTACTCTTAACATTAGATGCATTAGGAGAACCTATAGCAAGATATTCTCCGTCTGGTGAAATTGAAACACTTGATCCAAATCCGCCACCGGATTCAAATATTCCTGTAAATTCATCAATTTGTTGTCTAAGGCCAAATTCAGTATTGTCGCTAGGTCTAGCAAACACATAAACACTACCATTTAAGTCTTTAGGTGCCGAAACTGCTATTGTATTGTTATTTTCTGTAACACTGATATCAGAACCAAAATCTTTGTCTGTACTATCTAACAAACCTGCTGTAACATTTTTAATGTCTGGTTTTAATTCGTATACTTGTTTATTTTTTAATACAATCCATTTTCCTGTATCGTCGTCATCTACCCAAATAGTGTCAGTGATAGATGTATCACCGCTTAATGAGAACGTAGTAGGTGCATCGATAATAGCATTTGCGTCTGATAATCTCGACAATCTAACTGGCTTAAAGTAAGTAACATATCCTTTAATATCATCTAACTCGGTTGATTCACCGGTTGTTGATAATGTAATCTTATTAAGATTAATCTCTGCAATTTTATAAAATCCGTCTGTGGTTTCATTAGTATCAACAACTCCAATAATGTCACCAACAATAAAGTTTGTTTTGCGATTTAGAGTAATAGTAAAAGTGCCATTTGATGTTGCTGTTACACTTTTAATTACATAATCGGTTGTAGCGTGTTTGTATACACTCCATGTTTGTTGACTTTTATTATTAGCTGTCCAAACAAACTCACCTGTGTTTATTGCTGAAATAGATTGATCTAATATATCATCATAGTTTAGTAATGATAATTTTACATCATTTGTGTTTACATATCCTGCTGTTTTTGTATAACTGTTATCATCATTAAAGTATTTTACAGGGAACGGCTTATGGTCATAATTTTGAGATTTTACATAGACATTATTTCTAGTTAATCTATAAACAAGACTTGTATCCTGCGGATCGATTTCATTGACAAGCTCTACAGTTTGTGGTTCCATTCTGTATCTAGCTTCATCAAAAACTATATCAAACTGATCGTCACCTGTTGTTGCTCCGTATCGTCCAATTCTTACTGCCCATTCTTCAAAAAATTCTAAGCTATCTTTATTTGCACTACCTAGTTTATCAAACAACTTAGTAAGTACATTTTTTGTTCCTTTATCTTGAATTGCGCCTTGGAAGAATTTATACTGACTTACATCATCATTAATAATATTTTCTAAATATCTACGTTTCTGATATCCAATTAAATGCTGTGCTAAACGCTGTTGCTCTGTGTCAAAGTTATCTGAATCAAGATCATAAAAATCAGTAAACTGTTTTGCTTTATAGTCCCAGTTAGGTAATAGTTTCTGTTCTGGTTTTTCATTTAATCTAACAAAACTTCTTTCGTTGAATGTTTCTGTACCAACAACATTAACTTTTGCAACATAATAGTATTGCTTGTACTTTACCAATGCACCAATAGAATAGTCTTGCCAAGATGCCCAGTCTTCAATTTTAGCATCATCGAATATAAATCCAGGAATATTATAAGATCCGTTCCATTCGTCTGAACGATAACCTTTAACTTTAATTCTTTCTTGTCTATATCCTTGTGCTCTATTATAGATAACATCATTAAAGACTGTTTTGTTATCTATAATAACTGCATGTTCGTGTTGTACAACAGGAACTTTTAGATGGAATATTCCATCTTCAGTATTTTTAACATAGATACCAAAAGAGTTAGTAGTATCTCTTTCTGTAGTTGCAAAGTCAGCAAGTAATCTTTTGCCGTCAGCTTTTAATAAACTATAATCATAAAAATTATTATAAATGTCGTCAACAACAGTATATGCCTCTGCGAACATAACCTGTCTTGCACTTGGACTTAGTGTAATAACAGTACCGGTATCCCAGTTTTGTGTAGTCCAAAACATAAATTCTTTTGCAGATAATGTCCAGTTTTCAATTTCTTCAATATTTTGGTTGAAAAGTTCAAACTTAAATCCGTTACTATCTAAGAATTTTTGATATCCAAGAATAATATCAACTACTCCTTGAATATCGCTTACTAGTGTTCCGTAAGGAATTTCAACAACTTCTCTAGTGTCAAAATTCTTAGAGAAAAATGCCTGTGCGCCGCCTTCTTCCGGAAGTTCGGCTAATTTTTGGAAGTTGTCTAAATTAAATGAGGTTCCAGAAGTATGACCAATTTTTACTCGATAATATACATTATTATTTTCTACAATTTGTCCAACTTCATAAAACTTACCGGTGTCCCAATTTAAGAAAGATTCACTCACTCCGCCGACACGAACTAATCTATCGTTATTTTTTCTTATGACAGAATATGTTTTAAAGATTGGTAAATCTCTATCATATCCTCTAATTATATAACCTTGCGGAACAATTTCTATGATCATTCCACTATATGAATATACATTAATTGGTATACTTTTTGTTAACTGAATTTTATAGTTTTCGTCCGGTACAAAAACATTACCTTCATTAGTAGGAGTTCTTGCATCAAGAATTAATCTAAATTTAGACTTCTGAGTAAAGCCACCAATTTTAGATGCCAATTTATTTTGTAAAGAAGTTAGTTCTTGTTGATATGTTGAAAATTTTAATGTTTCATTTTGTGCCAAGTAACCTTGAATATAATTTATTATACCTGCTGTAAATACTCTTGAACTATCAGAAGCACTATTTGGAAATTTTAATTTATCTAATCTAATTCTTTTACTAGTTTCAGTATAAACTAATTCTCCGGCTCCGTTACGCTTAATTCTACTTACATCAAATGCAATACCAAAAAACTGTGCTGGATTATTAATTGCCCAAGATGCCATTAATGCAAATGGATAATGTGAACTACGGCGCCATGCTGTTTCAACAGGTCCTTCATCACCGAATACATATCCGTCGCTATAACTTGAATCAAGTCCAGACAATGCTATTCCTGATAAATTAGGAGGTAACAAGTTTCCTTGATCATCTGTTGGAATGTATTTAGAAATTAGAGTATTTTTAAATTTGTTTCTATAAACAATTTTTTCATTTGGTGCTCTAACAATACCACTAGCCATGTCTTTCCATAACAACAGATTATTTCTTGTATATGGTGCTGTTCCGTACTCTGTATCAAACCAATCAGGTTTTTCAGTTAGTCCTAAAATTTCCCAAGGATGGCTGTGCGGTCTATCTGTATTATAAAAGTCCTTATAAATTGCTCTCCAAAAACCTGGAAGAGAATTATTTTCAACATCGGCCCATTTGTTGTAACTAAATGTAAAACCGTTAGTTCTATCAAATCGGGTGTTTGCAGAATAGTCAGGAGTTCCAACTGTTTCTAACCATCTATTAAATTCAGAAATTAATGTTCTAGCAGTGCCATAACGTGTGAAGCCTGTTTTACGTGTTCTTGTTTCGACAAAATCAGCAATATCAAACACATTTTCGTTGTACTGCTGTTTTAGGTTATCATAAATTCTTCTTTCAAAGTCTAATAGCAGTCTATCTCTGTAATCACCATAACATTTCCATAATGACCCATCATGTCCTTGTAGCATTGGTTGTGCGCCTGGCCATGATTCAAACGAATTAATATCGATTGTTGCATGATTTGCAGAGCTCGAAGGCATAAAAAATAGCTGATTACAACCTGCAAATACATGATCGTGTGCAACTCCGGCGCCGCCGTTGGCAGTATCGTAATCAATTGCATCTGCTTCAGATGTAAACAGTGGATAGAACCAACCAACTTTACCTTTAAAACTTTGTGTAGTAGTTTCGTCTCGTCCGTATACTTTATAAGGACCAGTAACTTCGGTTACAACATTAATGTAAGTGTCGTCTAAAAATATTTCAGGTGTATATTTAGGATACAATCCTAACTTAGTAGGAGTTGGAGGTACCCAGCAACCATCTGTTGATTCAAATTCATATACATCTAAAATGTCGTTATTAGTAACTGTTATATTAAGTGTTAAGAAGCCGTCAACAGTTATAGTATAATCTCTATCTTTAACTAGCAAACTTCCGTTAAAATACGGAAGAACTGCATACTGATTTAATTTTGTAAAATCAATACCACGCTTTAAAGAAAATACAGTTTGTGATTGATCTTCAATTACATGTCTAGTTAACGTGTCACTACCAAACGGAACCATATCACTAAAATAAAATGGATCTTTATTAGTTTGTACTTCAGTAATAGATTGCAAAATCTTATCAACGTGTACTTTAGTTTCTCCTTCGAAACCTAACTCATTTGCTACACGCAAAAATTCTCTTTTAAACTTAATGTACTCTAATCCAGAATAACGAATAGCTCTAATTGCATCAAAATCTTTATTTGTAATATTATACAGTGCAAGGTTAATTGGGCCACTATGTTGTACAAATCTTAATCCTAACGGAGTAACATCTCCTAGATCTTTTAAATTACTCGATCCTGGAAATATTCCATTAAAATCTTTTGCATTATCAACAATACTACCTACATGATCTAAAACTTCACCTAATGTAAATGATTCAACATTTTCGTTTAGTGGATTCTTTTCTAAGTTAGTCGGAAACTCGTAATATCCTCTAGTATTCTTTGGAGTCTTAGTATAAGTTTTAATAACTAACTTGTCGCCTACAGTAAGATCATTATTGAAATTAATATAACAGTATCCATTAAACCTATCAATTAGATAATCAGTATTTTCTTTTTTGCGATTATTATTGACGTAAACTTTAATTTCTAAATCAGCAATAGTAGCACTATTATCATAAACATCGATAATAAAGTTATTTGTTCTAGTATCAACTGTTGGTTGTTGAATAACTGGCTGTACTGATTTTGTAGCCGCTTTGGTCCAACCTGACAAACTGCTATAAGTTGTTCTGTCAGTATATTTTCTTAATAGTCCTGTATCAGTGCTTACGTTAAATACGTCAGTTAAAACATCATACTGGTAAGTGTCTGATAATAAATTAAAATCAAATACAATATCGCCACTATTTTCAATAGTTCTATATGACAGTGGGAATCCTAATTCAGTATCATTAGTTCCTGTTCCTACCTTATAACTAAAAATTTTGTTACCAGCAAAAGAACTTCCGTCTAATGTAGATAGCGCAATTCCTTGATCATTATATAAATCAAACAAAGGTTGCTGATTTACAGATGTTTTATCTTGTGCTTGTTTCCAAACTGTTCCTGTATAGTAGAAAACTTTACCTTTAAATTTTTCACCAGATTTAACTAGTACTGTTTCATTTTCTAATGGTGTAGTATCAGTAGTTTCTATTAATGTAATTTGTCTGCTACCATTATGAGAAATAAATTTAACTTCATAAATCTTGCCGCTAACTAATGAATCTGGATCTGCGGTAAACAATACTCTCATACCGTTTACAAGTTCAATGCCGTCGACAAAATAACCTACTTGTCCTTCAATATCTGAAAATACGTCTGTTGTTACAGTATCAACTAGGTCAACAGCACCTTTTGCTTCAGTACCATAATTAAAAAGTTTTAAACCTGGTTCAAACTCAATAATAGGTCTTGTAGCTCTGTAGGTTTGATCAAGTTCTGCCGGTACATTATTAATTAATGCAGTAGTTTCAATAACAGTTTTATGTGTCCATTTATTATAACGAGACCATTGATTTCTATCTTTGGCTGCTCTGTTAATAACAATATAATCTTTGAGAGTAGCATACGAAATTGCTTCATCAAATGGTAGATCAGCAAAACCTTGCATATCATATTCAACGCCTTGATCTAATAGATAGTCAGCTGTAATAACAAGATCTGATTCTGAAATTAATTTAATACTATTTCCAACTCCTTCAACATACCATGTTCCAGTTGCATAAATTTCAGGAGTTACTTTTCCGTAAAAGTTAACTCTCATGCCGTTAGATAGTTCATATCCATTCTGCATGGTGTATGTTTTTTTGCCTAAAATTTCAGCAGTAATATTAATTTCAGTAGCATCAATAATATTTTTAATAATAATTAAACCCGATGCTTCGATATCATTGTCGTTTGTATAATACAGATAATCAGGAGATTCAAGATCTACAACAAATGTAAATTGTCCGGTTTCTACGCTTTGCTGACTTACTCCAACATTATAGAGATTAGAATCGTCTTTAACTGATCTGCTTGTTCTAATTGACAACGGCATATCAACTGTGTTAATATCAAATGTATATGTTTGTCCTCTATACAATGTTAGTGTAGGATTACTAGTCGGAACATCTGGATTAAATGTATATGCAAAATTATCAGTATTGTCTTGCTTTCCTACTGTAAAGGTACTAACAATTTCTGTTGAACTTCCGTATACAGGAATAGAACTAGGACCTGCTGGTAGCCAATAATATTCACGAAAGTTTACAAATTTATCCCAATCAATATGAGGACTCCAAGCATAGTATTCTTGACTGTTTAGTAAGCTATGATTATCTACTTCGCCGTTTCTAATTTTACTAGCATTTACATAGTCTCTATAATCTCTATAAAAAGTAGTATTTCCAAGTGTATCTTCAACCAATGCAACTGGTTCTAATTGATAGTTACGTCTATCACCTGCTAGTTCTGCAATATAATTGTCGCCTGTCTTAAAGGCTTTTGCATTTTTTCTTCCGATAAATCCGTCAGTCTTTTGTACAACACCTGGTTGCATTAACTGATCTAAAGTACTACTTAAAAACTTTTTATTTGCTGTTGTTCTAAAATAGCGAGGCAACATATCAGCGGTGCGTCTTTTAGAATCATCATCAATTGGAATACCATTTTCATCTTGCGCCATTAGTAACTACTGCCTCCACTGCTGTTAGTATCGCTTGAGCTAGTTGAGCTCGAATTGTTTGTTGCTGTGCTTGTTAACGGTTGACTTTGTATTCCAACATTGTTTGTACCGGTACTAGTAACAACTGCACCACTTGCTTGAATTTTAGATGCTGTAACTGAATCAATTATTTCTATATCATCTACGGTTGCATCACTTACAAATAATTCATCATTTTCGCATTTAATTTCGTATAGACTACCAAACGCTTGGGATCCTTGTTTAGGAACAATTAGCATGTTTGAAATATCTGGCGCATTTTGATTCATTACATAAGTTACTAACTCGGAAAAATGAAATGTTTCTCCAAAGTCCCAATTAGACAATGCAAAAAATTTATTAATTGATGCAATAATTCTTGATTTTAAATCGTTATCGTTTACCACTTCACTTGTGTTTTTTACAATTTTAAATGTTGCTTGCAAGGATGGTTGAGCATGAGAGCCAAATAACGGCTTGTATCTAACTGGATGATAAATTACTTCATCGCTAATTGATTTGTACTGATTAATCAATACTCCATAATTTTGATATAGTTCATCTGAGCTAGGTGGCAAAGGTTGTTCCTCAAGTGTTCCTGCAAGATATTGTCTATAAAGATTATCATATGATCTAGTTAACATATGTACATCAATAATATTTGAAACACTAGGATCAATTCTATTACTTTCATCTGCACTATGAACATATTGGAATTTTAGATCATCTCTACCTGTATATGCTTGATAGTCTGACGTTAATGTTAATATACCATTTGTTAAAACTTTAAAGTTTTTTGTGTTTACGATATAAAACACTTTTCCTTCGGGATAATCTACAAAAGAACCAATTTCAATTTCTGTGTTAACTACATCAATATTGCCGCCGTCGGCATAGTAATTGTATTTGTAAAAACCTTGATCTGTTTCAACACGTTTTAAGAAAATATATTTTGTAAGAGGTAATACTTGTGGTGCAACAACATTATCAAAAATGTCTGGATCGTCTACACTTCCGTCTTCGTTTACATCAAAGAAACTTACTTCAACTTTTTTACTGTTAACGTACCCGTCTTGATTTCTATATTCGCTTACAATTTCCCAAGGAATGTCACTATTAAAAGCATTTAATGAATCAGGTTTTGTATTATAGTTAAGAATTGAAACTTTGTCTTTAACTAGCTGGCCTGTTGCAGAATCATAAATTTTGTTTTGTCCGTCAAAATAGAAAGATAATTCTTTGTCGCTTTCAAATATGTATTTTAATCCTCTATTAGTAATTGTATATTTTTCGCCGTTGGTTTGAAAAAGGATAATCCAACTAGCATCTAATTGGTTATTAGTAACGTCACCGGTCTTACCGTTGCTAAATGTAGATGCAACATTTAAGTTTTCATTAATAATAACACGCCAAATTCTATTAACTTGATCGTATCTTAAACCGAACGTTTTATAAGCAAATACTTGATCAATAATTTGTGACCTAACATCGCTTGTAATATCTTTTACTAGTTTTGGTTTTACTTCTTCAAGAACACTGTTAGCTGGAAGTATTTCATTAAACACAATTGGTCCAACTCCTGTAACACTGTCAACCGATGTTCCTGCGCCATTAACACTAATAACTTTTACCCACTTGTAAGTGCTTGCACCTTTTGCATTGGCATTACTGGTTAGTCCATCTCCTAAAAAGTAAAAGCCTGCAGGTGGCTTAAATTTAAGTAATGCCCCTGCTTCTAAATACTTTAATGAACCGCCGGTAAATGTACCTGTTTGATAAGGAATATCAGAAGTATTAACAAGATATCCTGTACTAATATTTGTACCTTTAGTTGATTGAACCCATGTAGCATTCAAATCACTAACAATAATTTTTGCATAGTTTGAAAAATAGAAATTACTAATCGATCTGCTTTTAATAATAGGTAAAATTAAATTTTCAATAGTACCTTCAATATCTGTTTGATTACTAAATGTAAAGGATTGCTTGTCTTCAAATTCTTCTCTATAAATAATACCGTCTGATGCAAATAAATTTGTACTAGAATATTTTCCGGTTACATCTTTTAAATCAAAGTAGCGACTAATACCGCTACTAATTCTGTTAGTTGATTTAACTTTAACAATTTCTTGATTAATAGTTAGTGGAATGATATTATAGTCTTCACCGGTGACCATTCTATTTTGTGTATAATATGTCTGTGGTGCGTTTTGTCTAATAGATGGTGTACTTTCACTAGTAGTAGCGTTAGTAACATTTTCTTTAAGTTCAAGTCCGATAGTTAATGTTTCAATAGTTCCTGCTTTTGAAATATAATCTAAACTAATATTAATACTTGTAAGCTCTTCGGGCTTAATTTTCATTGATCTATTTGCACTAGTTCTGTAGAATATTCTAAAGTTTCCACCTGGAAGACTTCCAAAAGTACCGTCAGCAAATATTAAACTAATTTCATCATTAGCACGAGTTTGTACAACATAAAAGTTTCTAGTGCCTTTAGAAACGCTGTTATAAATTGCATTGTTTCCTTCAATAGAGCTAACCTTTGTCCAAAGTGATGTTGGAACTCCGCTTGAGTTAACTTGATACAACCAAATATCACTGTTATTAATATTTTCAGCTTCAATTGCTATTTTTTGATTAGCACTTGGATTGTCAACTGTAAATTGTGACGAGCTTAATGATCCTTGTCTAAAATGTAGGAAATAGCCAGTGTTTGAACTTGCTGTTCCTCTACCATCTTCTCTATAGAGAAATGCCAAACTATTTCCAGGAATAGGAGGCTCTTCAACTAATTTACTATTAATTAAATCGATATCAGTAGAAACCACTTCAAATTGTGTAGTTAATCCATTAACTGCTTTACTAAACCCATATACAGGTACATCTACATTGTTAGATTTAAATCTATATTGCTGAGTTAATACACTATTAATGCTTGCAGTTTTAGTAGGTTTTCCGATTGTATTGTTTTGCGGTAAGGCCGCATTAAGAACTCTTCTAAATTGTTCTGGCCAGTTTGAGTTACTCGGATCATTCCATATAACAGTTTGATCTGCTAAATTAAATCCATTACTATCAAAAATTTCTTCAGTAGTTGATACTGTATCAAATTTAATTAATCCATTTGCCGCCTGGTTTCTTTTAGGATTATAAGATAACATACGTGCAAGACGTAATACACTATCGCGACGCTCTGCTAGTTCTAAGAAATTTTCACGTGCATTTAAATCAACGCGATAACTAATATTTTGACCTAAAAATGCAATAGTATCAATTAGTGCAAGATATTCTGAAGTATCAATATAATCATTAAAATCTTCTGGATAATTTGTTCTTAGATAGTTAATCATAGAACGTCTTAAAGTATCAAAGTCGTAGCTACGGAACTCCGCATTGCGATAACTTTGATATACTTTTTTCCAATCTTCTGAAAGAAGTAGTCTATTTTGGCGGTCGGTTGATGACATCGGCGTTCCTCAATTCTTTGTTACAGTATTTATTATATTGGGTTATAGCGGTACTTAATTGTGTCACAGAAGTCCAATATTTTTATCAAACTGTAATCTTAAATTTTCGCTAATATTATATTGTAAGTAAGATATTGTACATTCGATTTGCAATCCTTGTTCGTACTCTGAAACTTGTACAGCTTCTGCTGAAGTTCTTGGATCATAGTTTACAATATTAGTAACATTTGCGGTAATGGCTTCTTTTAATTCTTCTGTTAGAGGCTCATATAATGCATCCCATATAATACAACCAAACGTAGGATTAGAAATTTTTTCACCTTGTCTAATATTAAAATGATTAATTAAGTCTTGCTTAATCAACTCAAAATCGTAAAGCTGAAACGTATTTGCTTCAGGATTTACTGTACTAAATCCCCTATATGCCTTTTGTTTTACAGGCGATTTTGGGGCTTTTTGCGATTTAATTTTAATTTGTTTGTATAAGTCTGCCATGCTAGTATTTACCTTTAATAAGGATACCCGTTTGCGCGAAGTGTTTCTAACGCCCACGGATAATTTGGCAATGTAGTTCTACTACCATTGCTTCCCCAAGCAACTTTTGCTCCGCGGATATCTATGTGTGTAAAAGTATTATAAACGCCAATTGCAGTAAATCCATTGTCAATTGCCGCTTGTATAAATTCTTGTCGTTGTGCGTTCGATAAACCAGTTTGTACAACATCTACTGCATTACCTTGCATATGTTGACTACTTTTTGCTCCGCCGACACTTTCATTATATGCTGGCGAACGATATCCGCTAGTAATTTGTAATTGGTATCCTACTTGTTGAGATACTCCTTCTAAATTTGCAACTACTTGTGGCTTTACTCTAGTGTCAACATGCGACAACCATTGAATGTATTGACCGTTTTCATTGCTAGGTTGCGGACTTGGTGTTTGTTCGTTTACTACTTGTGCATCTTGTGGACCTGAAACATTATTGACAGGACTTGTATTACTGTAGCGGTTAGCATCGCCTCCGGATTGCGTAGCAATTCCGCCATCGCCGTATTCGGTTGCTTCATTTTGATCCGGATCCACTCCGGCAGCTTCTTCCACTGCTCTACCTTCTAAAATGTCAACTGCTTCAGCTTCTGGTCTACTAAAATTAGTTGCTCCAATTGCTATAGCAACTGCGTCAGCGGCGTCACCTACGATAACTGTAGATTCCCCTTGTGCAGTTTCAGGTGCACAATGAGCACCTCCTAATGGAATACATAATGCGTCAGCGGCAGCACCGTCTGGAGAATGATTTACTACTGCTCTACCATTTATAAACACTCCGTTGCTACCTGCTGAAAGTGCGCCATCGCCATGGCTGTTAGGATCACCGTCAACTGAAACTAATTCGCCTACAACATATACATCGCTCTGTCCGGAAACAACTGTAGTTGCTCCACAACTTCTAGTATGTCCGTTTATGTGTATAGCTGGCATGTTTACGTCCTTGTATCAACTACTGTTGATTGGCCCGATTCTATAGGTACAGTCGGTGTTAATGATGCTAATGGAACTATATCTCCGTTTCTCAATCTAGAGAAAAAGCCTCTTGCACTTGCAATACGTTGAGGTGTTTCTGCACTTTCATTACCGTATCCAACTGCATCTTCAAATGCCTGGCCTAATTGATTAAAATTATACATGTTCCAATTGCCGCCGCCTCTTTGAGGGAAGGTTTCTTTTAAGTACGCAACTGCAACTGCTGTAGCAATTTCTGGATCGTTTAAAAGATCAGGATTTTCGACAATTTCAGGATGTCTTGCCGCGCCGCCAAAATGTCTGTAATTATCTTTAAATGTAAGCTGAATAAGTCCTCTACCGCGATATTTGTAACCTTCGTCTTCTGCGTTACCGTTACGGCCGCCATATAATGTGTTACCAATAGCTGCCGGTCCTGCGGCAGCAAGTTGTTGTGCAAATTCATCGCTTCGAACACGACTTGGAAATACTTGTCTTAAACGTCCAGCACTATAATTTAAATTTTCGCTATGTGGTTCAAAGGTGCATTCTCTTTGAATCTGTGCCATTGCTGATGCAATTGCTTCGGCATTTCCTGGTGTTTGGCCAACAGCAAGTAATTCTGGATTTGCAGGATTAAGGCAAGTAGCCGGATCTAATCCAATTTCTTGTATTAATACATGTAAGAAATAACGTTGCATATCGTTAACATCTACAGGTTCTGCAGGTTGTTGTCCTATTGGTCCTGCTTGACCTGGAATTACTGTTTGTGGTGCAGGTACTCGTTGTCCTGTTTCAGGATCAATAACTGTTGACTGGTTAGCAACATTAGGTCCCGAAGTTGAAGTATACTGTGGTTGGTTTGCAGGACTATCAATTAGTGATTGAGCATCTCTACCTTGTCTCGATGGCGGAAGTCTAGCTTGACTTAGCCCAGGAGTGTGTCCTTCCGGATTTAAATTCTCATGTCCGTCCCAAGGTTCTCTCTGCGGAACGCGAACTGGTTGGGCGGCAGATGCGGCAGTACTTGCAGTACTTGCACTGGTCGCTTCGTCAGCCTGCGTAGCAGGATTCGCGGCAGTGTTCATGTGAATTGCTGGAGCCGATTCTCTATGTTCGCTACCACTTAAAATACTTGTATTAAAGCCTGCGGTAAAGTTTGAATTACCCACTGATGCCATGTGTAAACTAGATTGTTTAAATTTCGCTGACGATCCAGTTAATACATCAAGTGTGGTTTGACTTGTAATGCTGTGTGCCCCTGCCACATTAATGTGTCCGTCTGCACCAACAAATATTTTAGATGTTGCACCAACATAGAGGTCAAAGTTTGCACCAATATCTATTTTTCCATTTGTTCCTGCTTTAAGATCAAAATGATTGCCTGCGGTTGTTTTCCAGTCTCTACCAGCAGTAATGTTTACATCTCGCATTGCTTTCATGTTGATATCTCTATCTGCATGTATGTTTACATCATTGGCAGTACGTAAGCTAATACTATCATCTGCATAAACATCAATTTTTCCGTTTGCAGTTAGTTCTATCCATGCACTGCCTTGAGCATTAGCAATATAAATTAGATCTTCTGTATTATGTAATAATATCTGATGACCGGTTCTAGTTCTTAATCTAATATGTTCATTGTACGGTAAAGTTTGGTTTGCTTGAGAAACATTTTCTGGAACAGCATTAATATCATAATACGTTGCTCCAACTGATTTTGCAAATCCAGCACGTAAAACTGTAGGATCACCATCATCCATTACAATACTACTTCCGCCTAATCTACTGCGGAAATACTCAATCTGTTCCCCTGATGGTCCGTATCGGCCTTTAGGTGCGCCATCTCTTTTGTCTAAAGGTCCTGGGGTGTTAATTCCAAATACCATACTAGGAACTTCTCGACGTGCTGTAGAGGACGTTAATCCTCTAGCTATATCATCAACAAGACCTTGCCTTGACAACACTTCTAACATCATTGGATTGTGTGGTTTTAAAAATTGTTCAGGATCATTTCCTTGATTGCCGTGAATTGCTTTATTATACTCACCTGTCGGTAACGGTCTGTTTTTAAATTCGTCTGTTAAATTAGCTTGAACAACTTTGTCTGACTTAGTTGTAGGAGTTCCACTTGGAACCATATAATTCATATATGGGTCTTGTACACATCCAATCCAATATCCTTGATTAGATTGTCCTTCTGCAAAGATAACTAAGACTTTAGTACCTGGATCAGGTGGAACTGCCCAGAATCCGTAACTTTGTTGAGTACTGTAATAAGTGTCATTGCGCCTGTTACTAGTAACATCATTTACTCCATAAAACGGCATACAATAATCTACGGTATAAAGTTGCCCTGATTCGTTATCGGCATCTTGCCCCGAAGTTGTATTTGTAAGTAGTTGTACTTGTAATGCTCCACTTCTTTTAGGATCAAGATGACTAATTACTTTGGCTAAAAATGGGCCTGGCGGCATTGCTCTAGGTGGTGCGCCGCTCGTTCGTCTATGTTTATTAGTCATTATAAACCGCCTCTAATTCTTCCTGATTGATCAACATCATTTACATTTATATTACGTTCTGGAACTGTTGTTTCGCTACTCTGTGTTGGCGAAGCATCTACTCCTTGACTATTGGCAGGCGAATTTGAAGTTCTAGAATTAGAAGAATAATCAAAATAAACATCAAGTGGACTAAAGACTCCAGGTTGTACTGTAACTGGAGGAGGAGGCGATGCTGGTTGATCTGTAGTGCTAGTAGTACCGTCGCCGGTTGTGGTCGTTGTTGTAGGTGTAGTACCTGCTGTGCTACCTGCTGTTGGATTATTAGATCCTGACGGTGTAGTACCTGCTGTTGGATTATTAGCAGGTCGTCTATTTTCATTTCTAGCAGTAGTAATCCTAGTAGCTTCGTCTAAGTTAGGAACTTCCCAATATTGGAGTACTCCGTCGCCGTTAACGTCTGCTCTAGCAAATGCAACTTCTTCCGGAGTTCCGTTGAGTTCTGCCTCTGCAATTCTTAATTCATGACGCTTTTCTTCTTCTAACATTGGATCAGTTACTTGTGCTCCAGATTTTGAATTTTGTTGATTTCTTCTTCGAACTGCTTGAATAGTTTGTGTAAACACATTACCGCTAAATCTATTTGTTACTTCAATAATTTTATATAATCCACTATAATCTTGTAATCCAATTGATGCACCGTCCATTAAATATCCGCCATTGTCAGGATCTAAATCAATTGGTGTTCTAAAGTTAATTATGATATCTACTTCACCGTTTTGGTAATTCATGGTTCCATCACTGTTAACATTAAAATTTGGTGATGCTGTCGAATTATAGTTACCGGTTCCGCTATCTGCAATATAGAAAGGATCTCCTAAAACCTCTAATTCAATAGATATCAAATCGCCGCCACTGTTTACTATTGCTTCGTTAAATGATCGTGCTAATCTTAATTGCGGGTCTTCAACTGTTGCGCCGCCAGTAGTAGTGTTCATGTTTTGAGGTTCTTCAACTACTGTAGTACCATCACCTTGTGGTGTTCTTGAATTTCCTTGCAATGCAAGATTTGGTGGTGTAGATGTATTAGATTGTTCGCTTGGTTGATTTGATCCACTTCTATTACCTCTATCAAGTGAAATTGACTCATAAAATGCATTATCAAATTTGATATCAAAATTTAGTACGTCAGTATTTTGACCTGTAAACATATAATTATATACTTTAGGTGCTTGAGCATAAAGTTTATCGTATCCAGGAGGTACATCATTTGGCATTTGAAATGCACTTCGGTGAACCTGATATGGAACAACTCTATACAAATAAATTCTAGGCATTCTTCCCATTACTCGTTCGGCAGCAGAATCATTAACTAGATATACTTGAGCTTCTATTTTAAACCAATCAATCATTCCGTCAGGACGATTAAGTTGCCGTGACACTGATTTTCCAAATTCGCTTAAAAGGACAAGTTCCTCTAGTATTTTTTGTAATTTTGTACCTGCTCTAAATGTAATAGTTCTAAGTTTAGGATCAATAGTTACACTGCCTCGTTTTAATAATCCGGACTCTGGGTCCCATGCAAAGTTTGCAATACCAAACGGTGCTCTTCCCGAACCTAGTGGACCTGTTGTCAAAATAGGTGCAAATCCAATTCTATTAGGTGAGACATCACGACCAGCAACTGTTGCTTTAATACTTTCACTTAATCTGCCTCGTCTTACTGAAAATCCTAATCTATCGTCAACAAACGCTCGTTGTTGTTCAATGATCCTAGCACCAAAATCTGAATTATCTTGCTGGTAACCTGCGGCAGATGCTTCTGAGTCAATAGTTGCAATTGCTTCATTAATTGCATCATCGTCAAATTCTATCCTCTCTAATTCGCCGGTGGTTGCGGCACCAGCAATTAGTCTTCCGCTTGAAATTAAAGAGTCTAGTCTTGCGCTACTGCCGTCGCCTGGAAAGGCAATAATATATTCGTCAACTTCAGTTTTTTCTCTAGTTTCATTTCTTCTATTAAGAAGATGTGTATTCCAATGGGTAGCAATACTGTTTAATCCTGTTTGACATATTTCTTGCAAGGTTGATCCTGATACTGTCATATTAACAGGAATACTTTGATTGGCATCTAAAAATGCATCATCGTTAAAAACTGAACATGTAATGTCATATTTGCTGCCTTCGCCGTTAACAGTAAAATTACAAGTTACAAGTTTTAAAGGGAACATTCTTCTTATCGGTTTACTGGGACTAACTTGATTTCCATCGTTGTCCCATCCTACAAAATCAAGTGTTAGCAAATAAGGAGCTTCTAGATAATTAGCGTATCCTGCATTTTTTGCGGCTAATTGCAATGTTTGTAAAAACTGTCCCATACTGTATGGTTCATATACTTGGAATGATAACCCATAAAAATTAGTCGATCTACTTCTTGGATTTGGAGCGACTGTAGTGTCGATATTAACTTCGTCAATATAATAGGCGCCGTTTACTTTATGATATTTTTCAGCATATGTTTGTGGTTTTCCTAAAGGTGTTTTTCCAGACTTTAATACTACCTGTCCATTGTTTACGATTCCAGATCGTCTATATGTTTTGTCAGGAAAATTTAATTCTTGTGGACTGATGCAACCTAAACCAAAAATACAATTCATAGATGCAAACTGCTCTAATTCATTTGTCATAGGTAAACTATGCGAACTGTAAAGTCCGCTACCAAATATGGCACCGAGTGCTTTACTCTTTGCAATATTTTTTACTGTTCCTATTACTGCTGAAGGATCAGTTGGTAATCCGTCGCCTAAATCATCTAGTGCATGCATATTAACTGCATCTCCTATAGAGGCAGCAATTTGCCGAGGTTGTGAAATTCCTTCAGGAAGTGCAGTTACGTTAGAACTAGTTTGTCCTACACTTTGATATTGATCAATTAGATTAGCTAAGCCAGGCATACCTAACATGTTAGCAATTTCTTTAGCTTGTTCTGGATCGCCTTCTACTTGTGGAGCAAGTGATTCTTGTCCTGGTGGTGTATATACTCCACCTAGTAACTCTCCGTTTGGTCCTGTTTTTATTGGCTGTCCTGACGGAAAAGTATATGGCATTGTTTATGCTCCTAATGTTTCTTTAACGTGTTGCGGTGATGGTAGATATATTTGTACACCGGCTTTTAAATCATAAATTGGATCTTCGAGGACATTTAGATTACGTTGTGTAAAAATCCACCATAACGAATAATCTCCGTATAGATCATGTGCTAATAAATCTGGGCGGTTGTTATATTGAGGTTCAACTGTATACAATACATCGTCTGTGTATGCAGGAACAGGTCTGATATTCCAAATTCCAAGTGTTCCGTCAGGACCAATTGGAGTATCTTGATATGGATGGTTTGCCATTAAATATATCCTCTTCCGATATCGTGGCCGCCAACGAACATATTATAATTAAATTGTGTTTGTTTTTGTCTGCTGTAAATTGGTTGGCATGACACACTAAACTGTGATTCTGCTGGCGCCCAGCTTATTTCTTGGGCGGCGCTTAATGATTGGCCTTTTAATCCTGTTGCAATGTAATCTACTTCAGGAGGCATATCAACAGAAAATGTTGTAATAACTACTGGAACATTATTAAAGACATAGTCTCCGTATCCGTTTAGTTTTACAATTGGAGGTGGGCCGCCGGTTTCTGCAAATGTACCGTAATCCATTTTTGTTACTGATCTTAAATAATGCAAACACGCCATCCAGTACTGTGCTTCTAATTCATTTTGTACATAAAATTGTCCGGTTACAACAATCTCGTTCACACTTGAATTTCTATATGCATAAGCGGGATAATTAGTATGTACAGGTTCAACATTACTATAGTTTGCACTATGTTGCAAAAGTATTGTTGGCGTAAACGGAAAGACCATACTATTTTTAGTAGATCTTAATAATTGAAACATTGGAGACTTAGAAAAAGCACTTGGAGTATTTGGTAACGATAACGAAACTCTCCAGTCTTTTTCTTCAACATTTCCACCTGTAGTAAACGATGCTTGGCCGCCTAAATTGCCGGCAGCATTACCAAGGGTAGAAGTTGGAATATTTTTAGAACGTAAAGCACTCATGAAATTTAAAGAACTTCCTAGGCTGCCGCTGAATAATTGTTGTCCAATATCACGGACTTGGCCTACGAATCCATTGATTGATGTAGGAATACTACCAGTAAATGGATTTTGTCCTGGAGCATTTGTTCCTGTTGGAGGTACATTGACACCCATGTTTTTACCGTCTTTAGATATGATGCCGTCTTTGAAAAATGTTGCCATATTAATTGTCTCCTATATGCATTATTTAGTTGACAAAGTTATGTACATAGTTTATAATATGACTAACAATCAGGAGAGTTCATGAATAAAAGAGTAAATTACCTCAACAATAAAGATATTTTAAAAGAAATACACAAATCAAAGAGTACATTCTGTAGTTTTACTGCACCCGAATACTCTCAATATGATGTTATTTTACCTAGTGTAGATAAGATTAATATTCGTACTATTGCCGAAGCTAAAAGAGCACAAGCAAAAAGACTACAACAAGAAAATTTTGAAAAAGCTAAAGAAGCTGGACAAAAAAGAAAACTAGCTGAATTTGAAATCGATTATAAAAAGATAAAGAAAGAAGATTTAGTGTTTCGAATTATGACATTTGATCATGTTCCAGAAGAACCAGGTCGTAAAAAGAATCCTAAAACTGTAGCAGACACTAAAGTTAAACTTAACTTTCCTCCGTTCCAACATTACAAATTTAACGAAAATGACGAACTAGTTTGTGTAGGAAAAAGTCACTGGGTTGGCGGAATGGAAAATGGTTACTTTGATAAAGATAGCGGTAAAGCAACAAATAAACTAGCATTAATGTGGATGAAATTATGTGATCGTTATGCTACTCGTGGTAATGTGCGCGGATATACCTATAACGACGAAATGCGTGGACAAGCTATCTTGCAATTAGCACAGATTGGCTTACAGTTTGATGAGTCAAAATCAAACAATCCATTTGCCTACTATACAGCCGCAGTAACTAACTCATTTGTACGTGTTATCAACATTGAAAAGCGCAATCAAAACATTCGAGACGATATTCTTGAAATGAATGATATGAGTCCATCGTATACTAGACAATCACAAGGCGAATGGGAGAGAAACTTAGAAAGATCAAAAAATGATGCATCAAAGTAAAAATATCGGTTGACCTTGTTACAAAACTCAGTTATAATAACGAGAAGAGGATTAAAATTTGTTTAAAAAAGCGGCAGTCTTTACTGACATACATTTCGGCTTGAAAGGTAACAGCAAGGTTCACAACGACGATTGTGAAGAATTTGTAGATTGGTTTATCGAACAAGCAAAAGCTAACGGTTGTGAAACTGGCATTTTCTGCGGAGATTGGCATCATAATCGAAATAGCCTTAATCTAACAACTATGGATGCTACTATTCGCAGTTTAGAAAAACTAGGGGCGGCATTTGATAAATTTTATATGTTTGTAGGCAATCACGATTTGTATTACAAAGATAAACGAGATGTAAGTTCTACAATCTTTGGTAGACACATTCCAGGCGTTACATTAGTTGATGAGATTACTGAGTTTGATGATGTTGCACTTGTTCCTTGGCTAGTTGGCGAAGAATGGAAGAAGATTGAAAATATTAAATCTAAGTATATGTTTGGTCACTTTGAACTTCCTAGTTTTTATATGAATGCTATGGTGCAGATGCCTGATCATGGCGACTTGCGGCCAAGTCACTTTCAACATCAAGAATATGTGTTCAGTGGACATTTTCACAAACGTCAAGTACAAGGCAAAATTCATTACATAGGTAATGCATTTCCGCACAATTATGCTGATGCTGGCGATGACGAGCGAGGCATGATGATTCTTGATCGTGAAAACAACAAAGAACCCGAATATATCAATTGGTGGAATTGTCCTAAGTATCGCACAACTACACTAAGCAAACTATTAGATCCTAATTCAAATATTATTAAACCTAAAATGTATTTGAGAGTTACTATTGATTTACCTATTAGTTACGAAGAAGCACAGTTTATTAAAGAAACGTATATTTCACAACATGGTTGTAGAGAAATTACTCTTATTCCGCAAAAACAAATTGAAGAAATTACTACAGACTTAGATATTTCAACGTTTGAAACTGTTGACGAAATTGTATCTAAAGAAATTGCAGAATTAGACACTGAAAATTTTAACAAAAAGATGTTGTTAGACATCTATAACGAGCTATAAAATGATCCGTATTAAAGACCTTACAGTTAAAAACTTTATGAGTGTGGGGAATCAGACTCAAGCAATTGATTTCAGCAAAGAAAAGTTAACATTAGTTCTTGGAGAGAACCTAGATCAAGGCGGAGACGACGCTGGTAGTAGAAACGGAACTGGTAAAACTACTATTATTAACGCCCTCTCTTATGCTTTGTATGGAACTGCATTAACTAACATCAAACGCAATAACCTTATCAATAAAACAAACTCTAAAGGTATGGTTGTTTCTCTTGACTTTGAAAAGGACGGGGTTAATTATAAAATTGAAAGAGGTCGTAGTCCTACATTCTTAAAGTTTTATATTAACAGTCAAGAGCAAGAAGTAGAAGATGAATCGCAAGGCGACAGTCGTAAAACACAAGAATTTATTAATGACATGCTTGGCATGTCGCACGACATGTTTAAGCATATTGTAGCACTTAATACATATTCAGAACCATTCCTTGCAATGCGTCAAAACGATCAACGTGCTATCATTGAACAATTATTAGGTATTACTATTCTGTCTGAAAAGGCAGACGCTCTTAAGGAGCAAGTTAGACAGACTAAAGAAGAAATTACAACTGAAACTCTTAAAATTGATGCTGTTCAATCTGCAAACGAAAAGATTAGTTCAACAATTGAAAGTTTACAAAAAACGCAACGTGCTTGGCTTGCTAAAAAAGAACAAGACTGTACAAGACTACAACAAGGTATTACAGAATTAGAACATTTAGATGTGGAAGCAGAATTAGAAGCACACGAAAATCTATCTAATTGGAACGAACATAACAACGCCATTTTGGCTCTTAAAAAAGAATTAAGCACGTTAGAGCCAGCACTGTTACGTGCTGACAAAAGTGTAGAAAAAGCAGAAAAAGACATCGAAAATCTTGAAGATGCAACTTGTTATACTTGTGGACAAGCATTACACGAAGATAAAAAAGAAGAAATTGCACAGCGCAAGAACAAAGAACTTGCGGATGCAATTGCTTATCAATCAGAGATTAATGTTAAGGTTAAAGACGTAATGCTTGCACTTAAAGAAATAGGTAACATTAACGGTAAACCTACTACATTTTACGAAACAGTCAAAGAAGCATACGAGCATAGACAAAACGTTGATAGTTTAAAACAAACACTTGATAATAAGAGACAAGAAGTTGATCCGTATCAAACACAAATCGATGAATTGAACAATAGTGCTATTCAACAAATTGACTGGACTCCTATTAATGAGCTTACTGGTTATAAGGAACACCAAGAATTCTTGTTAAAATTGCTTACTAACAAAGACAGTTTTATTCGTAAGAAAATTATTGAACAAAACTTAGCATATCTAAACAACAGACTAACATATTATCTTGACCGTTTAGGGTTGCCGCATCAAGTTGTATTCCAAAACGATTTGAATGTTGAGATTACACAACTAGGACAGGACTTAGACTTTGATAACTTGTCACGAGGCGAGCGCAATAGACTTATCTTAGGTATGAGTTTTGCATTCCGTGATGTTTGGGAAAGTCTGTATCAAAATATTAACTTGTTGTTTATTGACGAGTTAATTGATAGCGGTATGGATACCGCTGGCGTAGAAGGATCACTAGCAGTTCTTAAGAAAATTGCACGTGAAAGAGAAAAAAATATTTTCTTAATTTCACACAAAGACGAATTAGTAGGAAGAGTAAACACTATTCTTAAAGTTGTAAAAGAAAATGGCTTTACAAGTTACGAGAATGATGTTGAAGTTGTAGAATGAATGACGACACACACGATTTATTAACTAAAGCATATATGGCTTACTTTAAGGCTAACGAAAAATTTGAGGCTAGAAATTCTGTGCGAACACATAGAGAAGCAAGAAGATGGTTAAGAGAGATACGTCTTTTAGCTAAAACTCGTATGGACGAAATACACAATAAGCATAATTCCAAAAAAGAGGCAGACGAATAGGCACACAATGTAAGTATACTCATGCAGTGGACTTACAAAGGACAAACAATTGACACGATACCAGACGAGTATGAAGGCTTTGTTTATCTTATCACAAATACCACTACAGGCCAGAAATACATAGGCAAAAAACTAGCAAGATTTAAAACTACTAAGCCACCCTTAAAAGGCAAGAAAAATAAACGCAGAGGCAGTAAAGAATCAGACTGGCGAGACTATTGGGGATCATCAGACAGATTAAATGCAGACGTACAGGCACTAGGCCCAGAAAACTTCACAAGAGAAATATTATACCTATGTAAAGGTAGGGGCGAAATGTCCTACATAGAGGCAAGAGAACAGTTTGATCGTAGAGTACTCGAAACAGATGAATACTATAATGGTATTATTAATGTTAGAGTCGGCGGATCAGACAAACTCAAACAGGCATTGCTAGAACATCACATCCAGGCAAAACAATCCAACACTTAAGGTTGGCGGGCCAGTTTGAAAATACCGCTGAGAAAAAGGTCCCCTGAGAAGGACACTCGTACACGTTGATCGACCACCACTGTGAGGAAGCCATCAAAAGAATTGGGCTCACTGGTTGACGTAGATAGATTGTTGGCTGTCAAAAAACACAAACACAGTACATAAAAACTCTTTAGCAATAGGAACGAAGCGAGAGGTAGTTGGAAACAACGATGTCGACGTAGGTTGGGAAAGGTCAGAGCCCATTGTACTTTGTGTATAAACAATTACCTACTTCCAAGTCTCGGCTGTGACGAACTCACATGAAGTTTTGAGATTAGATGGAACCGTAACAGGTTCCGTCTGACTGAAACAATCTACATGAAGCAATTACATTATTGCTATCGCAATAATGCTTTAATTCATATCTATTACTTCTATCAACAAACGAAGTGTTATAGTTTGAGCGTTAGCGAAAACAAAATGAGCGTTAGCTCATTTCAATCATATAGATTAATGTAAATCAGGATCTCTTCCAAAACCTGGCTTTACTAAACTAATCTTGACTTCCTGATATGACAAAACTACTTCGGGTATTACAGATAGCATATGACAAATATATTCATTTGCTTCATCTAATGAGTTGACAGTTTCGTATATGTGATCATTTTGATCAACAATATTATATCTTGTAATCATAGTTGATTATTTAATATCATATAAAGTTTGAAAAAATACAAACTTAATGATTAATGAAATCTCCAGTTTTTATTCTTTGTACACATTGATCATAATCGTCATAGATACTAAACTGTAATTGTACTCTTATATCATCTGTGTCATTTCTAACACCATGGGGAACTTCTGTGTTTGTAATTGTAGGATGCTTTAAAGAATAAAAATGTGATCCTAAATAAAGATTTTCATTATGATCAGCATCATTGCCGTGGATATCTAGACCTTCTAAAATTTTATTTTCGTAAAAATCAATAGGAGCATCTTTACCTGCTGGGTGAATAGGAAACATAATACAAGCCTTACGAGAAAAGTCGATATGCGGCCTAAAAACAAATCCTGGTTTGTATACAACTATTGCAATATTTCCGCTTCCAATTTTTTTAGTAATTGGGTTAAACATTTTTACTAATTTTTTAATAACAGGATAGGTTAGATAGTTATCTGACTTAATTGAACTAAACAGTCCGTGCGTGGCACGATCACGTATTGTACTATAATCAACTTCTTGATCCTTAATTTCGCTATAGAGTTGTTGTAATTCTTGTAAAGGATATTCGATATCTGTAATAGTATATGCGTATTTTTCTACGTTAGATGTTAGTTCTCTTCTATCAGTGAACATCTTCTCTCCAATCATCATTATATAGGTATTTATTAAGAGGTAAATAAGTAAAATTGTTTTAAGAGTATAAATATTACTGACAGGAGTATACAATATGAAAGTATTTGACATTTTAACAGAATCTAAGCAAGTTGATGAAGGTCCTATTAGATTTTTAAAGAGAACATTAGGAAAAAACACAGCTATGGGCAAAGCGGCTCAGCTTGATGTAGAAATTGAACAAGAAGCTAAAAATATCTTTAAAGATTTTTACGCTGTTGCTAAAAATTCTCCTAATGGTACAATGACAGCTAAAGGTTTAGCTGATTATCTAGTTGCTAAAGGATTTGTAAGCAAGCCTAGTGCAGTAATGTCTTATATTAATGCTGATCCTAGTATGGGTCGCAAAGTTGCTAAAGGTGCTAAAGCAGTTAATAAAGCAGTTAAAACCGGAGCAGACAAAGTAGGACAAGCGGCTAGAAGCATTAAGAAAAAACTTTCTCCTGAACCAACAAAACTTACTCCAGATCCTCGTCAGGCTGAATTAGATCTACAAAGTATGTACAATGAAATGACCGAATCTCAACTAATGGAAGTTGATGCACAAATTAATAAAGCAACTGCAATGAAAGCTATCAAAAAATTCGTGCAACAAGGTATGGCCGCTGGTGTTAAGTCTGGCAGAACACCAACTCAAAAGAGTAGATTTGGTGATGCACCTACAACTTCTCCTGATCCAAAAGATAAAAAAACTAAAACTAAATCTTCAGGCGGTAATAAACTAGCAGATATGGGTGTTACCGTAGAAATTCAACAAGCTGTTGATGTTTTACGTAAAGCAGGATATGAAGTTATTGCACCAAAAGAAAAAGTAAACAGATAAACGCTTTTACCAAAAATCTTTTCCAGTTTTTTTAGATTGTTCTAAGTTGTCTTTGATAACGTTGTTAATAATCTGACGATCTTCAACAGTTAATTCGTATGCTTCGATAAGAGAAACTGCTCCTCGCATCCACCAGCAAGTTTTTACTAGCTCAGTTTTAATTTCCGTTACCTGTTTTTCTAGGATTTTAACCTCGGTTTGGATTTTATCGAGGTCCCACGTTAAAATCCTTAGCCGAAAAAATTGCTTTGGTCAAACGTAACCGGAATTGAATATACTTTAGGTGCACCGGCAGCAATTTCTTCTTCGGTCGCTTCAACATCAACAGGTGCTTGTGTAAACTTTGCTCTTTGATCTTTAATATGTTCTTGAATTTGATTAAAAGTTTTTGCTTCACAGTTTGATAAGAATTCAGTTAAATGTATTCTGTTAGTTACTGCAACGTCATCCCCGTCGGGCTGTATTGCTGTAACACTTTCAATCATAACATTAAGATTAATATCTGTTAGTTTTCTAAAACTATCTTGAAATTGTTTAAGTTTTTGCCCGTCATCAAGTGAATTATCATTAACAATATTAAAAATTCTTTGTTGTTCAAATGCTTTAATACTTTGTTCAGTAGATGTTTTATATGATACTGGTTTAATTTCTACAGCAAACCCTTCAATTTGAAATGTATCTTCAAAAGTAGTATTTGTATATTTGTCATAAAGATTTTGCAGATTAAATTGAAAATCTTTAGTAATTTCAGTATTAGGAATCTGCGTAGTCATATCAATAGTTTCGCCAAAGCTAGCCATTCTGATTGCAATTAATATTGTATCTAAATCAATTGACGGTGTTTGCCATGCATCTTTAATAGCAGGAACACAACTCTGAATAACATCAACAGTTGCTTGACCGTTTAACAACGCATCAGGCGTTTTAAATGCAATTTCATCTCTTGCGGTCATTGCGTATACAGCAAACTCTCCTGATTCAGGAATTTCAATAGAGCCAACTGGCCAATATTTTCCTTTACTTGGAAGTCTGATGTAAATTTTTGGTTGTCTTAAGTGTTTTGCTAGTGGATTTCCACCAACGATCCCCGGTTTAGGGATATTATTATCTACCATGTTTATTACTCCTGCTAAATAATGTTATAGCCATGTTAAACTATTTATGGCTTCTTATTATGTGAGTACTTAATATATGGCAGTAAAAATTGATATCCCCGGAGTAGGCGAAGTTACAGCAGAAAATGCGGCTTCAGAAGCTACTTTACGTGAAATACTTAAAACATTAGGTGGGAAATCTTACGGCATGGACGGTGGTGGCGGCATGTCTGGTACTGGCACTAATGCAGAAGAAGCTGCCAAACAAGTTAAAAAACACGGTGACGCTAGTGAAGAAGCTGGTGTTCAAGTAGAAGGCTTTGGAGCAAAATTAGACGGATTTGTAGGAGGTATATGGAATACTTTTACAGCCGCAATTGGCGCCGTTGTTGGTTCTACTGTAGGATTAGGCTTTGAATTATTAAAAGGCGGAAATCAACTTAGTGATTTTGCTCAACATTTACCTATTCCAGGATTAACAGCATTTTCTGGATTAATCGACGGACAAATAAATTTATTTAGAGAGTTATCTCAGTCAGGTGCAAGTTTTGGCAACAATATGTTTGAAATTACACGCATCGCAGGTAATGCGGCAATACCACAAGAAGAATTTGCTGAATTATTGCGAACACAATCATCAAGTTTAAGACTTTTTGGAAATAGTGTTAATGATGGTGCTCGAAATTTTGCTTCTATGTCAAAAGAAATGCGTCAAGGCGGAATTGGTCCTCGCTTAATGGCAATGGGATTTACCTCGCAAGAATTAAATGAAAACTTTATTGCATACAATGAAATGATGACAGTTTCTGGGCGTCGCCAGTTTATGACTAATGCCCAGCTTATTGAAGGATCACAGAACTATTCATTAGAACTAGATAAAATATCCAAACTTACTGGTAAATCTAGAGAGCAACTTCAAGAAGAAATGCGTCAAAAGAATATGGACATTAGACGCCAAATGGCAATTGCAAAATATGGAGAAGAATATGCTCTTAGATTACAACAAGCGGCTGAAGTAGGCGGCCCAGCGTTTGAAGCAGCCATTCTTGATATGGCTGACGGTGTTGAAAACGATCCTTTGACACGACAGTTGATGGCAAACAACGAAGCATTTCGAAATGGCATTAATGACGTTCAGAATATGACTGCTGAAGAGTTTACTAACTTTGCCGCTAGTGTTAGACAATCAGGTATGGACTATGCCAATAGTATGGGCGAGAACGCAGTCCAAGCTTCTATTGCAAACGGAACTGCGGTTGGAGAACTATTTCAGTTAACAGGTGCACTTGGTAGAGCAACTGGAACAGTTGAAGGAGGAGTATCAGCTGAACAGCAAGCACGAGACGATGCTACTGCGGCTGTTGCAACTTTTGCTGAAACTATTAACGATGTAAGAGGAAGACTTCAAGTTGATCTATTAGACAGTAATATCTTCCAAGATCTTAAAAACGGCCTAGCAAGTATAATTCCTTCTATCGGCGAAGCTAACAGTATGTATGATGATATGAAGGGCTTTTTTATGTCTAATATTTTTCCTGCACTAGACGATATGTGGACTTGGCTTAAAACTGACGGCCTAAATATGTTACAAGAGAGTATGGAATCAGCATGGAACTGGTTAAAGACTGACGGCGTTGAACTAATGGACAGTGCATTTACTAAAATGACAGAAGCATGGAATTGGTTAAGTTCAGGCGAAGGTTATACTATGATGCAAAATGCCATAACTGGATTAACAGAGCTATGGGATTCGTGGAAGCCATCGATTATGGGATTCTTTGAAAACTTAACAAGTGCTGAAGGTAGAGCAGAAATATGGCAAAGTATTGTTGATGGTGCAAAAAGTGCCCTTTCGGCAATATTTACAGGCGTTGTATCTATGTTAGGATGGGATCAAATTGGACCTACTTATGAAGATTTAAAACAATCAGTTATTGATACTTTAGTTGATTGGAAAAACAAGTTTGTAGAAATGTTTACTTGGGAAAATATACGAAGTACATTTACTATTGAAAACATTGGTACAGCATTAGGAAATGCTGTTAGAGGTGTTTATAACTGGATTACAGGGTTGTTTGATTTTGATTTTGGTGGAATGATAAGTTCTGTAATACCAGACTGGGCAAAACGTTGGTTACCAGACAGCTGGTTTGGTGGGCCTTCTTCTAATCCTAGTGGATCACCCTCACCTAGTCCTAGTAGTGCAATACCAGAAGCTGACACATCGTCAAGTTCTGCTCCTTCACCAACTAATGATCCAGCAATGCGAACTGCTACCAATGCCACATCTCCATCTAATAATCCTGTAAGTGACTTAAATACTAATACTGCAAGGATGGTAGCATTATTAGAACAGCAAAATAGACTATTGCAGAGAATGGACGGTAACTTATATGGTTAAGGAAACAAATAAATGAGTTGGAAAAGATATTTTACACCGGTAGAAACTGGTAATGTAAGCCCATTCTCGTCAGCAAGTAGTGGACAGCCTGGACCGGCAAAATCAAATTATAGTAGTTTCCTTCCTGATGTCTATAGCGGAGCTCCAAATAGAGCAGAACGTTATGGACAATATAATGTTATGGATATGGATAGTGAAGTTAATGCGGCACTAGATATTCTTGCTGAATTTTGTACACAGCAAAATCCACAAAATAAAACCAGTTTTAGTTTAGACTTTAAACAAAAAGCTACTAATAGCGAAATTAAAGTACTCGAAAACTACTTGCAACAATGGACTAGACTTAATAGTTTTAATACGAGAATGTTTCGTATTATTAGAAATGTGTTTAAATTTGGTGATGCATTTTTTATTAGAGATCCAGAAACTAAAAAATGGCATCACGTTGATCCTGCAAAAGTTTCAAGTATCATTGTTAACGAAAGCACAGGAAAAACTCCTGAGCAATATATTGTAAAAGACATTAACTTAAATTTTGTTGATAAAGTAGCAACTACACCTTATACAACTAACGGCAACGTAACTGGAGGCGGTGACGGCTATTTAACTGGCGGTGTTAGAGGAATGGTTGGTAACACATCAACACAGAGTTCAAGTTCAAGATTTGGTCACGATAAACAAAAAGAATTTGCTGTTGATGCTGAACATATGGTACATTTAAGTCTAAGTGAAGGCTTAGATAATAACGCTCCATTTGGTAACAGTCTATTAGAAACTATTTTTAAAGTTTATAAACAAAAAGAATTGCTTGAAGATGCGATTATTATCTATCGCGTACAAAGAGCTCCAGAAAGAAGAGTATTTTATGTTGATGTGGGTAACATGCCTTCACACCTTGCTATGCAATTTGTGGAGCGTGTAAAAACGGAAATCCATCAAAGAAGGATCCCATCGAAGACAGGAGGCGGAACTAATGTCATAGACTCAGCTTATAATCCTCTGTCAACCAACGAAGATTACTTCTTCCCACAAACTGCTGAAGGTAGAGGATCTAAAGTTGATACACTACCAGGCGGTACAAACCTTGGTGAGATTGACGACTTAAAATACTTTACTAATAAACTTATTAGAGGTTTACGTATTCCAAGTTCATATTTGCCAAGTGCGGCACAAGATGAAGGACAAGGCCAATTTAACGATGGTAGAGTTGGAACAGCATATATTCAAGAATTGCGTTTTAACAAATATTGCGAGCGTTTACAAAATTTAGTTACAGAAGTTTTTAATTTAGAATTTAAACGTTATCTAGTAGAAAAAGGAATTAACATTGATGTTGCGATGTTTGACCTTGTGTTTCAACCACCACAAAACTTTGCAAGTTATAGACAATCAGAACTTGATAATCAAAGGATTGGTACGTTTGCACAAATACAAGCTATTCCGTTTATTAGTAATAGATATGCATTAAAGCGTTTCTTAGGAATGAGCGATGCAGAAGTTGCAGAAAACGAACGTTTATGGAAAGAAGAAAACGACGAATTAGTAGTTAGTCCAACAGATGCAAGTGCAGAAATGCGAGGAGCAGGAATTAGTGGAGCAGGTATTGAAGGTGATTTAGGAAGCGCAGTTGATACAGCAGACGATGCAGAAGAACCTACAGTAACAGGTACCGACGAAGGTCCTGAAAGTGCTACTACACCAGCACCAGAACCTACGCCAGAGGCATAAATACTATTATGATATTACGTGAATTATTTTATTTTGACAAAGAAACTATTGAACCTGTTGAAGATAAAGGTTATGATGCTACGGATGACGATAGCATTGTAAAGCGCGACGACACACGTAAAACTCGACTTACGCTAAGACAAATTAACAAAGCCCGTAAAGCATCCGAACTTCATGTAGAAGAAACAGAAAAAGAATTAGGTTTCGTACGTCAAATGTACGGAATACAAGCACAACCTGAAATATAGGACTTTTTGTTAATGACGGTAGCATTCGTACTTGGCAACGGCGAAAGTCGTAGAGACATTGATATAAATTCATTAAAACAATACGGTAAAGTGTACGCATGTAATGCAGTCTTTAGAAAGCACGAACCTGACTATCTAGTTGCAGTTGATGTTAAAATGATCTTAGAGATTAATCAACAAAAATGGCAAATGAGTCACGAAGTTTGGACCAATCCTAATAAACAATTTCACGGAATGCAAGGATTTAATTTCTTTCAACCTAGTAAAGGATGGAGTAGTGGTCCAACAGCATTATGGCTTGCAAGTACACACGGACATGATACAATATACATATTAGGGTTTGATTTTCACGGAGCACCTGATAAGTATGGACAGCGTACAAAGGTAAATAATTTATACGCAGGAACACAGAATTATAAACGTGAAGGTGATCCTGCTACGTATTTTGGCAATTGGGAGAGACAAACATCATCGACATGTGACGCACATCAAGGTACACAATATATTAGAGTTAGAGAAGACAATGACGACTTTGTACCTAAACAATTAAAAAAATGTAAGAATTTGTCACACATAAATTTAAGCGAATTTAAAAGATATTACGATTTTTAAACACTTTTTTTCAAAACGAGTCGTTTTGACACCATTTACCACCGCTTTTTTAAGGTATGTGTAAATAATAGTAGACAGCCTTACCAATAAACTTATTATAGGAGAAAACAATGGCAGACACAACAAAGCTAGAGCAAATGCTCGAAAAATTAGTTAACAACGATCGCGATGGAGCTGATCAGTTGTTTCATGAATTTGTGATTGAAAAATCACGTAGCATCTACGAAAAAATGATCGAATCTGATCTAGAAGATCTAGAAGTAGATGAAGCTACAGATGAAGAAGTAGATGAAGCTACAGATGAAGAAGTAGATGAAGCTACAGACGACGAAGATTTAGAAGAATCAGACGACGAAGAAGTCGATGAAAACTTTGACGAATTTACACCAGAAGCTGACCCAATGGGCGGCGAGCCAGGCCCAGACATGTTAAAAGACATTGAAGCCGATGGCGACGACGAAGACGGTGTAATGGATATGGGCGACGAAGGTGAAGAAGGCGAAGAAGAGCTAGAAGACCGTGTAGTTGACCTAGAAGATGCACTTGATGACCTAAAGGCAGAATTTGAAAAAATGATGTCTGGAGAAGAAGGCGACATGGACGATGAAGGCGACGAAGATGGCGACGAAATGGACATGGACGACGAAGGTGATGAAGAAGCAGAAGAAGAGTCATATGACCCTTCAACACTTGGCATGCCAGCTTATGAAGGTAAAAAATCACAAGCAGAGCAAATGAGAGAGTATGTTGAAAAAGTTGCCGCACCAAAAGGTGAAGACAACAAAGCAAAATCTCCAGTTGCTGGCAAAAACGACATGGGCGGAACTACTGCAAATATTGCTAAAGGTTCAGCTGAAGAAAAAGGTGGAAGCGTAAGTACTCCAAATGTAGAAGACTTTAATCAAGTTAATGTATCTGGTAACAAAAAAGCACCTGCAATGTCAAATGCCAAAGGCCACGGCGCAGAGAAAAAAGGCGCAGGCGAAACTGGAACAAATAGTAAAAGTACTATTGGTTCTTAATTGAGGATTATGGGGATGCATAACTTAACCGAAACACTATCATTCGACCAAGCTAAAATGGTCGTTGAGACTACTGAAAATAGTGCAGGTGGTAAGGACTTGTACTTAAAAGGTATCTGCATTCAAGGTGGTGTTCGTAACGCAAACCAGCGTGTATATCCTGTAAGTGAGATCAGTAGGGCTGTCAACACGCTCAACGATCAAATTCAAGGCGGGTATAGTGTATTAGGCGAAGTTGATCATCCTGAAGGACTCAATATTAACTTAGATCGTGTAAGCCATATGATCACAGAAATGTGGATGGATGGTCCAAACGGTTATGGAAAACTAAAAATTATTCCAACCCCGATGGGACAACTAGTTCAAACCATGATTCAAAATGGTGTAAAACTAGGTGTTTCATCAAGGGGATCGGGTAATGTAAAAGATGATGGTAGCGGGGAAGTCAGCGAATTTGAAATAATCACTGTCGATGCCGTTGCCCAACCAAGTGCTCCTGGGGCTTATCCAACGCCTATTTACGAGCACCTAATGAATACTCGTGGTGGGTATAAGGCATACAATTTGGCTCGCGAACTTAATGGCGATGAAAAGGCACAGAAGTATTTAAAGGAGTCGTTGATAAACATTATCAGCGGACTCAAATAGACTAGGAGAAACAAATGTTAGATGCACTGAAAGCACTCTTTGAAAACAATGTAGTTTCAGAAGACATCAAACTAGAGATCGAAGAAGCATGGAATGCAAAAATTCGCGAGAATAAGATGCAAGCTACAGCTGAACTTCGCGAAGAGTTTGCTCAAAAGTATGAGCACGACAAGCAAACAATGGTAGAAGCTATTGACGCAATGCTTGCCGATAAACTAAGCGAAGAAATTACTGAGTTCCAAGATGATCGCCAAAAATTAGCTGAAGCAAGAGCAAAATATGCCGTAGCAATGCGTGAAAACGCAAACCTAATGCAAAAATTTGTTGTACAGCAGTTAGGTAAAGAAATTGGCGAATTACACGAAGATCAGAAATTAATGGCTGACAAGTTCCATACATTGGAGAACTTTATTGTTGATGCACTTTCTAAAGAAATTGCAGAATTTTATGAAGATAAAAAAGATTTAGCTGAAACAAAGGTACGTTTAGTACGTGAAGCTAAAGATCATCTAGCCAAGGTTAAATCCAAGTTTATCCAAGACGCAACACATGTTGTCGCAGAAACCGTTGACAAAGGTCTAAAGTCAGAAATTAGTCAATTAAAAGAAGACATTGATGCGGCTCGCAGAAATGACTTTGGTCGTAAGTTGTTTGAATCATTCGCTAGCGAATATCAATCAAGTTACTTAAATGAAAAGTCTGAGACTGCAAAACTATTAAAAGTAGTTGAGTTAAAAGATAAGCAATTAGCCGAAGCTAAAGCGCAGGCAGCAGAAAAAGCAAAACTAGTAGAAAGCAAAGACGCTGAAATTAAAGTTGCTAAAAATACTGCACAGCGTAAAGAAATTATGAATGAATTACTCGGTCCTTTAAACAAAGGTCAAAGAGAAATCATGTCAGACTTACTGGAATCTGTACAAACCGAAAAACTGCACAAGTCTTTCGATAAGTACATGCCAAGCGTTATCGCAGGGAACACACCAGTGAAGGAAACCAAGGCAACACTTACAGAAGGCACACATATTACAGGCAATAAGACAAATAATGACACTAATGCAAGCGTAGATTCAGCAAATAACGTTGTTGAACTCAAAAGACTTGCAGGATTGAAATAAGGAGAAAATAATGTCAGAACTATTTGAGAGTCGCTGGCAGGATACCAAAAATGCACTTCTTGAAGGCCTTGAAGGCAACAAGAAAGCTGTAATGGGTGTTACTCTAGAAAATACTAAAAGGTATTTGGCAGAGAATGCGACAGCAGGTGCAACTTCTGCAGGTAATGTTGCTACACTAAACAGAGTTATCCTTCCGGTAATTAGACGAGTTATGCCAACTGTTATCGCCAACGAATTAGTTGGTGTACAGCCCATGACAGGTCCAGTGGGTCAAATCCACACACTAAGAGTACGCTACGCAGATTCATTTGATGATGTAACTGCTGGTGAAGAAGCTCTATCACCATTCAAAATTGGTGTTGGCTACAGTGGCGGCGGTTCTACCGACAAAGCTGATGCAACAGCAACACTTGAAGGTGCCGCTGGTAAGAGAATGTCTATCCAGATCTTAAAGCAAACAGTAGAAGCAAAAACCAGAAAGCTATCAGCTCGCTGGACTTTTGAATCTGCTCAAGATGCACAAGCCCAACAAGGCATTGACATCGAAGCTGAGATCATGGCAGCTCTTGCACAGGAGATTACAGCTGAAATCGATCAAGAAGTACTTGCTTCTTTACGTTCACTAGCTGGAACTGCTGAATCAGACGTACAATACGATCAGTCATCTGTAAGTGGTACTGCCACTTTCGTTGGCGATGAGCATGCGGCACTAGCTGTTATGATCAACCGTGTTGCAAACAAGATTGCCGCTCGTACACGTCGTGGCGCAGGTAACTATGCAGTGGTTTCACCATATGCATTGACTATCCTACAGTCCGCAACAACTTCTGCGTTCGCAAGAACAACTGAAGGTACATTCGAAGCACCAACTAACACTAAGATGGTTGGTACATTGAACGGCGCGATGAAAGTCTACGTTGATGCATACGCATCAGACGCAACTGACGTACTAGTTGGATACAAAGGATCAAGCGAATCAGACGCACCAGCGTTCTACGCTCCTTACATTCCTCTAATGTCAAGTGGTGTTGTGTTAGACCCAGCATCATTCGAGCCTGTCGTATCATTTATGACACGTTACGGATATGTTGAGCTATCAAACGTTGCTTCTTCACTTGGTAATGCCGCTGACTACTTAGGTAGAATCAGTATTGCCAATGTAAGCTTCAGCTAAGTTTAAAACTTACTAAAACGAAAAAAGGCCCTTCGGGGCCTTTTTTTATGACTTGAGTAAACTTTGATAAATACTTGTGTCGTAAATCGTGCTATCAAATAGATAGACTTATGCAGAATTGACCCACTGCGTAGACCTAGAACGTTTTATAAGGAGAAACAAATGGGACGTCCATTAAATAAAAGAAACTTTGGTGTATTAGCAGACGGTACTAACTTAACAATTAACTGTAAAGTTGGAGCAAACTCAGCTACAGAACAAGGTATGATCATTTCACAAAGATCACAAAATAAATTTAAAGTTGATGATTCAAAACTTGGATCAGGTAACGAAGGTGTATGTACACTAGTTGCTAAAGCAAGCGGTTCATTAGCCGACAATGAAATGTCAATTAACGGCATCATTACAGCAGATGGTTCAAGTGTATGGGTTACTAAAATTTACAACAGAACTTGTAGAGATGAAAACAATAATCGTTACAAGTGGACTGTTGAAGATGATTCAACAGTGTCATACATGGCACTAGTTGCCATCTAAGGATTAGTGTGGGGGAGAAATTCCCCACACACATACAAGGAATTTTAGATGTCAAAGACTTTAAATGTAAACAGCGGAAATTACACAGTACGAGTACCACAGGGTAATCGAATTACTCTTGATACTGGCGCAGAATTAGGAGAAGTTAGAATAACAGGAGACCTAGTTGTTGACGGTAATACTGTAACTGTTAATTCTGAAGATTTAAGTCTTAAAGATAATATTATTATACTTAATGCTGGAGAAGAAGGTTCTACAGGTATTACACTTGATCAGTCTGGTATACGAATTGAAAGAGGTACTAGTTCAAGTTATCCAGATGTATTTTTTGTATTTGATGAAAATACAACACATAATGATCCAATTTCACAAACTGTTAAAGGCGGAACTTTTACTTTTAAAGACGAAAACAACGCACTGATTGGTATTAGAACTAATAGCATTTCAACCGGTGGCGGCGATTTATACTTAATTAATTCAGGTACAGGAGTTCTTAGTGTTAGCGGAACAAACAATTATGAAGCACAAGTTACCGATGATGACGATGTACCTAATAAAAAATATGTAGACGATGCTATTACAACAGGTATTCAAACAATTACAATTCAGAGTATTCAAAGAGGTGACTCTGCGCTTAATCTTTTTGATCAAAGTTTAGATCCAGGTGTTAGCGGATTTAAAGTTACAATTGACGGATACGAAGTAGCATTATTTAGACAAGACAGCACAGAGATTGAACAACTTATTTTTAATGATGCAACAATTTCTACTACAGCAAGCGGCGACGATTTGACACTTAGTAGTAACGGATCACCTTTTGTAAAAATTGACAGTGTTTTAAGAATGCCTATACAGAGCGATGCAACTGTAATTGCTAGTAGTGCTAATGACATTGGAATTTATGCAAAGAATCCCGGCTTTGGTAATTCAGGAGTATGGTATAAAAACAAAAACAACTATGAAGATGAATTGATAAGTACTAATAAATCATTGTTATATAGTATGTTATTTTAAAGGAAAAACAAATGGCAATTACAAATAAAAAAATTACTTCTTCAGATACAACGTTGTTAACAGTTCCAGCAGGTAAAAGATATGCTATTACTACTATTATGGTTTGCAATTCACAACCTGCAGATACAGGCGGCGGCAATGATGCAACTTTTGATCTACATTTTATTCCAAGCGGCCAAACAAAAGGATATGCAGATCCAAACTCTAATCAAATATTAAATGATTTAAAAGTAGCAGGTGCTGATACATTTTCTTTTGATACAGAAAAGATTGTATTGGAAGAAGGAGACAGTATTGTAGCTATGGGACAAGCAGGTAAAGAATATTTACTTGCTACAGTTAGTTATTTGGAAGTATAATGCGATTTATTAAAGCACAAACAACATCTAGAGGAATTAATGCCGACACAAAAGGAGTAAACGTAGACTCTCTTGGTTTAATCACAATGAATACTAATTCAGCTGTGATTGTTCCTAAAGGAACGCAAAACGACAGACCGTTTATTCCAACAGAAGGTATGGTTAGATATAATACTGATACCGGAGACTTTGAAGTAAGACAAAATGCGGCATGGAAACCTATTAGATTTAGAGAACCTACTGTTATTCATCAACAAAATTTAGGAAACGGTGACGGAGTTGAAACATTATTTGGACCACTAGATTCAAACGATAGTTACTATCCTATACCGGTATCTGAAAATAACATTTTAGTAACTATTGAAAACGTTTTTCAGTTAGCAAACACTAACTATTCTCTTGTGCAAAATCCAGCAGGAAAAACTCCAGGAACATATCTATCATTTGGTTCAGCTGTCCCTACTGGTAAGGTTGTCCAAGTACTACATAACTTCGACAAGTAAAATAAATACAAGTAAGAAGTTAGAGAGGGAACCTAATGGCACAAGTCGCTCGCATAGGCGGTCAATTACTACAAGATAACTTATTACGAGAACTTTCGGATCTTAAGTTTGACAATGACCTTTTAGTTGTAAAAAGAGATAATACTCTTGGTATTAATACAACTACAACTCCTAGAAACTTAACTATTAACGGTACATTACGTACATCATCAGGTACTAGTGAGCCTGATATTATTTTTGATAATAGTTTAAAAATTGGCGACCTTACTCTTGCTACTACCGGTATTAGTACATCAAGCGGAAACATTAATATTAAATCAACACATCCCGAAGGTTATATTGTTACTAACGGTATTGGTAGTTATAATTTTGCTGTTAAGGGCGACGGTCTTATAGCATTAGGAACTAATGATAGTGTTGGTTTAAGATCAGAAGTCTATGATGGCCAAACAGTTGCCTGGAATTATAACGGTAATTATGGTAATTATTGGTACCCTGGACCAAAGATTAGTGCAGATTCTCCTCCTAACGATGGCGATAGACTTTATGACGACGCAATAGCAAGAGCACAGGCAGGTACCTGGACTGCTGAAGAATTAGTTGCATTTGACTTTGATGGTGATGGAGATATTCAAGTAGATGATGCTTTAAAAATTCTTACAATGAATACACAGTTCATTAACGGAACTGCATTTCCAGCATCAAGAACACTAGCAGATCACCCAAATCCTGAAGCATTTAAAGCATATGTAAAAAAATATTATCCGCGAAGTGCTCCAAGAGAATTACAAATCCAATCAGGCGGAACTGTTACAGTAACAGGTAATTTACACGCTACTGGTGATATTACATACGGTGCAGAACAAATATTCGAAGGATATTCTTTATGGTATACTGTAAATAATCCAAATGCCTACGGAACTGATGCTAATGATCATTTTGGTCAAACAGTAGCAGTTGCCGGTAACTTTGGTATTATCGGTGCACCAGATGAAGATTCAGCATCGTTTAGTAGTGAAGGTAAAGCGTATATCTATAATATCACTACTGGACAATTATTACATACTTTATCAAATCCTGATGCAGGAGCATCAAATACACAATTTGGTGATTCCGTGCATATTAGCGGCAACTATGCAATCGTTGGTGCAAGTACATACGGAAATAATGAAGGTAGGGCATACATATTTGATGTAACTACTGGATCGTTATTACATACGTTATCAAATCCAAATAACTACGGAACATCGCAAGATGACTATTTTGGACAATCAGTATCTATTAGTGGGACTTTTTGTGCTGTAGGTGCAAGATTTGAAGATGAAGCAACAGGTAATAACTCGGGAATAATTTATGTATTTAATAATAGTACTGGTGTATTAGAAGAAACAATTAATAATCCTAACGTATACGGAACAAAAACAAATGACTATTTTGGTACTGTTGTATCTATTGATGGAAATAATGTTGCGGCAAGTGCATTAGGAGAAGATACTGCTACTGATACAGAAGTTGGCGTTGTTTACATTTTTAATGCATCTACAGGAGCACTATCTAGAACTTTACAAAATCCAAATACATTTAGCACAAGTACCGATGATAGATTTGGTGAAGCAATATCTTTAAGTGGAAATAAAATTATTGTTGGTGCACCTGGTGAAGATGAGCCTAGCAATAGTAATGCAGGTAAGGCATATATTTTTAACGTAACTACGGGAGCATTGCTATTAACATTAACAAACCCTAATGATTTTGGAACCAGTCAAGATGATCAGTTTGGATCAAGTGTAGATATTTCAGGAACATGGGCAATTGTTGGAACTCCTGGAGAAGATACTGCTAGTTTTAACAGTAGTGGTATTGCATATGTGTTTAATACAAATACCGGACTAATGGTTTCGAAGGTTACTAATCCTAATCCCGGAACTGATCATAAATTTGCATTTAATGTAGGAATTAATGACGATGCTCATACAATTATTGGAGCACCTCTTGAAACTGTAGACGGATCAACTGAAGCTGGTCGAGTTTATATACACCAAGCAACAATCAGCGGTAATGAAAGTTCATTAATCATAGGCGACGATAGTACTGATACTGCATCGTTTTTTGCAGATTTTAAATCTGATATTATTCCAGATCAAACAGATACGTTTACTATAGGTAATGTAGGTAAGAGATTTAAAATTGCAGTTGAAGAACTAACTGCTGACAGGGTTCAAGCTAACGGTATTGTTTATCAAGGAATTGAATTAACAAAAAATGTTGGTATTATTTTTGTTTCAACCAACAACGGTAATGATAATAACGAAGGAACAAACCCGGGCGGTCCGTTTGCAACAATTGCAAAGGCACTTAGTACTGCAACAACAGGCGATTTAATTTATGTTTATCCAGGTCAATACCAAGAAGCATTTCCCTTAACTGTTCCTAAAGGAGTTACTATCCAAGGAGCATCTTTAAGAAGTGTAGAAATATCACCTACGTCGGCTACACAAAGTAACGATGCATTTTTAGTTAATAGTGATACTACGATTGAAAATATTACAATTAAAGATTTTTATTATAACAGTAGTAACGACACTGGATATGCTTTCCGTTTTGCTAATAATTTCTCAACAACTATATTTGAACAAACTCCCGGAAGAAGTCCTTATATCAGAAATGTAACAGTTATTACAAAAGGTACAACAACAAGTCCGAGCGATCCAAGAGGATTTGCAAGCGGCGATGCAGGTAAAGGTGCATTAGTTGACGGAAGTGTTGTCTTACAAAATAGTAGATCTGCTAGTATACTTTTTCATAGTTGTACATTTATTACTCCAGGTGTTGATGCACTAACAGCAACAAACGGTGTAAGAATAGAATGGCTTAATAGTTTTACATATTTTGCTAATAGAGGACTTTATCTAACACAAGGTACCGGAAGATTACTACCGGATAGTACTATTGAATATGGAGCAGAACTTAGAAGTATTTCAAGTGCATCTGTATACGGAAACAAAGGTATCGAAGCCGATGGCGAAAATTGTTTAGCATATCTAATTAACTATAATTTTGCATACATTGGCGCAGGTAAAGATGTTACTAACGATAATACATTTACTCTACAAGAAAATGAAGTTATTGAACTAAACAATGCAAAGGTGTATTATTCAAGCCAAGACCAACGAGGCAATTTTAGAGTTGGTGATAATTTCCTTGTTGATTTAGAAAATGAAAGAACTAGTTTTGATATTGAAAGCATTTTTGCTACAAATGTAACAGCAATCTTAAGAAACGGTAACGATATAATTACAATTCAACCAAGTCAAATTAATTTAGATAACATTGTTATTGCAGGAAATACAATTGAAGCTACTAGATCAAATTTAAATATTGACAGCGTTGGAGTAATAAATTTACAAGGTAACGTAACAGCACCTTCTATGAATGTTTCAGGAAACTTAACAGTTGACGGTGCAATCAATAATATTGGTGATAGTCCTAATGATACTGTTGACTTTAATATGGCCATTACTCAAGATTTTCTTCCAGGAGATTCAGACGGATTAACATTAGGAAATGAAACAAAACGTTGGAAAGAATTGTATACTGACTTGTTGGCAACAGACAGTATTAACATTACAACATCTGAAATTAGTACTAATGAAACTAATGCTGATTTAAATATTTTAGCAACTGGCACAGGCGCTGTCTTCATTGATAATTTAAAATTTGAAGATAATAAAATTATAGGTAAATTTGATCCTGAAGGAGAGTTCGTAGTAAATTCATCTACTGATCCAGGATTTCCTAGCATCTTTAATGGATTTGATTCATTAAGATCGTTGCTACCAAAATGGACAACTATATTTGGTATACCAGTTCTTGGTACAGCAACAGCATCTTTAGATGCAGTAAAGCATGCCGCTAATATTTTAGCAAGTTATCTTGATAATAACTTTGACGGAGTTGTAGATAATAATGATCTTTATGCAGAGTTTTCAGATGGATTGTTTGCTATAGTAGTTTATGCAAATGCTGCCGAAGAGTCTAGTTTAAGTACACAATTAGGAGCATTTAAAGTTAACAGAACATTTAGTGTTTTTGAAGATGAAATGAATAACTTCTTAGGAGACGGCGTCGGAAACCAACGAGATATTGCATCTGAAAAAATTCTAAAAGACTTATTAATTCCGAAAATATCTAGTTTACATATTCCGTTAAGTATTACACGACCGTCTACAGTTACTAACGCAATGGACGCGGCTCGAGGAGGCTTTCAAGCTGGCGGACAAGTTGGATATAATTATCCTCCCTTTGCATGGTACACTGATCCAACAGGATTATCATACACAAACTTAGTATATGAATATTTGTATTTGTTAACAGCATCAGTAGCAGGAAGTTTAGAATGGCGTTCTGGAACAATTACTAGTTTATGGGATCCGTATAATGATGTATTATTGCAATTGCAAGACGTAGCTGGTAGAAATATTATTATTAATAACACTTATGGTTTTCCTATAACAAATAGTCCGTCAATTGATTACTGGACTGAAGTTACAAATGTATTAGGCGGAACAAAACGAGATGTAGAATTTTCTCCAACAGATTCTTTAAGAATAAATGCTATTAGTGATTTGTCTTTACCAAAAGGATCACCGGCTGAAAGACCGTCAGTACAAGGCGGAATTAGATATAATACCACTTATAATACATTTGAAGGTACTGAAATTTTAGGTGCAGTTTCTTTAGACGGTATTTATGATACTGATAGAAACACATATTTAGACCTAAGTAATAACCAATTTAACTTTGTTACTAACGGACAAACAAATCACACGTTAAATGGTACACTACTTGAATCATCTGGATTTAGTAGTGATCATAAATTTAGTATAGACGGAAATGTTGTTAGTAATGATGTAGAAGGTGGAAATAGTATATTAAGATCAAACGGTACTGGTTTCACTAAAATACAAGAAGTTCACTTTAGAGATAGTGAGTTAGTTAATGCTAGTGCTGCCAATTTTATCTTTAATTTAACAAATACTAATAACAGAGCTTTTCTAAAAATTGATAATGTAAGCGGTATGGTTATCCCGCAAGGTACTACAGCAGAACGTCCTGGAATACCTGAAGTTGGACATACAAGATACAACTTAGATCTAGAATACGTAGAAACTTGGAACGGTTCTGACTGGATTAATGCGGCAGGTGAAGTTGAAAGTATTGAAGCATCTGATGTTGAAAATTTAGCTTATATATTCAACCTTATCCTAGACTAATTTCCCAAATCAGATAAATAATATTAATGCAACGAAGGGCAGACCAGGCCGTTGCTGACAAACTGTGGTTAGCCGGCAAAGAGCGAAAGCTGAAAATTTAGGCTAGAGGGACAGGATCCCCGTATTAAGGAGAGAAGATGGCAATTGGTCGCATATCGGGTCCTCTCTTAAAGGATAACTTACTCCGCAATGGAGCGAATTTAGCCTTCGAGACAGACCTTTTATACTTAGATGTAACAAACCGTCGGATCGGTGTAAAAACTACAAATCCTCAATACGCATTAGACGTTGCAGGCATTGCCCGTGTAACAGATCTAGAAATTACAAATAACGTTTTTAATATTGGTAATGTTACAATTAATGGTGACACTGCTACTATTTCAACTTCTGCACAAGAATTTGCAATCGCAACAGCTGATAATACTATTGTAGGCAATAGAGTAGTAGTCGGCGACTTAGAAATTAATAATAACTTTTTAGAAAACACAAATACTAACAGTGATTTGTTTATTCGTGCAAACGGTACCGGAACCGTAAACATTGTAGGTAATACTGTAATTACTGGTAATTTACATGCTACAGGCAATATTAGTGCCGACGGCAACATTGTTATCGGCGACGACGATACTGATAACATTTATATTAACGCAGACATTGCAAGTAACATTTTACCTGATATTGACGATACTTATAATATTGGATCAGCGAGTAAGCGTTGGGCAACTGGATTTTTTGGTAACGTTACAACAAATACATTAACAACAAATGATTTGGATTTTGGTAACATTGACCTAATTAGTATTCCAGGAAATATCATTTATGTTGCTACTAACGGCGGTGATAATCAAACAGGCACACACCCACAAGATCCTGTACTAACTATTACAAAGGCATTAGAACTTGCTAGTTTAGGTGATACTGTTTACATTTATCCAGGACAATATCAAGAAGCATTTCCATTAACAGTACCGTTAGGAGTTACAGTAAAAGGACATAGTATACGTTCAGTAGAAATTACTCCAACAAGTGGAACACAAAGTAATGATGCTTTTTTATTAAACGGTGACACAACAGTTGAAGACATAACTGTTAAAGATTTTTATTACAATAGTGGTGCAAATACAGGATACGCTTTCCGTTTTGCAAATAATTTTAGAACATATGAAAGATCACCATACGTAAAAAACGTTAGTGTAATCACAAAAGGAACTACAACATCTAATGATGATCCAAGAGGATTTGCAAGTGGTGATGCAGGCCGAGGCGCATTAGTCGACGGCAGTATTGCTAATGCAGATTCTAAAGAAGCGTCGATATTATTCCATAGTGTAACATTTATTACACCCGGTGTTGGTGGTTTAAAAATTACTAACGGCGGTAGAGTCGAATGGTTAAGTTCATTCACATACTTTGCAGATAAAGGAATTGAAATTGTTGACGGCGTAGCAGGTCTAAAAGGCGACGGCAAAACAAAAATTAAATATTCCGGATTTAGCGGATCAGCAGTAGCACCTGGTCAAACTATTACACTTAAAGATGCAAACGGTACAACACTTGCATCATCAACAATTGAAAGTGTAGACACTGATACTGTAATAATTGATGGTAAGCCAAGCGGCTATATTCTACCATTAAGTAGAGCTAAGAAAACAGTTACAGCAGTTGGAAACGCACAAGCAGTAACATCTGCTCCTGTAAAATACGGAACAGGCATTGGTTTATTTGATGGTACAGATGATAGATTTACAATTACTACACAGTCTGACTTTGGTTTTGGCACTGGAGATTTTAGTGTAGAAGGATGGATTTATATTAGCGACGATCTTGGTACTGAATCAATTTTTGATTTTAGAGCAGGATCAGCAACTGATGATGCATTACATTTTTATACAGTTGACAGAGCACCTAAAGTTGACATTGGCAACACTACTTTAATTGCACCGGCTATTACATTAATCAACACTACGTTTTATCATATTATGGTAACACGAGTTGGTACAACTTTAAGATTATTTGTTGACGGACTATTACAAGGTTCTGCAACTGTTAGTACAAATTTAGGAACAACAAAACCATTAATAATTGGTAACGCATATGATGGATTAACTGGACATGCTGGACGTATAGACGACTTCCGTATAAGAAAAGGCATAGGAGAAAATGCAAACTTTCCAGCGCCAACGGCGGCAACTGTAGTTGATCAATATACAGTATTAAAGTTAAACTTTGATAGTAATAACGGATCACAAATTATTACAGACGACGACACTTTCATTCAAACTATTGAATTTAGTGGCGGTGGCACAGCAACAGCATTAACATTAATTGATCAAAGCGATTTTGGTGGCGAACTAAGATCTATTTCTAGTGCATGTATTTACGGCAACTATGGAATATATGGTGATGGTCCAGGTAGTATAGTATATGCCATTGGTCAAAATTTAGCATATATAGGATCAGGTAAAGAAGTTACTAATGATCCAACAGAAGTTATACAGGATAACGAAGTAGTTGCACTTAATGATGCAAAAATTTACTTTAGTACAGTTGATCACAAAGGTGATTTTAGAGTTGGTGACTTATTTAGAATTAATCAACAAACTGGCGAAGTATCATTTACTAATGCAGAATTCTTATTTAACAACAACCAAGGTATTACTTTCACTGACGGCGTTAACACAACTATTATTGATGGTACAAAAATTGAAACTGGTAATATAAGAATTACAGGAAACACTATTTACAGTACTAGTGGTGATGTTAATATTAATACTACAACTGGTGAAATTAATTTAATTGATAATGTTAATATTACTGGTAACTTAGATGTTGCAGGAAATATTACTATTGGTGGAAATATTACACTTGGCGACGAAAATACTGATGTAATTAATATTAATGCACAAATTGACAGTGATATTATTCCGGCAGCCGATGTTACTTATAAATTAGGTAATAACGGTCTTGCATGGTCAGAAGCACACGTTGGAAAAGCAATTATTGACGATATTACAATTGACAACGATACAATTAGTTCTACTGGTAGTAATGGTAATATTAATATTATTCCTAATGGAGCGGGTAGTGTTATAATTGACCAACTTCAATTAAACGGTAATGCTATATCAAATTTAAGTGGTGATATTATTTTAGATCCAAGTAGTGAATCAGTAAAAATTACTAGCACTGGAGCACTGGTACTACCAAAAGGTACTACAGCAGAACGTCCATCATCTCCTGTAACAGGTATGATTCGTTATAATACTGACGCAAATGTATTTGAAGCATACGACGGAGGCTGGATTAACTTAGGCGGCGTTTACTCAGATGATAGACAGACATATATTACTGCTGAATTAACACCGGGCGCAAACGACGATACTATACGTTTTTATGCTAACGGAAGTATAGTAGCAGATGTAACTACTGAACGCTTTGATGTACAACGATTAGAAGTAGATGATATTGCAATTTCTGGAAATATTTTAGAAACAATTACTACAAATGCTGATCTAAATTTAAGAGCAAACGGAACTGGATTAGTAACCATAGAGAACTTTAGTTTCAACGGAAATCAGATAACTAATACTATAGATGGTGCTGTTACTACACTTAAACAAAACGGTTCGGGATATTTTAAAGTTGAAGGCACAGGCGGATTTGTTATTCCAGTTGGTAATAACGCTAATAGACACCCAACACCAGAAACAGGTATGATGAGGTACAACAGTGTTGAAGACAGAGTTGAAATTTATGATATTTCGAATAACTGGGTGTCAGTAGCAGGTGCAACAGGTGCTGTTACATTTAATGATGCAGAGGAGATTGCAATTAAACTTGCATTGACAATATAGGAAAAGAATAATGGCAACTAATTTTAAAAACGTAATTGGAAAAGATATAGGTACACAGCGAGTCGCAGTATATACAGTTCCGCCCGCTACAAGTACAACAGTAATTGGTATGAACCTAGCTAATCTTACAGAGAGTATGGTAAACTGTACAATTGAAATTGGAGACGAAGCAAGTTCAATTGGAGTAATGGTTAAAAACATGCCTATTCCTCCAGGATCTAGTTTAAAACCAATTGGAAAAGGTGAAAAAATTATTCTTGATGCTAATAATGTATTATATGTAACATCAGATTCAACAGCATCAATTGATGTAATTTTAAGTATAGTGGAGATTGTATAATGAGTGACGGAAACTTTATGGGCCAAAGCATTGGCGAAATGGTAAATCAAACAGATGCAAGATATTTTTATGGTCTTCGCAGAACAGATGACGGTGAATTATATGTTGTAAAAATTGATCAACTTAAAAGCAACGATAGTGTTCAAATAAACGCAGAAGGTGATCCGACTCATAATTATGAAGACTTTGTACAAGGCGAAGATTTCTTTGAAGGAAGAAATGTTAACCATGAAAGACTTTATGCTAATCTAAATTATGAGCAATTTAGATGGGATAATAGAAACATTAATTACTACATTGACGAAAGTGGTAATCTTGTAGCTAGAATTAACGAAGGTTATGAATACCCAACTGGAGTATAATAAATACGTAAAAGGTAGAGAAAATGGCAGAATTTAAACTTAGTAGAATTAGATTTAACTGGAAGGGTGAATGGACCGGAGGGGTTGATTACATTGCTGACGATATGATTTCATATAAAGGTGCAACATATGTTGCATTGAGAACTCATACATCTGCAACGTTTTATAACGACTTAGCAGGTACAGACCTTACACCAGCAAAACCAAAATGGAAAAAACAGTCCGAAGGTAAAGTTTGGACTGGAGATTGGGCTGTTAGCACAATCTATGCTATTGGTAATATTGTAAAATACGGTGCTAGTATTTACGAATGTACAGAAGAACATACATCTGCCGCTACGTTTATTTCGGGTACAGACGGTCTAGTTGCTGATATTGGTAAATGGAAATTAGTTGCTGTTTCATCAGCTGATTGGAAATATAACTGGACGCCAAATACACTTTATAGAACAAACGATCTTGTACGTTATAATGGTAAAGTTTATAAGGCAGTTAATCAGCACGTTTCTGCGGCAACATCAACATTGGGATTGGAAGCAAATCAATTAGATTGGGCAATCCTAGCAGATAGTGATACCTGGAGAGCAAATTGGTCAATTGGTACACGCTATCGTGTTAACGATATTGTTAAGTACGGTGGTATTGTTTACAAGTGTATCGTTGGACATACTTCAGCAGATAATGCTGTATTTGGTCTTGAAGAAGATCAATCAAAATGGGAAATTGCAATCGACGGAATTGAATATGTTACAGCAACAGTTACAGATGATGACGATGTTGAAACTATTACAGGATTGTGGCAACAAGATTATAGATATAAAAAGAATGATATTGTAAGACGAGGCGGAAATTTGATGAGATGTCTAGTTGGACATACATCAGGTGAAGGATCAAACGCATTTAATATTGATTATGGTTCTTCGTATTGGGCTACATTTTTACCTGGTTCAGAATACGAAAAGGTATGGGCACAAAACGTTTACTATCAACCTGGTGATACTGTACTATATGGTGGTTACATTTATAAAGCAGTATCATTTAATACAGATTCAATACCGAGTTTAAGTCCGTTAGACTGGAACTTAACTTTTGAAGGTTATAAATTTAGATACGATTGGAACAATCCAGGTGCCGTTGACGATAGTGCATTAGTTGATTATAAAACAGGTGATGTTGTAAGATTGTCGGGAAGTCTTTACATTGCTATCCAAGACAATACAAATTTACAACCTGATTTATATCCTACACATTGGGAAAAGATTTACGAAGGCAGACAGTTTAGAGACACTTGGGAAGATGATACAGAATATTTTCAAGGCGATATTGTTACATGGCAAGGTACATCATACATTGCGTTAGGATACCATCGATCAACTGAGTCAGCTTCTAGACCCGATTTAGATATTAATCAACCAGATCAAAATTATTGGAAAATAATGATTCTTGGAACACAAACTAATAAGTTAGCTAGAAGAGGCGACTTAAAAACATTTGAAGACCAAGATTCAACAGCAATTGATACACAGAGATTAGCAATTGGAACAACTGGTCAAGCATTAAGATCTACAAATGGATTGCCTGCATGGGATAGTTTAGATTTACAAGAAAAATTATATTATGTTTCTCGTAACGGAGTTGATGATCGTCAACAAGGCGGAACACTCAACGCTCCTTTTAGAACTGTTAGATTTGCAATGAATTGGTTGCTTGAAGACGAAACAAACAGAGTAGGCGATGGCGCCACAGTAAAAGTAATGGCTGGCGAATTTGCAGAAGTTCTACCTATTAGTATTCCATCTAAAGTTGCACTAGTTGGTTCAGAATTAAGAACAACAACAATTAGAGCAGCCACACCTCAGGATGTTGTGTTAGATGAGAAATTAGCAGACGGAACACAAGAACAATTAACTATTCCTGACAGTAATATTAGAAACAACATGTTTTATGTTAGAAACGGTTGCGGAATTAGAACTCTTACATTAAAAGGATTAGAAGGAGTTATAATTGGTCCAAACGATTTTGGAACAAGTCGTCCGACTGCTGGCGCATATGTATCGCTAGATCCGGGCACAGGTCCAGATGATTCGAGTGTGTGGGTAACAAATAAATCAACCTACATACAAGGTGTTACTGCTATTGGAACAGGATGTGTCGGATTAAAAGTTGATGGTTCATTACATAATGGCGGAAACAAATCAATTGTTGCTAACGACTTTACGCAAGTACTAAGTGATGGCATTGGATATTGGGCAACTAATCTAGGTCGTTCAGAACTAGTTAGTGTGTTTACATATTATGCACATATTGGATATTTGTCAGAAAATGGCGGAATTTTACGTGCAACTAATGGTAACAATTCATACGGTACATTTGGTAGTGTTGCTGAAGGATTTGATAATAATGAAACACCACAGACTGTTTCTGTAAATAACCAAAACGGTGAAGCAAGTGTCGATGAAGTATTCACAAACGGATCAAACATTTTAGCACTAGCTTATAAAAACACTGGACAATCATATACAGGTGCAGTAGCAAGTACAACACAGGCAACCGGTACTGACCTTAATATGAAATATGACGAAATTAGAGTTAGTGCAGTGTCTAGAATTGATTTAGCTATTCCAGATGATAGTACAACTGTTGGTGGCGCTGGATTTAAAACTTTTACTAATAACTCTCAAGGTGGAGATTTAAGTAGTATTACTTTAGCGGCATCAGAAGTTAGAACAGCGGCACAGCTAGTAGGAATGAGAATTTTATTAACTGACGGTCCAGGTGCAGGTCAATATGGATATATTGACGGTTACAACCCAGATACAAAAGTAGCAACAGTGTTTAAAGAAAGTACTGGAACTCCAGGATGGGATAATATTGTTCCTGGAAAAATTAATGTAACCTCGTTTACTGCAACTACAAAATATGAATATGAACCAAGAGTAACTATTAGTTCTCCTACATTTAATAAAACTAACAATAGTATACAAACAGGCGGACACGATATCGGTTACAGTGAAGAATTAGGTTTATGGTATTATGCTCCAACAGGTGGCGATGATTGGTATGTTTCATCAGATGCATCAGTTTGGACTCAAAGGTCGATTCCAGCATATAATTTAAGTTATACTTCTTTTTCAAAATCAGGGCCTTTACTATTAGGCTTAGCAGATGCATCAGATAAATTAGTATTTTCAAATGATGGAATTAACTTTGATCATTCGACACTACCTTCTGCAACAACTTGGAAAAAAGTAGCAGTCGGCGGTCCAGATAATGATACAATTATTTGTATTGCTACAGGTGACGGTAATGCATATGTAAATTCTATTGTACAAGATGCAGGATCAACTACTGTTCCTGGCGCAGGATGGTCTACCAACGTAACTGGCGCAAGTAATACTACTTGGGTAGGTTTAGCATATGGAGCAGGTAAATGGATTGCACTAGCACAAGATGGTTCAACTGTAATATCAACAGATAACGGTGCAAACTGGACAACAGGTGCAGCCGTATCAACAGACGGTATTGAACTATATAGCGGTTTAGTATATGGTAACAATTGTTGGGTTGCAACTATGGACAATTCGGATAGAGTTATTCATAGTGATACTGGAACTGTTTGGAATGATGCACAAATTGTTGGCGACTCAGGAAGAGAAGATTGGACTGTAGGATACTCAAATGGTGTATTTTTAGCATTAAGCGATACAGGTACAACTGCTAGTTCTGAAGATGCTCAAAATTGGACTATTAGAACTGCAAACGGTGCAATGACAAGTGTCGCAGGCGGCGTAAGAAATAGTTTGCCTACATTCGTTGCTATTAGTGAAACAATAGGAACAGGAAACGTTTACACAGGCGGTAGAACAGCATTTGCTCGTGCAGAAGTTGCAAACGGAAAATTAAGCCTAATTAAAATTTACGATCCAGGTTCAGGCTATGTAACTGCACCAACAGTAACAATTGAAGATCCTGAAGAATATAGTGAACCATATTTTACTGTTGATATTAACGACGGAGTACTTCCACAACCTGCATTCTACAATAGAGGAACAGGATATCAAAGTGCTATTGTTACAATTACAGGTGACGGTTTTGGTGAAGAATTACAAATCGGTAACACAATGATTGTTAGTGGTGTAGGCGTAACTCCTGGACCAGGAGCAAACGTAAGATTTGCAGGTAATCCAATAGTTTATAGACTAGTAAAAGTAACATCAGAATCTGGTGTTGCTCCTAACAAACAAATTACGTTCCAAATTAGTCCAGTATTATCTAGATCAACAGCACCAGTACATAATACTGTAGCAACCATTCGTGAAAGATATTCACAAGTACGTCTAACAGGACACGATTTCTTAGACATCGGTACAGGTAACTTTGCAGATACTAATTATCCTTCGCTTTACGTGCAAGGACAAACAGCCGCAAATGACACAGTACAATCAAACGAAGTTGTTGAGTCAAACGGTGGACGAGTATTTTATACTAGTAGTGACCAAGATGGTAACTATAGAGTTGGTGAATTGTTTAGAGTTTCACAGGCACAGGGCGGCGTTACACTAAATGCTGACTTCTTTGACTTAGAAGGTTTAGATGAACTAAGACTAGGCGGAATTAGAGTTGGTGGAACACAGGCTGTAATTAGAGAATTTAGTACAGATAATACGTTTGTTGCGAACTCGGATAATATTATTCCAACACAACGAGCATTAACATCGTATATCGAAAATAGATTTAACGGTGGTGGATCTAACTTGTTTACTAACACACTTGTAGCAGGTCAGTTAAAGTTTGAAGATAGAACATGGTCCAACACAGCAGGATCAAATAATCCAGAAGCTATGGCAACAGTAGCGCCACAAATGATTATTAACGGTCCATTAGGCGGCGGGTTGCAAGCCTTAACGATGTTTCTAGGAGCTCGAATTGATCGAGACGACTTTAACGGATAATGATAAATATGTATAATACCAAGAACGGAGCAAACAATGGCAGAATTTAAACTCGGTAGAATTAGATTTATATGGAAAGATGCATGGGTAACTGGCACTACATATCTAAAAGACGATGTTATTAGATATGGTGGTAGAACCTATGTAGCAGTACAAGGTCATACTGCAAGTGCTAATTTCTACAATGACGAAGATCACTGGAATAAGTTTAGTGACGGTACTGACTGGAAGTCAGACTGGACAACAACTACATTCTACAAAATTAACGATATCGTAAGATATGGTGGTATTATTTACATTTGTAATACCGGTCATACAGCACAAGCTGTACTTGAAGATGATCAATCAAAATGGGATCAGTTTGCTACCTCAATTGACTGGAAAGACAATTGGACAGCTTCTACAGTTTACAAAGCAAACGACTTGGTAAAATATGGTGGAAACATTTATTTGTGTAACACTGGTCACACTGCCGCGGCCACAAATGCTTTAGGACTAGAAGCTGACATTTTAAAATGGGATATTTTCTCAGAAGGCCAAGACTGGAAGCAAAATTGGGCTGTAGCAACACGCTATAAAGTTAACGACATTGTTAAATACGGCGGAACTTTATACATTGCAAATACAGGTCATACATCTGCTTCTACAGAGGCTTTAGGACTAGAAGACGATCAAAATAAATGGGACTATCTAAATAAAGGTTTTGATTATAAAGGTGAGTGGACTAACTCAACACGCTATAAAGTTAATGATGTTGTTCTTTGGGGTGCTACACTTTACATTGCAACAGGATCACATACTTCTGTTACTACAAATCCAGATTCACAGCTAGGTACACTACAAGCTGACATTGCTAATTGGGACAAATTTGTTCCAGGTATGGAATTTGAAAACTCATGGTCAGGATATGAAAGATATCAACCAGGCGACTTCGTAACCTACGGTGGTAACCAATATGTTGCTAATGATAACGTTTTTGCAGAAGTTCCGGCGAGCAGTTCAAAATGGGATTTAGTTACAACAGGCTTTAATCTTAAAGGCGAGTGGAGTGATGATTCTACTAACCAAGATTACAGAATTGGCGATGTTGTAAGATTAGGTGGATATACATATCTATGTATCGCAGACCACCAAGGCTTCCGTCCACCAAACGCTACATACTGGGCAAGATTGTCTCAAGGTATTGAATGGAAAGATACTTGGACAGATGCTACATTATACGATGCGGGCGACGCAGTACGCGAAGGATTAATTAGTTATATTTGTATTCTAGCACATACATCTGCCGCTGGTAATAAACCGTCAGCAGATTCGCTAGGAACATATTGGAAAAACGTTGCAAGTGGCGCTGAAGAAAGTGCGCTAACAACAGAAGGTGACATCCTTTACTACAGTGGTTCAGGCCCAGCTAGATTACCAATTGGTTCTGAAGGACAAGTGCTAAGTGTAAGTACACAAGGTTTACCAGAATGGAAAGATTTTGCTACTACACCTGATGTATACTATGTTGCTACTAACGGAATAAACAATCCTTATCCAACAAATGGTGGGACATTAGATCGTCCTTGGAAAACAATTCGTTATGCGGCAGAAGAAGTTGAAAAAGGACCAAAAAATCCAAACGCAGTTTACTTGTTAGAAATAAACAGAACTTTTATTGCATACGAAACTGCTAAATGGGCTAAGAGACAAATTATTACACAAACTGCTCCATTCTTTATTGGATTTAGTTTTGACGAAGCTAAGTTTCAAAGACTAGCAGGATTTGTTGTTGATGCTGTTACTATTGATTTAAGAAAAGGTGGCAACGTAAATATTCGCAGAGTTGCGCAAGCAATGAAAGATAATGATGGTACTGATTGGTTTGATACTGGATCAGAAACACAAAACGTTGCGGCTCTTAATTTTGTTATTGACTTAGTTGAAGATGTTATCAATAGTGCAACACCTCCTGCAGACTACCAAGACTTAGATGGAGTTGCGGCAGGCGATAGGTATCTTCAAATTAAAGATTCTACAAAAACACCAGAAGCAGGAGTATTAGCAAATATTACATCGGCGATTGGAATAGTTACTAACTCAATTACACTTGGTGGAGGATATACATTACCTACACAAGTAAAATCACATGCTGTAATTTTTGTTAAAACAGGAACATATGCAGAAGTACTTCCAATTAGAGTACCTGCATTAACTGCAATTGTTGGAGACGAATTACGTTCAACTAGAGTTGAACCAGCAGGTTCAGTAACAGCCGCTGGCGATGCAACATATAGTTTAGCAGGTGTGCTACATATGAAGAGTATACTTAGTGATATTGTTGAAGGTACAACTGTTACTCCTCAAACAGGTAACGCAGTTTCTCAAAATGATAGCAATCCGCTTAGTACTTCAGCAGTAGGAACTATATTGTCAGATTTAGCACAAGAGCTATATGACAAAATTGATTATGAGATTAATGGTGCAAGTGGTGATTCATCTGCTCCTGCGTTTAGAGGAAGAAACGAAAGAGTTGACGATCAAGATAAATTTGCGGCAGCTAGATTATTAATGCTTAATAAAGATTTTATTGCACGTGATGTAACAAAATATATTGAAGTAAACTATCCAGCATATTCTTTTGATACTGTAGCTTGTGAAAAGGATGTAAAGCATTATATTGATGCATTTATTTACGATTTAATTCACGGTGTAAGTGAAGGTAGCAACTATGCTACACTAATGGCAGGATTATTTTATGGCAATAGTGTAAACGGTTCTACTTTAGAAAATATGTACTTACTAAGAGATGGTACAGGTATTAGAAACCAAACACTAGGTGGACTAAATGGCACATTGAGTGCGGCAAATGCATACGGATCTAAGCGTCCAAGTGCAGGCGCTTATACTTCACTTGATCCAGGTTGGGGACCAGATGATGATCGTGTATGGATTACAACACGTTCACCATATGTACAAGGTGTTACTAACTTTGGAACAGCATGTATTGGTATTAAAGTTGACGGTAATTTGCACAACGGTGGTAATGATTCTATTGTTGCTAACGATTATACACAAGTACTAAGTGATGGTATTGGTGCATGGGTTACTAACTTAGGTCGTGCAGAACTTGTATCAGTATTCTGTTATTATAATCATATTGGTTATCTAGCAGAGAATGGCGGCAAGATTCGTGGAACAAACGGCAACTGTTCGTATGGTGACAAAGGCGCAGTATCAGAGTTTATTGACGTAACTGAAATTCCAACAACTGGCGGAGTTAATAATAGAAAACTTGAAGCACAAATTGGTCGAGCGTTAACTGACGGTAGTAAGATTATCCATTTTGAGTATACAAACGCAGGTAATAATTATACATCTGCAACTTATCAAATTAGCGGTAATGGATACGGTGCAGTAGTTGCTAGTTCTAATGTAGTTAATGGCGGCATCTTTGAAGTTAGAGGCCGTAACCCAGACGACGGATCAACATATAACGTAAGTGATGTTAATAACGACGGATTGTTAAATGACGTTGATTCACTTGGCGGTAGAGGTTATGAAACTAGCTCAAACACAGCGCAGGCAGGCGGCCTAACTACTATTACTTTGTCAAACACTGAAACAGCAAATAACACCAAATACATTGGTATGAGAATTGTTATTACAGCTGGAGTTGGTTCTGGACAATACGGTGTTATTACATCATATAACTCAGGTACTAAAGTTGCTAACATTGTTAAAGATTCAGACGGTACACCAGGATGGGATACTTGGCATCCAACAAATGCAATTGCTTCAACATTAGATGCTACAACAGCATACACTATTGAACCAAGAGTAGTAGTAATTGGCGGTGGCGGCACTGGAGCACAAGTTAGAGCACAAGTTGCAGATAATAGAATCTCACAGTTCTATATTGTAAATCCAGGAAGCGGATATAGTTCATCAGACCCAACGTTAAAGTTGACAATTACTGATCCTAATGAAACTTCTGAAGCACCATATGAAATTAGAGTAGGTAACGGTGTATTAGCACAACCTACATGGACTGAACGAGGAATTGATTTTGAAACAGCAGGCGCAACAGTTGACGGCGACGGTTATGGAGACATTTACCAATCAGCTAACTTTATGAATGTGTATGGTTTAACTGAGATTCCAACTGAAGGTGCAAACTTACAAATTGAAGGCGATAGTAGATACTTTAAAGTTGTATTTGTTAGAGAACTTTTAGGTAACCCAGGAAACTATACTGCAAACCTACAAGTAAGTCCAGACTTAGGAGTTGAACTTGCTCCAGAGCATGGCACTAACATTACAATTAGAAGAAGATACTCTCAAGTACGTCTAACAGGACATGATTTCTTAGATATTGGTACAGGTAACATATCAAGTACTAACTATCCAGGAACACCAGTTTATGCAAATGATCCAAAAGACGAAGTTACAGAACAAGGCGGCGGACGAGTGTTCTACACAAGTACAGACCAAGATGGTAACTTCCGAGTTGGACGTTTGTTTAACGTTGAACAGTCAACAGGATCTGCAAGTTTGAATACCAGTGCATTCAGTTTAGCAGGTCTACAAGAATTGTCACTAGGAGCAGTAGGCTTAGGACAGGGCGGAGCAGTTATTAATGAATTTAGTACAGATGGTACATTTAGTGCTAATTCAGATAATGTTGTTCCAACACAAAGAGCAATTATTACATACATCAATGCACAAATTGGTGGAGGAAGTAGTTCTCTGAACGTTAACGCGGTTACAGCAGGTAAAATAAATATTACAGGTAATACAATAAGTACAACTGATAATAGTCCAATCACTGTAACTACCGGGATGAATTTCAATGGTGGAATAAGTGGTAGCCCAGTTGCATTAGCGTACTACTTGACAAGTAAAACTTAATGGCTAAATACTAACGATAGGAGTAATATAAAATGGCATCAGGAATTTTAGGAATTAGTGATCTTACAGCAAATACGGATACAACAACGTATACTGTTCCTGCCGATACTTATAGCGTTGTGACTGTTTCTTTTTGTAATAGAAGTTCAAGCACAGTTCAAATAAGATTAGCAGTAGCAACCAGTGCAACACCAGGTGGCGGTGAGTATCTAGAATATGATACATCAATCGGACCAAACGGCGTTCTTGAAAGAACAGGTATTGTATTGGACACAGGCAAATTGCTTGTTACAAGATCATCCGGCGCTAACTGCAATGCAGTAGTAATGGGAATTGAAACAGCCGTACCAGCGGCGTAAGGAAGGTATAAGAAGATGGGTAGAAGAATTTCAGTAGGTTCACCAGGTCTAACAATTCCTTTCGGAACTACGGCACAGAGAACACAAGATGCAGGAGCAGGTTCAATCCGTTTCAATACTGAGTTGAATAACTTAGAATTGTATAACGGTACAGCATGGCTTCCAGTAGGTGTTCTTAACGCTACTACAGTTACAACAGCGTATAACGCGGCATCAGGACAACAATTGTTCTGTGATACCAACGGCGGACCATTTACGATTACGTTACCAGGATCACCGGCAGTAGGCGATGTTGTTAGATTTTTTGATTTAAGAAAAACATTTGACAGCAATGCACTAACACTTGGTAGAAACGGAAAATTAATTCAAGGTGATGCGGCTGATTTGACTGTAAACTCCGAAGGAGCGGCATTTGAAGTGGTATTTTCAGGCGACACATACGGCTGGCGTATTTACACTGTATAAGACTTAAGAGGAACAACATAAATGGCAAGTTATGCAAGTTACAAAAAGATAACATCAGAAGGAATTCCAGCTGGAGTTATTACAAGGGACAAGTTAGCTCCCGGTGCAGGGGCTTGTCGAAAAGTTCAATGGATCTATAACGAACGTGGCATGCGTTGCCACCAGTGTGCTAGAGAAAGTGGATGTTGTGAGCAAGCAAACGGAAAATGCTGTTATTGGTGTGTTCCAAATAATGTTTATAAAGTAACCTTTGAAATTTGGTCCGGTGGCGGCGGAGGCCCAGGACATACTTGTTGTAATAACTGTTCGTTTGCTATTGGTGGCTTCGGCGGAAACTACGCAATTAAAACAATTGACACTAATCCAGGATGCCAATATAGTGTCTGTGCAGGTGGTAGTTGGCCTTGTGGCAAATCACACACATGTACAGCAGGTATGGGTTGTAAATCATATGTTAACGGACATAATTTAAGTAATTTTTGTACAGACGGCGGCTGTGGCGGCTGGATGTGTAATGGCGATGCTTGGGGTCAGCGACATGCTGTAACAAGTTGTGGTAACTGTAACATTTGCGGAATTTTTGGATCAGACTTTGGATTTACCGGTACTGCTGGTATTAAAGCAGGTACTACTACTTGTAGATGTCATGGACAAACAAGTTGGTCAGGTGCTGCCGCAGGTATTGGAATGCACGTAGCAACAGCAACTAACGAAGCATGGTGTGCTTGCGGATGTCATATTAATTGGCCTGCAGGTGGCGGAACTCCTGGAACATCTAGTTATTGTGATAACTGGGCAAAATGTTGTGCAGGTGGATCAGGCCAAGGCGGATCAGGAATTGTAAAGATTACTTATGTGTAAGGAAAAAGAATAATGGCTACATACGCAAGTTATAAAACACTAACAACAGACAACTTCCAAGATAATAGTGTCGGCGCAGAAAAATTAGGTCCAGGAGCAGGAAATAAGTACCATACTTTTTGGGTATTTAACGAACGCGGCATGGCATGCCAACACTGTGCTGATGCCGGTGATTGTTGCGAACAAGCAAATGGTAAATGTTGCTATTGGTCTGTACCTTCGGGCGCATCAAAAGTAGTATTTGAAATTTGGTCAGGTGGTGGCGCAGGTGCTGGTAGCACATGCTGTAACTATTGTATGCATTCAGCAGGTGGCTCAGGCGGCAACTATGCTGTAAGATCAATTAGTACATGCCCTGGATGTCAGTACACAATTTGTGCTGGAGGAACATGGCCGTGTTCTAAGTCACATACTTGTACGGCTGGCATGGGTTGTAAATCATATGTTAACGGACATAATTTAAGTAACTTTTGTACAACAGGTGGTTGTCCGGGCTGGATGTGTAATGGAGATGCTTGGGGTCCACGTCATACACAAACATGTGCTAACTGTAACGTTTGTGGTATATTTGGAGCAGATTTTGGAATTATGGGATCAACAGGAGTGTCAGGCGGACATGGCGGATGTCAGTGTAAATCAGGCGACTGGGGACAAACAGGTGTTGCTCCATTTGTAGGAAAAATGTTTGCAGGATCAAACGCAGAAGCATGGTGTAATTGTGCATGTTATACTAACTGGCCAGCAGGCGGTGGCCAAACAGCTCAATCTAGTTATTGCGGTAACTGGGCAAAATGTTGTGCCGGTGGAAATATGGGCGGATCGGGCTTAGTAAGAGTAACATATGCATAAGGAAAGAAATTAATGGCTACATACGCAAGTTATAAAAAAGTTAATACAGACAGTATTGTTAATAGTGCAGTGCAAAACTCAGATATTGCTCACGGAAACGGCAATAACATGGGAGTGCAGTGGATATACAATGAGCGCGGAATGGCATGCCATAGTTGTGCTAGACAAAGTGGATGTTGTGAGCAAGCAAACGGCAAATGTTGTTATTGGTGCGTTCCAGACGGAGCATCAACTGTAACATTTGAAATTTGGTCAGGCGGCGGTGGCGGCCCAGGTAGCACATGCTGTAACTATTGTATGTTTACAATCGGCGGCGCCGGAGGCAATTACGCTTCTAAAACAGTAAGTACAAGTCCAGGATGTCAGTACACAGTATGTGCGGGCGGTAGTTGGCCTTGTGGTAAATCACATACTTGTACAGCAGGTATGGGATGTAAGTCATATGTTAACGGACACAATTTAAGTAATTTTTGTACAACAGGTGGTTGCGGAGGATGGATGTGTAATGGAGATGCTTGGGGACCAAGACACTCACATACATGTTCTAACTGTAACGTTTGTGGTATATTTGGAGCAGACTTTGGAATGATGGGTACATCAGGAACAGAACCAGGACATGGTTACTGTCACTGTGTGTACACTTATTCATTCTCAGGATCAGCACCTTTATTTGGTAAAATGCAAGTAGGTGTAACTAATGAAGCATGGTGCTCATGTGGTTGTCACATTGACTGGCCAGCAGGCGGCGGACAAGCTGGTGTAAGCTCGTACTGTAATAACTGGGCAAAATGTTGTGCAGGTGGATCAGGCCAAGGCGGATCAGGTGTTGTTAGAATAACATTTATGTAAAACAATGATAAATACTTTTAGGAGTTATATAAAATGAGAACAATTAGAAAAGAATTTACATACCCAGTGTGGGACGAATGGAGAAAGAATAGTTTTACACAAGGTAAGACCGGAACGTTTACATATGTCGGTCCTGAATTCTTAACTTTCGAAGTTAATAATGATACATCATCAGAGGATTACGGTAAAGAATCAGGATGGTGCTTATGGTTAAAAAGAGACTTAGAAAGACCAGCGGCCCAAGACATTACAAGAGTAACAGTTGATTGCAAAGAAAATCCACTATTGTGTGAAATTGGTAATGATTGTGGACGTGAAGACTTAATTGAGTTTAGACGTGCAAGAGAGTGGGAAGTATTATGGGACGCACCAGATGGATTTCCTGATGTAGAACATACATTAGAGTTAGAGCCACGTGATGTGTATAACGATGCTGACATTACATATAACTTTGAAACAGAAACATTTAATCTTGGTGTAAGAGATTGGGCCGCAACAGGTTCTAAGATGGACCTAACATGGCAACAAGTTAGAGACTTACGTGATCAAATGTTACATGAAACAGATGCTAAAGTAGGTCAAACAGACGCACCAGAATCAATTCAAACTGCATGGTTAGATTTTAGACAAAAATTGCGTGATCTTCCTGCATTACTTCAAGGTAGAGGATTTGAACCTTGGCAAGCAGTTATGATGTTTCCTAATATGCCTAAGGATATGAGAGATCCGGAAGAAGCATCTGATCCTAATGATCCATACAGAGATGGCGCATATGCTATTGATGTTAAAGTAGCGGCACAAAAAGTAGCTGGCAAAAAATAATAATTAATAAAATTTAAAAATAAAAACCCTTGCAATGCAGGGGTTTTTTTATGCCACATCCGCCATTCATAATTTGTTTGTAAAGTAAATATTTCTATACAATAGGAGTAATACTTTGTCACGAAAAAAAGCATATTTTATGAACGGTGGTGCAGGTAGAGTTGTTTGTTCAATTCCTGCATTTGAAAAACTATACGAAGAAGATCAAGACTTTATTATTGTTTGTGAAGGAGGAATGGACTTTTATAAAGGACATCCACATCTACACGAACTAGCGTATGACCATTGGCATAAAAATTTATTTAGAGACTATATCAAAGATAGAGATTGTATTACACCTGAACCATACAGAGTATGGGAATATTATAATCAAAAATGTAGTTTAGCACAAGCATTTGATATTGCAATTAATAATAAAGGATTGCGAGAAGTAGGCGATCCAAAAATTTATATGAATAAACACGAACTAGTTCAAGGATATAAAGTAGTTGAAGAAGTAAAGGCTGTTACAGGAAAAGACAAAGTAGTAGTGTTTCAGCCCTTTGGCCGCACAGCAGAAAATATGGGAGACTTTATTGTTGACGGAACATCAAGAAGTTTTCACTTAAATGACGTAGTTAGAATTGTTAAAGAATTACGTGAAGATTATGCTGTAATTATAATGAGTGAATTTCCTATTAAAATTGAAGAGAATCCAACTGTACCTATTGCTGTTCCACAAATTCCAGATGTAAGAGTTTGGTCAAGTATTATTCAAATTGCTGATCATTTTATTGGTTGTGATAGTTTAGGACAACATATGGCAAAGGCATTAGGTACAACATGCACCAGTGTTATTGGAAGTACATATCCTATTAATATTTCATATCCAAATTCGCCAGATTTTGATATTATTGATCTAGGTGAAGGAAAACGTAAGTTTAGTCCTATTAGACTTACAATGGAAGAGGAAATTGAACGATTTAATGATGAAGTTATGGAACTAGACGACGATAACTTTAAAGCAATTATTACTAGTGTACGCAAACGATTAGGTAAACCGAGAAGTTATTCAGGAGATTATATTCCACAAGAACAAGGAGATGTGTGTCCAACTCATGGAGTAGTACACTCTAATAAACAACCAGCTCAAATTTTAGGAAGGACTGGCCAGTAATGTCAGATAGTCCAAGCAGATTAGATAAATCTTCCCCAGAAGCGTTTCTTAATGATTTGTTTGATAGTAGCTTTCGTCCGCAAATCGCTGCCGCACAGACTTTAGAAACATGGGTAATTACAGGTAATCATTATCCTACTTGGAAAAAGTTTTTACCGTTATTTGAAGAAGGTGTATACGACAACAGTCATAAAGATTATGGTAACGGATATTTACACTATAAAACAGATATGGCGTATCCAATTGATTTAGATCCAACATTGGACTTTCATAGATTTATTAAAATTTGTTGTGCAGAATTACCTATTAAAGTTAACAAATTTAAAAAGGCGTGGGGAGTAGATTATGCACCCGGAGCATACAGTGGATTACATTGTCACACTCCAGGCAAGCAATTAACAGCAGTTTTGTTTTTAACAAATACTCAAACTAGCCAAGAATACCCGTTAGCAGGATCTTTAACTACACTACAACCTTTAGAATATTCAACTAATTACTTACAACACGTACCAAAAGCAGGTGATTGTGTTATTATGGATGGCAGAGTATATCACGGGACTTATCCTACGTTAAATCAACGCAAAGTATTCGTATGCGATTTTGACTATGAGACATCAATATGTTAGAAGAGTTATATCAAGGCAATAAAGACTTTTGGTTTTTAAGTTCACAAGGACAAATTGCAGACTATTGGATTAAAAAATCTAAGTTTGCAAACTATGAAAAGTTTTTACCTTTATTTGATGACAACTTAGGTTTGCAAGAACATACAGACCACGGCGGCGCAATACTACGTTACAATCCAGAAATGAAATATGCATACCAAGTCGATTCGCAACAAGAATATATTAATTTTATAAAGCAAACACTTGCTCCATATAGATTTAAAAGTATTGAATTTGAAAAATGTTGGTGGATACGTTATCCTGAAGGTACGTATAGCGGAATGCACACACATTTACCATTAAGAAAATTAACTAGTGTAATGTTTTTGAACACTATAGATTTACATGACGATAAACCTTTAGCAGGTAAACTAAAATGTATTACGCAAAATCCAGTAACTGGAGAATTAGTAAGCGATCTTGTAAAGTGTATTGCTGGAGATGTTATTATTATGGACGGCAAGGTATTTCACGGAGTATATCCTACCTTACAAGAACGTAAAGCGTTTGTTTGTGACTTTATTTACGAAGTAGAGTTTGATTAATGCATACAGTATATTGGTCACCAGTTATAAATGTACCAGATAACCAAGAATTTGTATCTGAATTAAAGTACTACGAACCTAATACAGTATATAAAGACTTAAATGCTAGAGAATTTTTTGGTTTAGGCGCAAGTTTATGTCCTGCAATTGTTGACGAAACTAAAAATACTTTTACTGCAAAAAGTCCTATTGATTTTCATATTAAATTAGATTATGAAAGACAAGAGTTAGTTTCTAAGTATGATGTTGAACCTAACTTTTTAATGAATTATATTGGACAGCCAAATCCTGAAGGTGTTTATCAATTAGATCATCCTTGTTTTCTATTTTTTAGTGAAAAACCGTTAACAATGACACAGCTTCCTCCATATTATAGCGAAAGTCAGTTTTCAAGAGACACAATGGGTATAGCAGGTACATATAATATAGCAAGTTGGATTAGACCAGTACGTCCTGCATTTAAATTTAAAAAAAATGTTAGAGAACTTGACATAAAACAAGGAGATACGTTGTGTTACTTTAAATTTAACACAACAGAGAAAGTTAGATTAGTTAGATTTGATAGTGCTAAATTATTTGAATCTAAAACCGGGCCTGTAATGCAGTGTTTAGGATTTAAAAATCTTAAAGCAAAGAGATTTTTGCCAACACCGTTAGCAGAATGTTATGAAGCATTTGAAAATGCAAGATATAGAAGTAAAGTTTTAAAACTTATAAAGGAAAATAAAGTATGACACAGTGGATTGGAGCAATTACAAGAGGTCACAACGGTGGCGCAGTTTTATTAAAAGACGGTGAAATTGTTTTTGCTATCGAAGAAGAAAGATTAACACGTAAAAAATACGATGGCGGCCCACTAGCCGCAATGACTAAGTTTTTAGATTACACTGATAAATTAGATTATCTAGTCGTTGCTCATACACAACCGTTAGAAGAATCAAGTAGAATTGACTTTAGCGGTGGAGACATGTATACTGGTCTTGCAAGAAAGTTAGGACTTATTGATAGATCAGATAATGCATATACTCCTGACGGACATCATAATCATAGACAAGTAATTGATATGAGTTATGTACATCATAAACTACATGCGGCATGTGCATTTTATAGAAGTGGGTTTGAATCAGCAGTTGCAGTAGTAGTTGACGGTGCCGGCACCTTTATTCCTATGAATATTTCTACGGGAACATTTAATGATGAGTTTATGACTTGGGAATGTGAAAGTATTTTTAATTGTTCTTATCCTGATGCTATTAAAACATTATATAAACATCAGGGCGGAAACGGTCCTTATCCTGGAACTAGGGTTCAATATATTCCTTCAGAAAGAGAAGGGGAAGAAGGATTCCATGAACTTGTGCTAGATGATAGTGCAGGTATTACAAAGGCCTACGAAGCAGTAACACAGTATTGTGGATTTCAGCCAATTGAAGCTGGCAAAACAATGGGTCTTGCTCCTTATGGCAAACCTAATGATAAGATTCCTCCAATTTATACAGATGGAAATGGCGGCAAATGGCGTACTAGTGATAGAAGTGTAATTATTCCTACATATCCTAATGCGGCTGTAGTAAATGAAGGAAAATATGAATATCTTGAAACTTCTCAAGACGTAGTTAACAGTAGAGTTGATCTTACAACATTAGAAAACCGTAGAGATATGGCATATGCTGTACAAGAAGGTTCACAGCAAGAAGTTTTAAATCTTATTTTTAAGGCAGTTGAAATGAGCGGTAACAAAAATGTTGTACTAAGTGGTGGCTATGCACTTAATTGTGTTGCTAATTATTGGTATCTTGACAAATTAAATAAAGAAGGTATTAATTTATATGTAGAGCCTGTTAGTAGTGATGCTGGAACAGCAATTGGTGCCGCATTATTAGTTTATCATCAAACTACTAAAGATAAAAAAGTACGTCCGTATACAGAAACAATTTATGAAGGATTTCCTTATTGTCATTCAGATAAAGAAATTGAAGAAGTTGCAAACAAATACGGTGCTGTAGTTGTTGACGCTGACAATAAAAAAGTAGTTGAGTTAATTAGAGACAGAAAAATTGTTACAATGTTCCAAGGACGATCAGAAAATGGTCCAAGAGCACTCGGTAACAGAAGTATTCTATATGATCCAACAGACCTAAATGGAAAAGATCATGTAAATCGCATTAAGCGTCGCGAATATTTCCGCCCATTTGCAGGAACTATTCTTGCTGAACATGCACATGAATGGTTTGATATGCGCGGTTTGGAACAGTCGCCTCATATGATGTATGCAATGAATTGCCAACCCGGTGTTGCTGAAAAAATTCCAAGTATTATTCACGTTGACGGAACTTGTCGTATTCAAACAGTGACTCAAGAACAAAATAAACATTATTATGAAATAATTAAAGAATTTTACGAACAAACAGGTGTGCCAATTATCTTTAATACTAGCTTTAACTTAGGAGGCGAGCCTTTAGTTGAAACATTAGACGATGCAGTACGCACACTTTATAGTAGCGAAATGGAATATTGTTATTTGCCTGAATATGGTAAATTAATTGAAATGAAAAACTGATGCATGTTAATTTATTTTCTATACCAGTTTATAAAACATCTCTTTCTAACCATGATGCTATTCGAGAAGATTTTAAAGACGTACTCGAAGATGATTCTCACTTTTTTAAAATTCCAACTTGGTATAGTAATGTAGATACTACTTTTGGTAATAGAGAAGCAGATAAATTACCATGGCAAAAGTTTATACAATCAGCAGTTATTGGATTAAATGATTATATTGAAATCTTTAATCTAGATCTACCAAAAGAATACAGAGTAGAGTGCTGGTTGAATAGATATTCTTCAAATCAATATCAGGAAATTCATAATCATGCTGGAGAAAGTGTTATTAGTTGTGCATACATGATGTACACTCCGCCAGATAGCGGAAATTTTGTATTTTATAAGAATCAATACGATTATTTTCACCAAGCTGGACTTCCTAGGCTAAGTTCAGAACCTTTTAAATTTAATAATAGGGTAACTCCTCCCTTAAAAGAGGGAGAAATTATCTATTTTCCTAGTAACTTAGAACATTACGTTTCGGAAAACAAATCTAACAAAGTTCGTGCTACAATTAGTGCAAACTTTATTATAAAAGAAAAATTAATCGGAGACGATCATGGATAAAAAAATTATCGACGAAGAAAAAATTTTTGCTATCAATCCAAATTATGATGCACAGCTAGTTCATTACGGTGACGTAAAAGTATTAATAGTAGACGACTTCTATGAAAATCCATATGATGTTAGACAGCTTGCTTTAGATATACCTGCATCTACAAATAGACGTATACGTGGCAATAATCCAGCACATCGTATTAATGCGTTTTATGAATTATCTAGTATGTCATGGATATATGATCAATTAGCAAGACAGTATTTTCCAGAAGTAATGACTGCTTATCCTCCACAATATATGGAGCATAGTTTTATGAATGCAACATTTATGGTAAATGTTATGCAAACTAACAATTTACCTCCTGTTTGTCCTCATATGGATAATACTAGTGGAATGAATCTTGCATCTACAATCTATTTAAACACAGCAAATGAGTGTAATGGCGGAACAAGTTTTTATTCTTTTGGGGGGAAAACATATTATGACGACCCTAGTGTAACACACACATTAGATGTACAAGGAAAAATTCCAGTAACTCGTTATATTTCAGATAGTATTGGCGACTGGAAGCTGTTAGGCATTGCACAAATGAAATTTAATAGAATGGTATTGTACAATCAGGCAGTTTTGCATAGTGCGTATGTAAAACCGCAGATGTTTACTAATGATTTATATAGATTAAATCAACAATTTTTTATTTAGGAGAGACTATGGAAGGTAATTTTGATGGAATCGAAGAATATCCAAACGCTTTTCCAATTGACTGGTGTAGACAAGTAATTAAACGATTCGAAGAAATGTCTTCAAAGCAAATAACTACTTTACAAAGTAGTATAAAGAATCAAGATGAACGCATATACATGGATTGGGCTAATCATAATTCGATGTATCATGCTGATGAAGATTTATGCTTGTTCTTTTATACACAATTAAATAAAATATATGAAGAAAAGTATAGAAAAAAATATGAAAGTTTAGGTCATGTTATGCAACATAGTCCTAAAGGGATGAGTGTTCAAAAAACTAAACCTCATCAAGGTTATCATATGTGGCATTGTGAAAATGCTGATATTAGTACAGGTTCGAGAGTGCTTGCATATACCGTTTACTTAAATGCTGTAGAAGAAGGCGGTGAAACTGAATTCTTATACCAAGGAGTTAAATGTAAACCTGAGCCTGGAAAACTTTGTATTTTTCCTACATCGTTTACGCATCCACATCGAGGTAATCCTATCTACAAAGGTGTTAAGTATATTATAACAGGTTGGTACACATTCGACCAATAGGATAAAAATGAAAATAGCAGTAGTAGGTGGCGGCACAGCAGGATTTGTAGCTGCCTTAACATTAAAAACTAGTTTTCCTTCTTACGTTGTTGATGTAATACGTTCAACAAAGATAGGAACAATCGGTGTTGGCGAAGGTTCTACCGAACACTGGACTGCATTTATGGAACATGTTGGCATATCAGCAGGAGAAATGCTTAAAGAAGTTGACGGAACATTTAAAACAGGTATCATGTTTGAAGATTGGGGAGAAAAACCTTACCTTCAAAATGTACACGAACCTTTTGTACCTAAACATTTAGGAATGCCAATGGCATATGCTAAACTTATTGGTGAAAATGTTGATCCTCGCGACTTAACAGGTGATTACCTTTGGCGTAATCATACTCCATTCAGTAAATTTATTGAAGAACGTCCTAACGATACCGGAGTTAGTCAATACCATTTTAATACTAGTAAACTTAATAACTATCTCACTAATTTTGCATTAAACAAAGGATGCCAAATCATTGATGATGAAATTATAAAAGTAAATGTTATCGAAAACAATCAGATTGACACAATTGAAGGCGAAAAACAGACATACGACTATGACTTTTACATTGATTGTACAGGATTTAGAAGATTGCTTATAGAGCCTGTGGGCGGTAAGTGGCAAAGTTACAGCAAATATCTAAAAATGAAAGAAGCAATAGTTTTTCCAACAGAATATACTAATGCTATTGATCCGCGCGGCGACGAAATACCTATTTGGACTTTGGCAAAAGCAATGAATGCAGGCTGGATGTTTCGCATACCGGTTTGGGACCGTAAAGGCAACGGTTATATTTTTGATAGTGATTTTATTACAGCCGAAGAAGCACAAGAAGAAGTTGAAAAATATTTAGGACATGGTATCGATGTAGCAAAACATATTAAGTTTGAAGCAGGAGCAATTGATAAACCTTGGATTGGCAATGTATGTGCAATAGGCCTTAGTGCAAACTTTGTAGAACCTTTAGAAGCCAGTAGTATTGGAACTAGTATTAATCAAAGTATGTTATTAGCACAGCGTATCGTCAATTACAATAATCAAACAATTAATAGATATAATGTAGAAGTAAACGCAATAATGGAAAATATTAGAGACTTTATTGCACTACATTATATTACACCAAGACGTGATACTCCTTTTTGGAGAGCTGTTGCAGAAACTCCTTTACCTTCTACCCTTGAAGAAAATTTAAAAATGTGGAAATACAGAATGCCCATTGAAGATGATTTAACTTCTCATACAAAAAAAATTCTGTTTAATGAATATAATTTTGCAATTGTAATGCATGGATTAGGGTTATTTGATACTAATAGTATTTTAAAACAATACAATACATTACCACCTGACGCACAAGAATTTGTTAATCGTCAATGCCAGCAAAAAATTCAATTTGATCAAATTAAATCTATTCCGCATAAGATAATGTTAGACTTATTGCGGAGATTAGTATGAGAATATTTGCGTTCGGGTGTAGTCTAACCCAATACTTTTATCCAACCTGGGCAGATATTCTAATTCATCAATATAAATCTAAAGGTTATCAAGGAAGTAACTGGGCTAGAAGTGGAGCGGGCAATCAATATATTAATATGAGATTGTGGGAAGCAAACACTGTTCATAAATTTAATAAAGATGATATTATATTATTACAGTGGAGCAGTATGTTTCGTGAAGATAGATATCATATGGGTCATGGTTGGTGGACACCAGGTAACTTTAGCGGGTTAACTTTAGATAACGAAGGCATGGTGCTTAATAATTTTTATTACAAAACTAAATGGCAATGGGCTGATATGATTCATTGTGTTATGCGAGACTGTGCTACTATAAGTTCAACACATAAAGCATTGTCTAGTATTGGGTGTAAAGTAGTATCAACAGCATTTAGAGAACCAGTAGAAGGTTGGGAAGAACTATCGCCTGAGTTTAATAAAACTAATTCTAAATTAGAGTTAGAGGATGTTAGGGCAGTACTAGAATCATATAAAGACGACATACAAACATCTTGCCCACCAATACTAAATGCATTAAACTTTGGAACTGATCAAGCATTTGCAGATACCAGACCTAAGAGTGTTCCTGATAGAACAGCAGACTCGCAACATATGCTACTGCCAGAACTTCATCCTTTAACACACGAAGCCGCAGAGTTTGTTGACACACATGTTGAATCACTTACTTCCGAGACAAAAGAATTTGTAGATTTTTGGAAACAACAGTATATAGATAAAGATCTTATCTACTTAGAAGATTTAAAATGGTTTAATTCTGATAAGATAGGTTGGTCAGATGATAGATGGAGACCTTAATAAATGAGTACACCGGTAATTGGATTAGACCGAGACGGAACTATCAACGAAGATATTGGTACATATGTAACTAAACCTGAACAATTTAAACCTATTCCAGGAAGTTTAGAAGCAATAAAAATGATTCGAGACAAAGGATATGATGTTGTTATTTTAACAAATCAAGCCGGCATTATGAAAGGTATTTGTGATGCAGTTGATGTTGATGTAGTGCATAACTATATGTTACAGTTATTAGGCGAAGTTGGTTGTAAAAATATTAATGGATTATATTATTCAACTACTAATTTAAAAGATGACATTTATGCAAAACCCAATATAGGAATGTTTAAACGTGCCGCTGCCGAAGTTGGAGTAGATTGGAAAAACGGTGTATACGTTGGTGACAAAATTACAGATCTTAAAGCCGCAGTTAAAGCTAAAGCTCGCCCAGTATTGTTGCGTACTGGACACGGAAAAGAAACCATTGAAAAATTAGATTCTTTTGCTAATAAAGACCTTAAAAAACAAACAGAAGTGTTTGATAATCTTTATCAATTTGCTCATAGCTTAGTTGATCTACGATAAAATTATAGTGCTACATATATTTTCAAAACGATAAATACAATATGGAGCATGTGAAATGAATAAAACATTAAACGGTCTATTCTCAAAAGGGCTAAACAACACTATTTTACTACCCCAGCAGAGTAGTTTTAGTTACAAAGGAAATTGGATTGGAGTTCATAACAACAGTGTAATGGACAAATGGCACGTTGGCGACTTTAGTAGCGCCATTTACCAAATCACTGTAGAATTTGATTCAAATGAAAAAGAAATTATGCAACTTTCTGTTGTTGCTAGACCCGATAGAGCAGTTGCATCTATCTTTGGGCGTTCTAGCATTAACCAAGAATTAGTAAGTATAAATGTAACTGTAGACGAAAGTATTTGTAAAGTCATGGTGTCTCCAACATCAAGAACATGGACAGGAGCGAAATTAATTTACCATGCAACTTATGCAAGGACAATACATCAACTTACTCCTCCTGCTATTGTCGCAGATGTATCCTCAGAGGAAGCATCTGGAATAAATACTTTTGATGCAACAACAACGTATTTTGATAATACAAATATAACATTTGATAAGGTGTAAGGAATGGCAAAATCAACAATTAATATAGGTACAGCGGCAAACGACGGTACTGGCGACAGTTTAAGATCTGGCGCAACTAAAGTTAATGCAAACATTGACGAAGTGTACGGCGCACTAGGCGACGGCACAAACTTAAAAGATATTGTAAACTCAAACTTAGAGCTTGATGTTCCTAACGACGACACAAAAATTAATAAAATTGCATTTCATGTTGCTACAACTAACCAACTAAACCAAGTTAGTCCTTCAACTTATCACGGTGCATTGATGCACAATCACCAAACTGGTACTGTACATGTTGCACACGCAGGAGCTTGGCATAAATTATTAATGGATACAAGTGGCGGAGCAATTACAAATTACACTAGTCCTTTAGCTTCAGTTGCATACATTGGTAACATTAATAGCTTAACTGATGTAGACACAGTCTCGCAACCACCACAAACTGGAAATGTTTTGAAATGGGATGGCGGCAAATGGGCACCAGGTACTGACGTTTCATCAGGTGGCGCTGGTCTAGATGCTGATACATTGGACGGGTTTGACAGTGCATACTTTACAAATTATAATAACTTAAACAATAAACCTACTATTCCTTCAGCACTAACTGATTTAGGTATCGAAGACGGTAGTGCCGAACAAGTATTAACTACTGATGGTGCAGGCGGATTTACATTTACAACAGTTAGTTCAGGTAGTGTACAAAATTTATTTGAAACTGTTGCGTCCGATGTTGGAAATACTACAGCAAATAGTGCTACAGATACACTTACTATTGCAGGCGGAACAAATATTGCAACTGCAATTGTAGGAGATACTTTAACAATTAATTATGTTGGCTCGCCAAATTCAGGTGAAGCAAACCAAAATGCATTTAGTAATGTACAAGCTGACACAGGTCTTGCTGAAGCAGATAACACTACAGATACACTTACTATTGCAGGCGGAACAAATATTACAACAACTGTATCTGGAGATACAGTTACAATTGATTATTCCGGAACTAATAGTCTAGATAGCTTAACTGATGTTGTAATTACAACACCGGCTAACGGTTCGGTTATGGCATACAACGGAACAAATTGGATTGATGTTCCCCAAACAATTGATAGAATGGCATACGGTGCTATTACAACTTTAACAGTTACAGCAGATAGTAGTAACGGATATAAATTTGATCAATATGGAGCAACAGAAGATCCAGTTATTTACGCATTGTCAGGATGTACTATTGCATTTGATCTAAATAATTCTTCATTAGCAAGTCATCCATTCCAAATTGAAACAAGTGGCGGCAGTGCATATGACACAGGATTAGTACATGTTGCAACTGATGGTACAGAATCAATAGGATCAGATGCACAAGGAAAAACAAGCGGAACATTATATTGGAAGATTCCGGCTAATATTAGCGGAAACTATGCATACCAATGTACAGTACATTCAGCTATGAGAGGAACAATTACAATTAAGCAATTGAGCGCAATTTAAGGTAAGTTATGGCAGTAATAAACGATAAATTTCAAGCACAGAATGGATTTGAAAGTCCAAACTTTAGTGTCGATAGCACTGGAAAAATAACAGCACCGGTCATTAACGTTCAAAGTATTTTGTTGAACGGGACACCATTTGTGGCATATGTGCCGCCAGAAGAAGTACCTGGTGGTGGAGATGACGACGGCCCTGTAATTACAAATGTGTTTGAGTCCTTAGCCGTAACAGGAGGAACTCTTAGAGTTTCGTATTTAGGTCAGCAAGCAATTAATGTAGTTAACGGTGTAGTAAAAATTAACAGCGTAGGATTACTACCAGGATCAATTGATCATGTTGATATTGGTTATATTGAACCTGTACAGGTAAAAGCATATACTATTGATATGACAACAGCACCTGATAGTTCAGCAAGTAATATTAACTTTAATGGCGCAAAGTTAAATGGAGATTTGGATATTGTAGATAATGTTGTTTTAAGTAGACAACCTACACAATCAGGACACGCAACAAGTAAAGGATATGTAGACGCAACAGCAACAGCTCTTGCGGTAGCATTTGGAGCATAAAGAATGGCAAAGAAAAAGATTTATAATTACAAGTTTTATCCAGGATTGGGTCTAGACGACAACACCTATCCAAATGCATGGTCACTTTTAACACAGAATAAAGAATTTATTAAGGCCGAAGTTGCGGCATGGATCCAAGCACAAGTAGGACAGGGTGCTACAGGATTTGTTGGTTACACATATAATAAAGAAAAATGTGAAAGAGACACAGGATTTAACGTTGATGCTTACGCATTTGATTTAAGATATACTGGAAATTCTGAAACATATAGAATTGCAAATACATATTTTGAAAAAGAAGTTGCACAGGTTGACGGAGATAGAGTAGCAGAAGTTAAAGCAAAAGAATTTACACGTGATTTAATTATCAATCATGTGTTTAGTAATTCTCCACAATCAACACCGTATCAAGGCAATGTTGCACAAGTAATTGATTTATCAAAGACTGCCGAACCGGCAGCTGGCACAGTTATTCAAACATTAATTGGACTTGTTGTTAATGTATTAACATCAGGATTAAGTGCATTACCAACATTCCAACGTAAAGGTTTAGGACATATTAGATTCCAAGGCAATTATGATTCAAGTGATTTGTTAATTGTAACGAACACAACGAAAACAGAAGTCATTTATAACTTTACAGATGTAACCAAAGGCGGCATAGTTACACGTAAAAATGATGTTACTCCTAGAGATAGTAGCGGATATACTGAAAAGTTTGATTCAACTGATGCAAATTATAATGCAGACGGCGATTTTCCAAAGTATTTACAGACTACCGACTCGGTAACTATTTTAGATCTTACGTTTAATACATCGTCTATGAGCGAAAGTGACGAACTTCAAATCTTTATTGATAGTCCAGAACAACGAACAAGACCATATGACTTTGGTACAGATGCCATTGAACGTATGCGTATTGCTCCTCCGTTATCAATGCTTGACGCTGACTTTGAATACGGCTTACAGCCTACAAAGTGGTCAGCTATTGGCATGATGAGAGGGTATCCAAGTGTATATGAACTTCCAGGCACAGATACACAAGTACAAAAGGTACAAACAGACGCTTCTGCAGGAACAGAAGGAATTGGATCAAGTAAAATTACAGTTACAACAATTGGTGCACACGGTTTTATACCTGGCACACCAATTACAATTAAAGCACTAGAAGACGGTGTTGCTGGCGCGGCAAGAGCTGAAGGCTCGTTTATTATTATTGAAGTTCCAACAAATACCACATTTACTTTTTATGCAAAAGCAAAAGTTGGTACAACTGACGGTGAAATTCTTTCTACAACATATACTCAATTAAGACAAGGTGCGTTTTATACTGGTGCTAGTATTGGACAGCCTGCATTTGATGTGTTTAGTAATGGTACAGCAGGTACTATGTCACTAAGTTTAACTGCTCAACCAGGCGAAAATAGACTTGCATTTACAGGCGACGTACCAGAAGTTGGCGCTCCAATTAATGACCCGGCATTTCCTGTAGGTACACAGGTTACAGCTATTTCAAGTACACCTAACGGGTTAGCACTACCTTTACAATTAACGGCTGATGTTGCCCCAGGTAATACAGATATTCAAGTTGCTACTACTGTGGGAATTGTTCCAGGACTAGCGGCAAATAACGGAAGTAATGATGCTATCTTTGTTAACAATATTGTAGGTAATACAATTAGTATGAGTGGAAGTTTTACCACAGCAATTACTAGAAACACAGAAACATACACAGGTGTTTCAGGATCAATTGCTTCTCCAGTAGGTAACAACGGACAGTTTAATATTACTAGAACCGGAGTTGACTATAGCATAGCTAGTATTGCACAAGCAGGTAGCGGATATGTTGCAGGTGACGTTGTATTAGTTACAGGTGACAACTTAGGTGGACAAACACCAGCAAATGATGCTACTATTGTAATTACTACTGTTAACGGTACGGGTGGTATTACTGGTGCAAGTATTAGCGGAACAGCACTAAGCGGAAGCATTTCTTACTTAGCAGTAACATCTACATATAACAATGCTGCCGGCGATTTTGGTACAACAAATTTTGATATTTCATACGAATCAGGCGGCTTTACAACAGTAGATATTAATTCACCAAACGATACATCAGGATTTGCTATTAATGATAGGATCCGTATTGTAGGTAGTCAGCTCTTAGGCGGATCTGGACAAGACGGTAATCAAGCATCAGGCGGCAACGACTTTGTAGGTAAAATTACATCTGTTGGCGGCGGTGGCTCTATTACTACTGTAGAAGCAGATAACGTAGCTTGGAGTCAAGGTACGCCTCCTAGTCAAATTAGAAGTTATCAGTTCGGTGGAGTTGGTTTATCGTTTACTGGGGGATCAGGTTCTAATGTTGAATTTACTATTAACGTTGATGGTACATCATATGGTATACAGTTTTCACAAGCAGGAACAGGATATAATACAGCTGATACATTAGTATGTTTAGGGTCCGATTTAGGCGGCGCAACTCCTGCTAATGATTTGTATTTAAGAGTTGTTGCAGTAGATGGTGTTGGCGGAATTCTTGATGTAAGATTAGAAGGTGCTGATGAATCTTCAATCCCGACAGCATTTAATGGCGGCACATTTACATCTAAAACATTATCAAATGTAACAGGATCAGGCGCAGTATTCGACATTACAAATGACGGTATAAATTATAGCGCAACTATTGATACAGCTGGTATAGACTATCATTTAGATCAAACATTTACAGTAGCCGGAACAGAATTAGGTGGAACAACTCCAGCTAACGATGCTACTATAACTGTTGCTACTGTAAGTGGAACTGATGGATCTATTACAGGCGTAACTATTGCAGGCAGTGCTCCTGCACTACCAACATCATTTAGCGGTGTTGCAGGTACTAATCAAGCACATGCTGGTGCAGGCGGCACATTAAATATTACTAGAACAGCAGGAACATATACGATTGCAATTAATGCATCGGGATCAGCTTATCAAATTGGTAACAAAATTACTATTGAAGGAACAGCACTTGGAGGTATTTCACCTACAAATGATGCTACTGTATTAGTAACAAACGTTGACGGCAGTGGCGGATTAAACACTGTTACTATTGAAGGAACAGGCGCTGGTGGCGGCAGTTTAAATTTAGTTAACGGTGTTACACTTACTGACTTTAGTACTCAAACAATTACTTCAGGATCTGCAGTCGACTTTGAAGCACTTGCAACTATTGAAATTACATGGCCGTATGCACACGGTATTGTTCCAGGTGATACATTTATTGTTGACGTTGCATCTGATGATGGAGGAACTAATAATCACTCGTTAGCATCAGGTTCGTTTATTGCAATTAATATTCCGACCACTAAGAAACTTAGATACAATGCTAGAGCCCCAGGAAATATTTTAGAAGCCACAGCCGGCGATAGTACTGTTGATAAGATTCAAGGTAACATTTATATGCGTCCAGACAGTTTCTTTATTCACAGACCATATGACGGCGGCGTGCAGTTAGGCACAGGTGGTCCACAACACGGTGCGCAAGCAATTCGTCAGAGTAAAAAATATATTAGATATCAGTCAGGTAAAGGTATTATGTACACAACTGGTGCATTGTTTGCTCCAAGTTATGATGTACGTACTGTAACATCAACAGGCACAGAACTAGGAAATACTATTACTATCGTTACTGACGACAATGATCACGGCGCACAAGTTGGTGGTAAAATTAGACTTATTGGAGTTGAAACAGCTGGGTATAACGGCGAATATATAGTGACACAAATTGTAGATGAGCGCACACTACGCTGTCAGAATTTAAGAAGACTAGGAAGTACAACAGCCACACTTGGATTTGCCGCACAGATGAGTGTAGTTAGTTGGCATGGTGCAACAGTACGATCCGGCATCTTTGACGATCAAAACGGAATTTACTGGGAATTTGACGGTAAAAATGTAAGTGTAGCCCAAAGAACAAGTACAAAACAATTAGCTGGAACAGTAAGTGCTACACCGGATAATAACGTTCTTTACGGTACTAATACAAGATTTAGAGATCAGTTAAAAGCTGGTGATAGAATTGTATTAAAAGGTATGACACACGTTGTTGCTAACGTTGACTCAAACTCACAAATTACTGTAACACCAGACTATAGAGGTGTTAGCTCAATAGGTGCAGCCAAAATTAACTTAATTACAGATAAAAAAGTTCTACAAGAAGAATGGAACTTAGACAGACTAGACGGCACAGGGCCAAGTGGATACAATATGGATGTTAGATACATGCAGATGATTGGTATTCAATACAGTTGGTATGGTGCTGGTTTTATTGACTGGATGCTACGTGGTGCTGATGGTAACTTTGTATTCTGTCACAGAATGCGTAACTCAAACGTAAACACAGAAGCATTTATGCGTTCAGGTAACTTGCCTGTGCGTTATGAAGTTACTAACGAAGGTGCAACTACTGCACTAGCGGAAAGCATGGATACTACTCAAGATTATATTCCGTTAGTAGAATCGAAGTTCTTCCCAAACAACGGTACAGTGTATATTGATAACGAAATTATTACATATTCATCAATTGATCATACTGCTAAACGACTTCTAAACTGTACACGTGGGACATTCTTAAGTAATTTCCAAGCTGGAGCCAATAGACAATATCAAGCTGGTCCAGCAAGTAATCATGAGATTAGAACAGGAGTTGTATTAATTAGTAATACAATTACTCCGCTTATTAGTCACTGGGGTTCTGCGTTTATTACAGATGGCGGATTCGACGAAGATCGTGGTTATATCTTCTCATACACAGAAACAGGACTGGCAGTGACAACAACAAGACAAACAGCGTTCTTGCTACGTCTAGCACCTAGTGTTTCAAATGCTATTGTTGGAGATTTAGGAGATAGAGAACTACTAAACAGAGCGCAGTTACTTATGCAAGGTCTAGAAATTACCTCAGACGGACTTGATCCAACCAACTCTAACGCACCAATTTACGGTGGTATTGTTATTGAAGGTATTCTTAATCCACAAAACTACCCACTCAATCCAAACGATATTGGTTGGACAGGATTGTCAGGACTAGCACAAGGTGGACAGCCAAGTTTTGCTCAGGTTGCTTCGGGCGGTAGTGTTAACTGGAACAGTGGTGATACTGCTACATATACTACAGCGGCAGTTATGCCAAAAGTTACAACGTCAGCGCAGTTAATGCCATGGTGGGCTTTTAGAACAAATAGAAACTATGCATACTTTGACCAAGTATCTTGGGAACAAGCTAACTTATCTACAGGTGATCTTGTAAATGCAGATGGCGGCGGCAACGAATACTTCCCAGCAGGAACTACAATTCAACAAATTGTAGACCAGACTATTTACGGAAGATATTTAGTTTACTTTACACGTAACTCAAATAATAACAGTGGCAACGGTGCTATACAAACATTTGAAAAAGGTGGCGATCTAGATAACGCTTCTTATGCATTCTTTACTAAAGCTGTTTGGGACGCATCAGGTGCAAGAGCAGGCACAGCATTAGGCGACGCGGCAGGAGATCCAACTAACCAACCTGATATTACTATGCCTTCAGGTACAGCGGTTAACAGTATTCAAGGTCCGTTAACTTTTGGTGTTACAGGATCAGGAGGTATTGAATACTTTAAAGTTAACTTTAATAACTCGTTTAATGGTACAGTTAGTCCAGGAGATTTGTTTAACTTTACATTCCAACAGCCTCCGTATGCACAACCAGGAGAAACAGTATTCTCGTTCATTGCGCAACCTGGAGAAAGAGCTACATTAGATTTAGGACAGTTGAAAGAACTTACAAATACTACATTAGGTGGTAGAGGTACGTTCCCGAACGGACCAGACGTATTGGCACTAAACGTTTATAAAACGTCAGGTGAACCTGTAAATGCTAATATTATTATTAAATGGGGTGAAGCACAGGCTTAACAGCCCGTACTTTCATCGGAAAGAATCTCAGGTATTGCCTGAGATTTTTTTTGACTATCTCCTGGCATAATTCTATAATTATCTTCTACACTGTCAGGAGTACTTACCTCTGTAATACTACTACCTGCTTCCATACATACTACTTGATGAGGTTGAAGAGGAGGATTATGCCAAGTCATTCCTTCAGTAAGTTCTTGCGATTTAAATTCAGCAGTTTCAGTATCGATCCATTTTAACAAAAATCTTCCGTTGTTTACAAACCATGTTTCGTCTTTTTCTTTATGAAAATGCATACTAAATTTTGCCCCAACGCGATCAAACACCATAATCTTACCACAGTACTTGTCATTAGTTGCCCAGATTAGTTCATATCCCCAACCTTTATCTACTTTGCCTTCAAGTCTAGTTGGCTCCATTTAAATATTCCTCCACAGTAATCCAATGTCTAATTGGAATTGTATTATGTAATCTTGCATTATCTGCACATGTATATTCTTGATATTGTCCTTTAAGTTTATCAGGCATATCAATATATTCAATAGTTGCATTATGTTTTTCAGCAACTAATTGAGCAACTTTTTCTACACTAATTGCGTTACCAGTTCCAACATTATAGATACCGCTAACATCTTGTTCCATCATTTGTTCGTGTATACGCACTATATCATATACACAGACACAATCACGTTTATACTGATCACTGTTTTTAAAAAGTTTAATAACACCGTCTTGTTCTGCTTGACGCTGAAACTTGCTTACAAGACTCATTTGATCACCTTTATGACCTTCTCCAGGACCGTATACGTTAAAATAACGGAAGCTCTGTACATTCATTTGAAATGAGTCTGGTTGATAAATTCCATGATCAACTAGAAATTTATCAACTAAGTATTTGCTCCAAGCATAAGGTGTTTGCGGATATTTTGGCGCATCTTCATTAAAATCGGTATATGGACCATACACACTTGCACTACTTGCTAGTTGAATATTTGTGCCGTAATTATCACAAACTTGCAATAGCCTTAGCGTAAACTCGTAATTATGAGCCCAAACTTTTTCAATATCTCTTTCTGTCGTATCTGAAATTGCACCAGTATGAATTACCCAATCATATTGATCTACTGCCGGAACAACGTTTTCAACATATTCAAAACCTTCAACCTCGTGCCCTTTATGCAACATATAATTTGCAATGTGACTTCCAATAAAGCCTTTATGTCCTGTTACTAAAATTTTCATGTATTCTCTCTACTATATTTGTGGTTGACTTTCCTTTAACTGTAGGAAAAATTTCTACATTATAATCTTGATGACCAACTACAGTCTCTATTATATAGTCTCCGCCCTTAATAATCAAGTCTGGATTGACTATTTTGAGCAAATTTTCTGGGGTATCTTCTGTAAATACCTTTACTTCATCTACCCAAGGAAGCACTTCAAGTTGTTCAATACGTGTAGCAATATCGTTAATTGGTCTATTAGAACCTTTTAATCTTTGAACACTAGCATCACTATTAACACCAACTACTAATTTATCACCTCTACTTTTTGCATATTTTAACAATTCTAAGTGTCCGGCGTGTAGTACATCAAACACTCCATTTGTAAATATTACTTTTCTTTTAATATCACGCATTGTTACAACATGCACTCCACGATGTTCAACAGATCTTGCACTTGCATAGCATGCAAGTTCGCATGCTTTAAAAATATCCATACCTTCGTTAATTCCATATGCAATTACTGCCAATGCAGTATCACCAGCACCAGTAACATCAGCAACTTCTTTAACAGGTTCTTTAAAATGCCTGTAGGTTAAATCGTTACATAGTACATGCATTCCGTTTGCACCGTCTGTGACTACGAGATATTTCCAGTTATGATTTTTAAGATGTACAATAGCTAATTCTTTTTTAAATTCACCAAACCATTCAGTATATTCTTTCATATTAGGTTTTACTAAAAATGCACCATCATAAAAATCAGGTGATTGTTTAGGATCAACAATTACTTTACATCCTTTAGATACTAAGGTTTGTACAGTATTTTTTCTAATTACACCTTTATCATAATCGCTTATTACAACAACATCGTCTTTATTAATTTCTTTTAATAATTTTTCAAATGCAGTATTATTAGAATATTTTTCTTCTCTGTCCCATCGTACTATCTGTTGTCCATTTTGTCCTACTACTCTATTTTTACTAGTGGTTACATTTGCATCCATTACTACATTAAAATCAATATTTGTATTTTTATCAAAACATTCGACGAGCTGATATCCTTCTTTATCTGTAGATATGGCACCGTATAAACTAATTTCACCAACTAAACTAGAAATATTTAATGCAACATTGCCAGCGCCTCCTGGTTTTAATTCTTGATGTGTTTCGAGCAATACTGGTACAGGTGCTTCCGGACTAATCCTAGATGCTTCTCCGATAATCCATCGATCTAACATTACATCGCCATAAACTTTGATCATTACATTCCTCTTATATATTTTGTGTTATCGGGTAAATTTTCTGACTTCATATGATGTTGTTGAACATGGTATAGATATGCACTATCACTTAACACTACATCATTATTATAGTTCAATTCTTTACGTGCAACTATATCTGTTAATGCGCCAGTACCAGTTAAAACAAAACTCCATAGTGGCCATCCGGCACTTCCTTCTTGTCTTGGAAATAGTGTAGCATTAGGAACTCTGTGTTTGCATATTTCGTGAATGGAGTTTACAAAATCAGTTTTTGTTGCACCGCTATCAATATGTTTCCAAAATTCTGTATCATTTCTGCCGCAGGTATAATGTGCTACAAGAAAATCTTTCATTGTATCGTACAAGTGTCCATTAACTTTATTGTAGTTTTCTACTTGTGCATCATTACATGTTTCTTGGACATGTGATCCTAAACAACCAAATATAAAATGTTTTAATTGGAAAATAGTTGTATGAATACTAGTTGCTTCTAACGGTTCAGCAAACGCCGCACACAAGCCAATTGACAATACGTTTTTAATCCACAACTTTTCTTGACGGCCACTATCAAACTTTAATAATCTAATTGGATCAACTTTGCGTCCAATTGTTTGCTCTAGTTCAGCATGTGCTTGATCAGGGGTAACAAAGTCATCACAAAATACATATCCGCATCCTCTCCGATTCTTTGTCGGAATCTGCCAACACCATCCATTGTTCTGCGCCCATGCATTAGTAACAGGTTCAATAATTTCATCATCTTCATACGGTAATAAAAATGGTAAGGCACTATTTACAGGCAAGTTTTCTTTATAACTTTTCCATTTTCCACCTACTGCTTTCATTAGCACTTGATTAAATCCACTAGCATCAATAAACATATCTCCAATTACAGATTGACCATTAGATAAATTTAGTTTTTCAATGTATCCTGACTCACTGTTAAGTATAACATCATTTACTTCACTGTCAATATGTTCAGCATTACTAATCTTTTTAAAGTATTGTCCTACTTTGTGAGCATCAAAATGATAAGCGTGATTTCCTGCTGGCTCTACAAAACTGTTTTTATTATGATGTATTTTATAACCTAATTCTGTTGAAATATGTAATAAGTTATTATCTCGGTAACCTAGTGCATGCTGAAAAATAAGATCAGACCGATCATTTGATGTTGGGCTACCGTCAATTGGACCTATGTAAAACTTACTAGGATCTTTGTTCCACCCAATATGTTTAATACCTAGTTTAATAGTAGCATCACATTCTTTAATAAAATCTTGTTCATTACATCCAAGATCCCACATCTCATTTTGTACAATGTTAGTTAGTGATCCAGTTGATCCTTCACCAGCACCGATAATACCTATCTTAGAGCTTTCAATTACAGTAACTTTATGTTCAGAACGTATTTTTGAAATCATTAGCGCGGCTAGCCAGCCGGCAGTGCCTCCACCGACAATAACTATTTTCATACCAGCGATCCTCTATCGCCCCTAGCCTGGGCTAACTGAAACCAATCTAGTCCTAAGTTAGTTGATTTGATAGCATCTGTATGCTTTAAACTAGTGTGCATTCTAATCTCTTCTGCTTTTTGAAAATCATGTAACAAAAAATCAATCTCCTGTGGTGGCATATAGTTTAAATCTACGTTTACAGGATAACCCATTTGTATTAACCATAAGTGCCAATTAGGCGGATGGAATAATGTTCTTGATTGGACAGGAGTGTAAAATTTACGTTGTGGATCTTTTAACCAATCCTCATACCATAGATGTTTTTCTGATTTTACATGTGTTTCTTTTACATAATTCCAGAATGGCGTATCCCATTCTGTGTCAGCATAATGACTGTTTACAAAATCAACAGCGTCATTATACCAAACTTCCATTTCTCTATTGTAGGTTTCTATATTAGTATCATTATAAGCGTATTGAGGGATCATATCCATTAGTTTCTCAACACCCGTAGTCATACTAGCAAGTCCAGTTGATTCTAGCGGTTCGATAAATCCACCACTTAATCCAATCGAAACAACGTTGCCCTCCCAAAAGTTTTTACTGTAGTAAGGTACCCAATCAATTAATTTTAAATCTTCTGGTTTGATTCGATTATTCCAATGCTCACAGAAATAGCGTTTTGCCTCTTCTACGTCTGTAATATCCTTGTTAAATACTAGTCCTGAACCAATACGTGATTGTACTGGAATTTTCCAAATCCATCCATGATCAACAGCAGGACATTTTACATATGGTACACATTCTTTTTCAAAATCATCATATGGAATGTGTCCAGCAACAGCGGCATTAGTAAACAATCTACCTTCACCTAGCAGTTCTACCCTGTCTGCTTCTTTAAGTATACTTGCAAATCCTGTACAATCAATAAAAAAATCACTATGATGAACAACACCATTTTTAAGTTCTACGCTGGTTACATTATTTCCGTCTTTGTTTACTTTAACAACATCACTTTTAATTACAGTTACATTATTTTGACAAATTCTTTGTAATTCAGTTACTAATTTACCTGCATCAATATGATACGCTAAGGTTTCAAATGCTCCCCACATATCTAATTTATTCATCATGTTAACTTCGTATGTAGGTACAGATGTAGTTTTGAAATCTAAATTTTGGTGTTGCGCCCAAAGATCATACGCTGTACATCCTTGTTGGAAATAACTTCTATTCAAGTAAAAAGGATGCCACACATTGTTTTCTGGCTTCCGCCATCCAGGAAATTCAATTCCTGATTTATAAGTTGCATCAATATTAGCAAACCATTTGGGTAGATTAATTCCGCACTTTCTTAAAAAATGCGGAAAAGTTAAAACGGTTGCTTCACCAACGCCAATAGGATTACCTACTTCTTTGTCAATTACTGTAACAGGTAAATCCCAAAAGTTATTTTGAATATAAGTAGCCGCAAGCCATGCCGCTGATCCACCACCTACTATAGTAATGTTTTTAATTTTCTTCATTTTCTAAAAATCCTATTAAATCAAAAACTGTTTTTAATTTTGTTTGATTTGATTTATTTTGCAAAGTGCTACGTAATCCCATATGTAAAGGCATAGGCCACTTTCCAAAACTAACCCATGCATATCCATCGTGTTCGGCATTAAGTACAGGTAAAAATTCTTCTTTTATAACTACTAGATACGTATGAAAGCTAAATTTTTCGTCAGTACTAACAAATGTTTCAAGGGGAATAGTTTTGATTATATTAGGTAATCCACCTACTTCTTCGTGAATTTCTCGTTGCAAAGCAGGCCAAGGGAGTTCATCCTTACCGTTAGTGCCGCCAACAAGTCCCCAAACATTTTTTTGTTTGCTTTGTGTGCGGTGTAATAATAAGAATCGTTTCGTACTTAGCGAATAAATTAATGCTCCGCTACAAATTATCTCATGGTTCATATAACTAGTTATCTTAGAATGCTAGTCGCCATGTTCCTTTTCGGTATAATCCTTCGAACGATAAAATCCAATCAGATCCGGTCCATCTGTACTGAATTCCAGTGTTAAGATTAGTAACATACTTTGTAGTTGTACCTGGGTCTGCACTAGCATCAAATACGATATGCCATTGATATCCATCCCATTCTACAATGTCGTTTTCGTTTGCTACAAAATCTGTACCGTCTGCATTTTTCCAAGCATCTGGACCATCATACGGGTCTCTACTACTTCCGTCATTTGGATCTTGGCCAAATGTCATTAATCCGCCAACATTTTCACTGTTATTTAGATTGCCAAGTAATAGTACTCTTGCTCCAGCATCTGTTGGATCTACATCTGGATTATATTTTTCAGGATCGATAATTAAATCTACACTTCCAGTATTGTTTCTTCCGCTAACAGTTGGAAAATCAGTATTTGTAGGTATAGTGTCTGGGTCCCATTGCACTAATAATTGTGTATCATCAAGAGAGTTTAATGTGACAACACCATTTACGCTATTAGTAACTGATTCTCCTTCGATTGTAACTCGTTGTACTTGTAATTGTGTAAGTCCGTTTTGAAAGCCAGGTCCTTCTGGAGCTCCTTCTAAGAATTTAGGCCAAGATACTCCACCAAGTCTACCTTTATATATTAGTTGTGCAATTCCGTTGAGTACTTGCATATCAAAACTACCCCAACTAGATGCCATTACGTTTCCTGTAAGACTGCTAGTATCAAACGGACCATTGCCAGCCGGGGTAAAGTTATTAGGATCTGTACCTCTCATTGCAGGACGATTTGTATCAGTCCATGCAAGTAATTCTGGTTGTGATGTACCTAACGAAATACTTCCTCTTGATTCGTCAAATATACTCATTACGACATCAGTAATAACACCGAGCTTTTTAACTTTAACTGGCATATTAATATAGATAGGTGTTGTAAATCCTAATTGCGCTACATCAATATCACTTTCTGTACCAATTGGAATTGATCTACTACTAAAACTCATAGATGTAAGTTCAACACTAGTTAAACTACTCCAGTCAATATAGTTGTCTGTAGTTTGTATTTCTAAACTAGGATTAAACAGCATTAATATCTGTTCAAGTATTTGTAATTTTTGATCTGTATTAGTTGACCATATATCTACATTTATGTTAAGTGTATATGGACTTGGCATAATACGTTCGACTGTATAATTTTTTCCTTGAGTGTTTAAGTACTCTTTATTTTCGACATCATAAGCACGTTCACGAATATTAACTTTATTAGTATATGTAGAATCAGCTGTCCTTGATCTGTCTTGTTCAAGTCCAGTAATATATACACCAATACGAGGTGCACTCGGAACTTTATTTTCGGAATTGTCTCTAAGAATATGTCCTACTTGACGTGTAATATCTCCATATAAAACAGGTACTTGTACTATTTTACCGTCGCCGTCTTTATACGAAAAGTTACTAAACAACCTTACTAATTGTGTAACATATCTTCTTATTTGACCATCATAGAAATGTTGCATTAATTATCCGCCTTTGGTCTAAGTGCTTTCGAAATACTTTGTCTTTCAACAGTCTCTTCGCCGCCAATAGTATCAGTATTAGTGTTATTAATAAAGCTACCTTTTTGTGTTTTCTTAGTATCAGTATTACTCAGCGTCATACGTACTTTATCTTCCATTTTAACCCACATTGATCCATTGTATCTAAACAATCTATTTGGAAACATATCAACTCTTAAGAAATAGTCGCCTTCAACACTAGTTGTAGGGAAACTGATTCCGCTACCAAATGCTTCACCATTGGGTGCAATTCCGTCTCCAATCAAATATCCCTGATATCCATTTCTATCAGGTGTTTGATTAACTCTACTTGCATCTAAATTTCCACTAGCAATACTAGCATCAATGTCATTTTGATCAGCTCTAACTACTTCTGGAATATTATTTTCATCAACTTGTAATGTAAAGAAACTTGTAGTATCATAACCTGACATATCTGCATCTGCTTCAGCTTGCGAAATAATTGCATTATTAATTTGCATTTCTTTTTCGTAAGTTGATAATACATCACGTAATGTTTGTGAACTACCTTCTTCAGTTGGCAAGTCAAGAATTTCTTTAAACTCTTGACTATCCATAATCTGTTTCATTTTAACACGATACAAATGCGGATACCAAGTAGGACTAAATCCTTCGCTTGCACGATTAACATCTTCTACAACATAAAATCTTTTTAATGCTACACTATAATCATTTAATGCAAATTCGTCTTTTAGATGCGGCAATTCAATTACATCTCCTGCCATAATTTTTCGACCCAGTGCCTTAACACTGTAATTAATAGGTATTGTCATAAAAACAATATCGTTTTGTAAGAACAATCCAAATTGACTCATGTCAAAATCTACATCACTTACGTTGTAGATTCCTCTCATAGTATAAATGTTTGGATCGTATTTTCTATCTCTGTTTTCCATAAACAACATATCTTGTATGTTAGTTTCTTTAACAGCATCATAACGAGGTTGATCAGCAGTTGCATCTACTTCCTCTGGGTTCTTAGGACCTAAGTATTTGTGAACAAATACGTCGGTACCTCCGACAGTAAACATCTCTGTTATAGTCTTATCTAAGAAATCGTAATCTTTCCCTCTTTCGGGTTTATATAAACTGAGTCTTGGCATAGTAATGTTATTTATCGTTGCATAAATAGTATAGCGGAGATGAAAGAACATGGCTAATAATATTAACACAAAAAGACAAGAAGTTTACAAGTATGTAGAACTTAATCTAGGCGGCGGCATGATTGACGTTGAATTAGATCCGGATCACTACGAAACAGCATTAAATACAGCACTTGCAAAATTTAGACAGCGTTCTGATAACAGTGTTGAAGAATCGTATTTTTTCTTGCCAACAGTTATTGATCAAAATGATTATATATTACCAGACGAAGTTATGGAAGTTAGACAAATTTTCCGCAGATCAATAGGGTCAAGAACAGGCGGTGGCGATGGCGGAACATTGTTCGAACCATTCAATATGGCTTACACAAATACCTATTTGCTAAGTTCTTCTAATATGGGCGGTCTTGCTACGTATGCAATGTTTGCAGGATACCAAGAACTAGTAGGACGCATGTTTGGATCATTCATTGAATTTAAATGGAATAGATCTAACAAAAAACTTACAATTCTACAACGATCAAGAGCAGAAGAAGAGTTACTACTATATGTGTATAACTATAGACCCGACTTTGAACTGCTAGACGACTATCTAGCAAGCCAGTGGATTAAAGATTACACACTTGCAAAATGCAAATATATGCTAGGCGAAGCACGTAGTAAATTTGCTACCATTGCAGGACCACAAGGTGGTAGTAGTCTTAATGGTGATGCCCTTAAAGCAGAAGCCGCTGCCGAGTTAGAAAAGTTAGAAAACGATGTAGCAATGGCTGTACCAGGCGGCACAGGATACGGATTCACAATCGGCTAACATAAAGGTTGACACTTTATAAATTATTATGTATAATATATGTAAATTTGTAAGGATTCGTCATGATTATAGGTATTTGTGGATTAATTGGTAGTGGTAAAGGTACCGTTGCTGATATTCTTGTAGAAGAACACAATTTCCAAAAGATTAGTTTCGCAGATAAACTTAAAGATGCTGTATCACTTTTGTTTGATTGGGATAGAGACATGCTTGAAGGCGACACTGCTGAAAGCAGATATTGGCGAGAACAACCGGATAATTTCTGGTCAAAAGAAACTGGCCGCACAATTACACCTAGATTAGTACTACAAGAATTTGGCACAGATTGTATGAGAAATGGATTCTATGACGGAGTTTGGGTTAGTTTTTTTAAAAAAACAGTATTAGATAATCCTAAAACTAATTTTGTAGTACCAGACTGTCGTTTTGAAAACGAAGCAAGTATGATCAAAGAGCTTGGCGGAAATGTTTGGTGTGTAAAACGTGGACCTGATCCTTTATGGTTTAGACAATACATTGATTTAGATATACAACCAACAGACGTACATATGTCAGAATGGGCTTGGGCCAAAGTTCCATTTGATTTTAATATCTATAACGAAGGTACTCTTGACGATCTTAAAAGTCAGGTACAAGGTCGCCTTGCTTCCACCTTACGCCTTGCTTCTGTAGTACCCTCTGACAGTTAGCACATATTGTTTTTAAGTTACTGTGCAACGTGTTAGATAAATCACCATCTATATGGTATACATTAAATTGTTCTTTATGTAGTGATTTGAATCCGCATTTTTCGCATTGCTCTTTTTGACGATATCCGTTCTGATACCATTTAGGAATACCCCATTTTTTCTGTCCGTGATGTAAACAAGTATCACACGATTTCCTATAATAAGTTTTACCGTCTTTTTTATAGTTTACGGCCGCCGGCCTGTATCCACATTTACACAAAGGTCTCATAATACTATTTACCATACCTTTACACCACCTTTTATTCGGTGTTTCTCCATACTTTTTTAATCAAATCATATAAATACTTTTAACAGTTGTTTTATTTTAACAGGAGAACTACAAAATGGCATTAATATCACCAGGTGTACAAGTCAGTGTAATCGATGAAAGTTTTTACACACCAGCAGAACCAGGTACTACTCCAATGTTGTTTGTTGCGTCTAAACAGGACAAAGCAAACGCGGCAGGAACAGGTACAGCAAGAGGTACAACAAAAGCGAACGCAGGCGTTCCATTCTTAATTACCTCACAAAGAGATTTAGCAGATACGTTTGGAGATCCAATCTTTCAAACTGATGCAAACAATAACCCAGTAAACGGTGGGGAACTTAACGAGTATGGTCTACAAGCGGCTTACTCATATTTAGGAGTTTCAAACAGAGCGTTTGTTGTAAGAGCAGATGTTGACTTAGGTGAACTAGAGCCAAGCGCAAGTGCGCCAGCGGCAGCTCCGGCAAACGGAACATATTGGTTTGATACTTCCCTAACAAAGTACGGAATTTTTGAATGGAATTCAAATGCTGTGACTGTTACTGGTGGACAGTCATTTACAAATAAGATTCCATTGGTAATTACTTCTAACACTAATCTAGTTGGCGGATCAAATACAGGACTTCCAAAAGCTAGTGTAGGACAAGTAGGCGACTATGCAGTAGTAACAACAACTACTACTAACAAAGTATACTACAAGAATTCCTCAGGAACATGGGTTAAAGTAGGAACAGCTGATTGGGTTGCAAGTCATCCAACTATTAAGGGAACAGCAACTAACCCAACACTAGTAAATGGTGAAACTATCATTATTAATGGTACAACTACTGCCGTTACTGGCGTAAATGTTACACAAATGGCAGCTGATATTAACGGCGCAGGCATTACTGGCGTAACAGCTGGAGTTGTCGATAGTAAGCTATACATTTACAGTGATGGTAGTTCTATTACTGACGGTGGAAGTGATGTTGACGGAGCAATTGAAATTGCCGCAGGTTCATCAGGTACACTACTAGCAGACTTAGGTTTGACAGCTGGAACATATTACGCACCGCAACTAATTATTGCACCGCACACTAACGTTCCAGGATTTAAATCATCTGATACACAGCCTAGACCAACAGGTTCAGTTTGGTTTAAAATGACTGAAGCTAATTTAGGTGCTCAGATGAAAGTTAAAGTTTATAACTCAACAACTAAACTTTGGGCAGACAAAGCGGCTCCTGTGTATAAAACACACCAGGAAGCACTTTACAATTTAGATAAAACAGGCGGCGGAATTAACCTAGCACTAGGTACAGTTTATGTCCAGTCTCATACTACAGAAGCAGAAAATGAAGAATTAGACTTTACAATTTTTGCTAGATCAACTTCAGGAGCAACAAAGATTGTTTCAAGTCCTGTTACTGCAAGTAGTCTTACAGCAGGAACATACGGCTTTACAATGGCAGAAAGCGATCCAAACAAAGCAGCCATCCAAGGCGGCAAGGCAATTAGCATTACTGTTGCAGGAGCAATTACTGATGCAGATGAAATTGCTGGCGCAATTAATTCAGCAGGATTTGAAAACATTGTAGCAAGCGTAGATGCTTCTAACAGAGTTGTAATTGAACACAACGATGGAGGCGAAATCCGTATTGCAGATACAAATAGCGCACTAGGCGACATTGGCTTTGCGGCTTACAACTATTCAACTAAAGCAGGAACAGCAAACTTGTATGCGGCTCCAGCAGGCGATAGTGTTTATGATTTCCATGCTTCAAATTGGAGAATCCTAACACAAACTGCCGGACCAGATGCACCAACAGCACTAACAACTGATGGAGCATTGTGGTACAATTCAATTGTTGATGAAGTTGACATTATGGTACATAACGGTACCATTTGGAAGGGATATGCAAATGTTTATCCAGATGCTGATCCAACAGGACCAATTGTTTCTGCAACTGAACCTACTCAACAGACAGATGGATCATCTCCATTAGTAACTGGCGATTTATGGATTAGTACAGCAGATTTAGAGAACTATCCACAAGTACACAAGTACAATGCAGATTTACAAAAATGGATTGCATTAGACGAAGGTGATCAAACTACAGAAGATGGTATTTTGTTTGCTGATGCACGTTTTGGTACAAGCGGCGGTACAGCTACAGAAGCACCAAGTGGAACTATTCCTGAACTATTAGTAAGTGATTATCTAGACACAGATGCACCAGATCCTGCATTATATCCAAAAGGTATGTTGCTATGGAATCTACGCAGAAGTGGATTTAATGTTAAGAAATTTGTACGTAATTATGTAGATACTACAGCTAAAAACGTTCGTCAAGGTGATGTAAGTATGGCATTGTACTATCCACATCGTTGGGTAACAGAGTCAGCTAACCAACCAAATGGTGCAGGTAGCTTTGGACGTAAAGCACAGCGTAAAGTTGTTATCCAAGCACTACAAGCAATGGTTAACAGCAACCAAGATATCCGCGATGACGAATCAAGACTATTCAACGTTATGGCAACTCCAGGTTATCCAGAACTAATTGGTGAAATGGTAAGCCTAAATTACGATAGAGGTTTAACAGCATTTATCGTTGGCGATAGTCCAATGAGACTAGCATCCGATGCTACAACACTAAATGACTGGGGTAACAACGTTGCACTAGCAGTTGAAGATAACGATGATGGTGCAGTAAGCAGAGACGAATATTTAGGTATGTTCTATCCTAGCTTGTTTACTAGTGATAATGCTGGTAACAACATTATTGTTCCACCAAGTCACGGTATTATTAGAACACTTGCACTAAGTGATCAAGTTAGCTATCCATGGTTTGCACCAGCAGGTACAAGACGTGGTGGTATTACTAACGCAACAGCCGCAGGATACATTGATGCAGAAGGCGAATTTAAGTCAATTGCACTAAACGAAGGTCAGCGCGATACACTATATTCACTTAATATTAACCCAATTACATTCCTAACAGGAGCAGGACTTGTTAACTACGGTCAAAAGACTCGTGCAAGAAATGCAAGTGCGTTGGATAGAATTAACGTAGCACGTTTAGTAATTTACTTACGTTCACAACTTAAGAAACTTGCTAAGCCATACATTTTTGAGCCTAACGATAAAATCACACGCGATGAAATCAAGGCGCAAGTAGATAGCTTGATGCTAGAGTTAGTATCACAAAGAGCATTGTATGACTTCCTAGTTGTATGTGATGAATCTAACAATACTCCAAGTAGAATTGATAGAAATGAATTGTACGTAGACATTGCTATTGAACCAGTTAAAGCAGTTGAATTTATTTACATTCCGTTAAGACTGAAAAACACTGGTGAAATTTCAGGGCTATAATCGGATAAATAAAAGTAACAGGAGCATATAATGGCAATATCAACACTTTCAAAATTAACAGTACCATTAGATAGTAACGCAAGTGCATCTAATCAGGGACTATTGATGCCCAAATTACAATATCGTTTTAGAGTATCACTAGAAAACTTTGGGGTATCAAGTCCGTCAACCGAACTAACAAAACAAGTTATGGACGTAACAAGACCTAATGTTAGTTTTGAACAAATGACAGTTGACATTTACAACTCAAAAGTATTTTTAGCAGGTAAGCATACTTGGGAACCAATTACACTAAACTTGCGTGAAGATGTATCCAACAATGTACAAAAACTTGTTGGTGAACAACTTCAGAAACAATTTGACTTCTTTGAGCAGTCAAGTGCGGCAAGTGGTGCAGACTACAAGTTTGTTACTAGAATTGAAATTTTAGATGGCGGTAACGGAGCGAACGCGGCAAGCGTACTAGAAACATTTGAATTATACGGATGTTATTTAGAAAGCGCAAACTACAATAGCTTAAATTATGCAACTTCAGAAGTTGTTACTGTTGCCCTTTCTATACGTTACGATAATGCAATCCAATCACCACAAGGTACTGGTATTGGTACAGCAATTGGACGTACAATTAACACTGCTATTACAGGCGGCGGCGCTAGTTAATTTTAAAAAAATAATAAAATTAGGGACTTTATTGTCCCTTTTTTTATGACCGAATTATCTACACACTTAATTAAAAAGGCTAAATATTTGCATGAGTTTCTTAAACGGTTTTTTAGATAATGTAGCATCGGGTGCTTTAAATCCTAAAGGTAATCTTGCGGATTTTGCCCACGCGGCTAGAACGTTTGTTGATGACAATCACAGACTTGCTCCTAAAGTTAAATTTCTTTATCACGTGTCTTTTAGTATTAATCCTCAAGCGGCAGCAATTATACCTCAGTTTGATCAACGACACAAAGACGAAATTTCTTTGTTAGTAAAAACAGCACAATTACCTGGATTTAATATCCAAACAGATGTAAAACATCAGTACAATAGAAAAAAAGTAATACAAAAAAGAATTGATTATACTCCTGTAGGAATTACTTTCCATGACGACAATCTTGGTATTTCTACAGCATTATGGGAAGCATATTATAGGTATTATTATAGAGATGGCAATTATGCAAAAGTTGGACCTGCCGGAGGAGTTGAGCCATTAAACAGACATTATGATAATAGTTCATTATTTAACGAAAAGCAATATAGGTATGGATTTGATAACGATAGTTTAACTCCGTTCTTTAATCACATTACAATCTATCAAATGTCAAGGAAGCGTTATACTGCATTTACATTAGTAAATCCCTTAATAGCATCTTGGACACATGATACAATGGATTACAGTGATCAAGGTACTGGTGTAGAAAGTTCTATGCAGATTGAATATGAAACAGTTCACTACAGTAGAGGTCCTGTTAAAAATGGCCAACCAGCAGGATTTGCTATAAACCATTACGATAAAATGCCAAGTCCTAATAGTTTATCAGGCGGCGGCGCCGCTAGTTTATTGGGAGTAGGAGGCGTACTTGCTGGAGGAATGGGAGTACTTGACGATATTACCGGAGGTAACGTTAGTTTCGGAACTGTACTTAAAGCCGCGAATGCGATTGGAAACGGAAAATCATTAAATGCAAAAGGTATTGGACAAGAACTACTAGGTAGTGCAGTCGGCGCACTTGGACGTAGTCAAGGAATTGACGTAAGTGGAGTAGCAGGTGTTTCATTCCCAAGTGGAGGAATAGGACAACTAGGAACATTAGCAACAGCCGCCGCAGTAAGTTTAGGAGCAAAAGCAACAAGCAGTAGTAATCCATCAGGCGGAATACTTTCAGCGTTTGCAAATAAGACTCGATTACCTAACGCAAAGGCTGGACCAGGAGATGAATACGATGAGTGATACCGGATCAATTAGAGGAAATTTACCTCCTAAGAAGGTAACTGACAGTGCAGATAACACTAAAAAATATTTTAATACATACTATGCTAAACAGCTATCATATCCTGCAAACGAAGTAGATGCAGTAATTGGATTTTTAGAACAAAAAGGGTTTGACCCCGCGGCGGCAGCGTCAACTGGCGCAATACTACTTCAACAAGCAAAACTTGATAACATTAAAGTGTTTGAATTATTAGATACATTATCTGGTTTTGATAAGCTACAGCTAAGTGCTACTGTTGCTCAAGTATTAAATTTTAATAGAGAAAAAACAAGTTCTATTGGATTTAAAACTGATAATCAATATAATTATCTAGAAGCTAGAAACATTTTAGGTTAGTGTTATGGCTAAGTTTGCTCAAGGCAAATATACTCTTAAAAATCCTGAAAAATATGTAGGAGGCAAAACACCAACATATAGAAGTGGATGGGAATTTGCTTTTATGAAATTCTGCGACGAAAATCCTAGCATACAAACTTGGGCAAGTGAAGCGATAAAAATACCTTATCGCAATCCATTTACAGGTAAAGCTACTATATACGTTCCAGACTTTTTTATACAATACAAAACTAAAAAAGGTAAAAATATGGTTGAACTAATCGAAGTTAAACCTGATAATCAAACTATGATGGAAAAGGCAGGAAACAGTAAACATAATCAAGCACATGCAATATTAAATATGGCAAAATGGGAAGCCGCAAGAGCATATTGTAAATCAAAAGGAATAACATTTAGAGTTATCACAGAAAAAGATATGTTCCATCAAGGAAAACGATAAATAATAGTAGCAGTTAATGTGAGTATATAATGACCAAAAAATTAGAAGAACTTCTTGACTTGCCTGATAGTAAAGAACTAATCAAGCAAGAACAAAAGAAAGAAAAAAAAGAAGTAGTTGAGCAACAAAATAACACGATGCGTGATATCGCAGAGTTTGATAAAATTGCTAGTGCATTGCCCGCAGTAAAAGGGCTAGGTGAAATGGCTGATAAAGAGCTTAACGAAATCGCTGACAAAGCAATGGAAGCATATGATGATCTAATGGACTTAGGTATGAATGTTGAAAGTCGGTATGCTAGTAGAGTATTTGAAGTAGCAGGCGGCATGCTTAAAACATCGCTTGATGCTAAAGTTGCTAAGTTAGATAAAAAACTAAAAATGATTGACCTGCAACTTAAAAAAGAAAAAATGGACAAAGAAGGCGGAACTGGTGATGACGGCGTTATTTCTGGTGAAGGCTATATTATAACAGATCGTAATAGTTTACTTGAAAAACTTAAGAATATGGATAAATAATTTATAAGGACGGAAACATGTTTGAAAAATATCTAGCAGAAGCAAAAAAGATTTACGAGTTTAAAGTTGGAGTTGCAGGAGAATTACCTGACGGGTTTGCCGATTCAATTGAGACCGCGTTAAAGCGTTACAGTGTAGCGTCAATGAGCGCCGGAAAGAAAACACCAATTCAAGAACGTCCGCTAGATTTTCCACAGTTATCTAATTGTGAAGTTACATATTACGAAGTTGCATTAAACTATCCTACTACACCACAGGTATTAGAGGAATACATTCCAATGTGTTGCGGTATTGACAGAGCTAATGTAATTGTACGTAATGTAAACGACCCAATTGACAGCTATCAAGAAACAGGCGATGGTAGTCCATATGTATCTAAACTAGAAACATTAGAAATGGAACAAGCCGATCCAAAGGCACAAAATACTGTTGGTACAAACAGAGTAATGGATTTACTCAAAGAACTAGAAACTGCAAGAAAGGAACAAGAATATGATCCTATTGCAGAAGTAAAATCAGGAAATCAAAAAGATATTAGTGATAAAGAAAATTCAGTGTCACCGATAGGGAGCAAATAATATGGATATGAAAAAAATCTTACAAAATATGGACGCGGCAGCCGTCGGCAACAAACCTTTCAAAGGTGACGAAAATTATAACGATATGAAAAAGATCTTAGAAGGGTTGAACAAAGTAAATCAACAACCAACTAAGCAAGTTATTAATGAATCAGCATCAATGAATATTAGCATGACAGCAGATGACGCAAGTCAAGTTGGTGAACTAATGGCATTAATGCGTAATGCAGGTATGAATCCGCAACCAGTAGGAAATGCATTTATAGATAATCCAAACATCCCAGGACGTGACGATGTACCAGGAGACCAAGATCTAAAAGCAGGAGCACTTGGCTCTGCTGTAGGAGCAGGCTTAGGTGCAATGGCAGGCGGACCAATTGGCGCGGCAGTAGGCGGCGGCATTGGTTCAGCACTAACAAGCGATGATCATGACGATCCAAATATTCCAGGAAAAGATGATGTACCGGGTGACCAAGATCTACAAGCAGGAATGGGTGGATCATTAGCAGGCGGATTATTAGGCGGAGCGGCTGGACAAGTAGCAGGCGCACCAGCAAGTGCCGCATTAGGTGCCGCAGGAACAGCATTAGGAACAGCAGTTGGCGGACCAGTTGGCGGAGCAATTGGTGGCGCGGCAGGCAGAGCAATTCCAGCACTAGCAGGCTCAGTGGTTGGTTCAAAAATTGGTGACAAACTAACAGGCGAAGATTACGAAAACGAGCCAGACGAAGATTATAGACCAGCTTCAGATATGGTTAGAGGCGGTAACGATATTAATAAGTCTAAAAAATCATATCCACCAGTAGCAGGCGGAGATAATCCAATGGCAATAAAAGATAAAATTAAAGAAGAGTTATCAGCACTTTACAAACAATTTCAAAATAAGTAATAATAAACTCTACTACTACTAACTCAATACCCGCTTCGGCGGGTATTTTTTTGGTTAAATAGTATTATGGCATCATCATTAGACGGCGTCTTAATTAAGAAGGCGAATAAAAAAGAAACATTCACTGACACACAGATTGAAGATCTTGCAAAGTGTATGGATCCAACAAACGGTTATATGCACTTTGCTAAAAAGTTTGCATTCATTCAGCACCCCGTAAAAGGAAAACTGTTGTTTGCACCGTTTGACTATCAAGAACGTCTACTAAAAAGTTATCATGATTTTCGATTTAATATTAACATGTTGCCTAGACAAACGGGCAAAACAACGTGTGCCGCAGTATATCTAGCATGGTATGCAATGTTCCACCCAGATCAAACAATACTAATTGCCGCACACAAGTATACAGGTGCACAAGAAATTATGCAACGTATTCGATATGTTTATGAATGCTGTCCGGATTATATTAGAGCAGGTGTTACAAGTTATAACAAAGGTAGCATTGAGTTTGAAAATGGAAGTAGAATTGTTAGTGCAACAACAACTGAAAATACTGGCCGTGGTATGAGTATCTCGTTGCTATATTGTGATGAGTTTGCATTTGTTGGTCCTAATATTGCTACTGAGTTTTGGACTGCTATTTCACCTACACTAGCAACAGGTGGTCGCGCTATTATTACAAGTACACCAAACAGTGATGAAGATACATTTGCAATGATTTGGAAAGAGTCACAAAATAAATTTGATGAATACGGCAATGAACAAGAATTAGGTGTAAACGGCTTCCATGGATTTACATGTAATTGGGACGAACATCCTGATCGTGATGACGAATGGAAAAAACAAGAAATTGGACGTATTGGTGAAGAACGTTTCCGTCGTGAGTATGGATGTGAGTTCTTAGTATATGATGAAACATTAATTAATGCTATCAAATTAGCTGGAATGGAAGGGACTCCTCCATTAATGAATATGGGTCAAACTAGATGGTATTCAAAACCAACAGCAGATCAAAATTATGCCGTTGCACTTGATCCAGCAATGGGTACCGGCGGAGATTATGCCGCAATACAAGTTTTTGAATTACCTAGTTACAGACAAATTGCAGAGTGGAGGCATAATGAAACTGCTATTCCTGCACAAATTAGAATTTTAAAAGATATCTGTCAGCATATTAAAGATAGTTGTAACACATCTGGTACTAATATATATTGGAGCGTTGAAAACAATAGTATTGGCGAAGCCGCACTTATTGTTATTAATGACTTTGGTGAAGAAAATATACCTGGATTATTTGTAAGTGAACCTATTCGCAAAGGACATGTTCGCAAGTTCCGTAAAGGATTTAATACTACACACGGCACTAAAATTACAGCATGTAGCAGACTAAAAACTATGATTGAAAACGATAAAATGAAGATTAATAGTTCTGCACTAATTACAGAACTTAAAGGATTTGTTGCTACAGGTACTAGTTTTAAAGCAAAAACAGGCGCCACAGATGACTTAATAAGTGCTACATTATTAGCTATTAGAATGATGGCAGTATTAAAAGATTGGGATCCGAGAATATATAACACATTTAACCAATCTGATACAGATTATGAAGATTACGAGCCGCCGATGCCGATCTTCGTTACAGGCGGTTTAGGATAAATATTAATATGAAAAACCTTGATACAGTTGCAGAAGAATTATTTAATAAGATTAGGGGTAGATTTCCTAGTGTAACAGTGGGCGATGAAAGTGCCACTATTACTAATCAGCCTAATACAGGTAGATTTTTTGAATTTACTTTTGCAAGCGGTAAAAAAGTAAATATATCATTGAATGAAAAAGATTTAACTATTATGTATAGTAAAAATCTTTTTGGCGAAGATGAGAATGTTTTAAAAGATAAATGGTTTGATTTTTTAAAAGAGTTAAGACAATTTGCAAAGAAGAGAATGCTTAATTTTGATACAAGAGATATTAATAAATCAAACTTAGATAAACGAGATTATGAATACCTTAGCACGGAGAAACAAATGAGCGAATCAAAGATGTATGGTACTAGTAGAACTAGTTACCAAGACGTAGGAACAGCAAGAATGGTAGTAAAACATGCTGGCCCAGTTAACCACGAAAATGCCGCAGGACGTACACAAAACGTACATAGCATTTATATCGAAAGTGACGGCGGAGAGAGATTTAAATATCCTTATCGTCATCTAAACGGTGCAAGAGCAATGACAAGACACGTTGCGGAAGGCGGAACACCTTACGATGACTTTGGTAAACATATTACAGGACTTTCTGAAGAACTAGTAAACCTACGTAAATTTAAAACATACATGAATCGCTCAAGTGTAATGGCAGAAGGCTTACTAGGGTATATGGATATAGTTAATGAAAGACTTAATACAGTTAAAAAGACTGTTGAAATGCTTCAAAGAGAAAACTTCTATAAAGAAAGTGTTAGTACTTTTAAAACAGCCGTGCTAGAAGATGTTCCAGAAGATGTTTCAAATACTTGGATTGATGAATTAACTATTAAACAGTTTAACGAAGAATTAAAAGGTGTATTTCCTTATATCTATAAACTAGTAAGTGAAGCAAACAAAGTTGAAGAAATTGGTCCAGATGAACTATTAGGCGAAAGAGACGACCTTGCTAATCAAGTTGCAAGAGAATTGTTTGACCAAGGTGTGCGTTATAATAGCGTCGAAGACGAAGACAAAATTCATGATATGATGATTGACATGGGCTATGGTAAGTACATGAACGACAGAAATTTTGAAGGTGAAGTTTTTGACGATCTAGCAGGCATGGGCGGCGAGGATGATGACGACGGACAACCTAGTTCATATGACGAGTATCAAGATCTACATGGCGGTGATGATTGGGATCACGGACAATACGATATGGAAAGTGCATACGAGGCACATTTAGAGTCAATTATTAGTAATGCGAAACACGAGAAGGATCCTACTATGGAAAAAACAAAACAATTTGAAATGTTTAAAGAACAAATGGCAATTTCGTCAATTGTTGGTTTAAAAGAATTTAATTTTAATAATAAAACAATTACAGTTAACATGGATAGTAAATTGGCAGAACAAGTACTTGCTGAAAATCCACTAAGATGGATTGCACAAGGCGCGGCAAAACTTTTACCATCCGTTGGTGCAGGCGCAAGACAAGGACTAGATGACATTGCTCGCGCGGCAACGTCCGGAGCAAGCAAAGCGGCCCAAGGTGCAAGAACAGCGGCTCAGGCAGCGGCACCAGCAGTGGGCCAAGCGGCAAGAACTACTGGACAAGCAATCGGTAAAGGCGCGGCAGCAACAGCTGGAGCAGTTGGTAGAAACGTAGTACAGCCTGCGGCTAAGGCAGCTGGCACTGTTGGAGCAATTGGCGGCGGAGCATACTTAGCAGGCGATCAATTAATGGGCGCGGCAGGTGATGCTATTGCGGCAGCTGGTGATAAAATTGTAACATCAGCAGGTGACTTAACAGCGGCTCTAGGAGATCAACTAGCAGGAATGGTTCCAAATATTGGCGAAATTGGTGCAATGGCAGCAAAATATGCCCTCCCAGTAGGACTAGTAATTGCGGCAATTTTTGGCGGTTCTAAATTATTAGGGTACTTGTTTGGCGGCAAAGACGAAAAAGAAGGTATCGAAGACAAGATGAACAAGAGAAGCGAAACGAACAACGATGTTCCGCTTGAAGAGTTTGTTAAAAGTATGTATGATTATACTCGCAATAGTTTTCCAAAAGGTGAAACAGCAGTATTAACACAAGTTCAAAAACAGTATGGTGATCATGCTGTAGATGAAGCTCAATCAGTAATGTCACAATTAGTGAGCGGGCAAGACGAAGAAATGGCTCGTATTCAGCATCTAGCAGGCGTACGATAAATTTTTTCAAAAAAGTCAAAATAATACTTGACTTTATATAAGTAAGACTGTATAGTAGTAACTGTGCTATACAAAAAAAGGCACAAAGAGTAGCAATAATGTTACTCTTGCACATAGGCATTAACATTTAGGAGGCATTAACTATGGCATCATTAGCAGAAATCCGAGCAAAGCTCAAAGAACAAGAAGCCGGCACAGGCAACAACCGCTCATCAGGTGGCGACAACGCAATTTACCCATTTTGGAATATCAAAGAAGGCGAGAGCGCAACGTTCCGTTTCCTTCCAGATGGCGACGATACAAACACTTTCTTCTGGAAAGAACGTTTGATGATCAAACTTCCTTTTGCAGGTGTAAAAGGTCAGACTGATTCGCGTCCTGTGCAAGTACAAATTCCATGTATGGAAATGTATGGCGAAACTTGTGAAATTCTAAACGAAGTTCGAGGTTGGTTTAAGGATCCTAGTCTAGAAGACATGGGTCGTAAATATTGGAAAAAACGTTCATACGTATTCCAAGGTTTTGTAACTGACAATCCTTTGTCAGAGGATACAACTCCAGAAAATCCAATCCGTAGATTTATCATTGGACCACAAATTTTCCAAACTATTAAAGCGGCACTTATGGATCCAGACATGGAAGAATTACCAACAGATTACACTGCTGGTGTAGACTTCCGTCTTAATAAGACATCTAAAGGCGGCTATGCTGACTATGGCACATCAAATTGGGCTCGTAGAGAGCGTCCATTAGGTGATGCTGAAATGAATGCAATCAATACACATGGATTGTTTAATTTGTCAGACTTCCTTCCAAAGAAACCAGGTGAAGTTGAAATTAAAGTGATGAAAGAAATGTTTGAAGCGTCAGTAGACGGTGAAGCATTTGACATGGATCGTTGGGGTCAATACTTCCGTCCAGCAGGTATGGCACAGCGTACAGGTGATCCAAACACTCCTGCGGCAAGTACTCCGGCTCCAGTAGCATCTCAGGCAGCACCTACTCCAACAGCAGAAGCAACTCCAGCACCAGTAGCTGAAGTAGCGCCTGCAACAGAGGAAGCACCTAAGACTGAAAACAAGGCAGAAGATATTCTGTCAATGATTAGAGCACGTCAATCGCAATAAGATAACAACACCCCTAGGCTTGCTATATAGGCAGCCTGGGGGCACTTTCTAACTTTAATATAGGAGAAACAATGGCTAAATCATTTGATGTTAGTAAGTTCCGCAAGGACTTGACTAAAAGTATCTCAGGCATGAGTGCTGGATTTAACGATCCTACTGATTGGATTTCAACAGGATCATATGCATTAAACTATCTTATCTCAGGAGACTTTCATAAAGGTGTTCCGCTTGGTAAGGTAACTGTGTTTGCAGGTGAATCAGGAGCAGGTAAATCTTACTTTTGCTCAGGTAACATTGTAAAACACGCACAAGATCAAGGCATCTTTGTAGTACTAATTGACTCAGAGAACGCACTTGATGAAGCATGGCTACAGGCTCTCGAAGTTGACACAAGTGAAGAAAAACTTCTTAAACTTAATATGTCAATGATTGACGATGTAGCAAAAACCATTTCAACATTTATTACAGACTACAAAGCAATGGCGGAAGAAGACCGTCCTAAAGTATTGTTTGTAATTGACTCACTAGGTATGTTGCTAACGCCTACAGATGTTGATCAGTTTAACAAAGGTGATATGAAAGGTGATATGGGTCGTAAGCCTAAAGCACTAACATCACTTGTACGTAATACTGTTAACATGATTGGCTCGTTGAACGTTGGACTAGTGTGTACTAATCACACATATGCATCGCAAGATATGTTTGACCCAGATGACAAGATTTCAGGTGGTTCAGGCTTTATCTATGCAAGTTCGATTGTAGTTGCAATGAAGAAGTTGAAACTTAAAGAAGACGAAGACGGCAACAAGATCTCAGATGTTATGGGTATCCGTGCTGGTTGTAAAGTAATGAAGACACGCTATGCAAAACCGTTCGAAGGTGTGCAGGTTAAGATTCCTTATGAAACTGGTATGAATCCTTATAGCGGTCTTATTGAATTATTTGAGAAAAAAGGCTTGTTAGAAAAGCAAGGCAATCGACTCAAGTATGTTGACTTAGCCGGCAATGAACATCTTGATTATCGTAAGGCATGGATGTCTCCTGAGAAGATGGATTTAATTATGTCGGAATATAACGAGAAAATGACTCCTGTGGTAAATACCCAAGATGACATCGTTGATGACGATGTTGAAATTGAAATTACAGAACAGGAGTAATATATGGACAGTGGTTTAATCGTTGACATTTGGAATACGTTTAAAGAAGCAGTTGATAAAAAACAGATCGAAACTGTAGCCGAAAGATTTGTAGATGTATGTGCAGATTACGGTGCAGACGATACACATTTTAGAGACTCAATGGGAGCATGTGATATCTTAGATAGTGCAATCTCTTACTACTTAGATGAAGAACCAGATGATTATGATGTCGAAGATGACGGCTGGGATGAATGATTATGGGATGGTACAGCGAAGTTAGCCGTAACATTAATAAGATTCCAGATGCGATTGCATACTTTGAAACTGAATTAGTGAAAGCTAGGCATGAGTGTAAGTTATCAGGCAATGTAGAACGAGCCGCGGCGGAAATGCCTGGCATTGTTGAGCATCGGTTTAATCAACTTCAAGAAATTGAAGCAATCCTTAATTACCTAAATATTGAGCTACGCAGATTGCGTAGCTCATATTTTAAAAAATATCTTGAAAATTATCAGCGAGCTCTATCTAGTCGTGACGTTGAAAAATACGTTGACGGTGAAACAGACGTAGTTGACTATGAAAAGATTATTAACGAGTTTGCACTTATGCGGAACAAATGGTTAGGTGTGTTAAAAGCACTTGATCAAAAACAATGGCAAATTACCAATGTCGTTAAACTAAGAGTTGCGGGCATGGAAGATGCATCAATATAAGTTTCAGGTACCTAAAAATTCAAAAGAAGTAAGAGGACAACTTTTTACGTATTTGTACAGAATGTGCGATACAATAACAATAGAATCTCCTCAAGAAATACAAGAAGATCGATTTCTTGCATTTAGTCATCCTTTTGATGATTGGGTATTTGATGCTATTCGAGCTAATCCTAAATTAAATTTCTTTCATATTGATAATGGTTATATTGGCAATCATAGACACAAGACTCCGTTCTATTATCGAATCAGTTACAACTCATTACAAAATACAAAGCCTTGTCCTGTACCGCATAGTCGGCGCGAATTTTTAGAATTTGACGATAACTTATGGCAAGACTGGAATCCAATTGGAGAATATAATCTTTTAGTAATGCCCAACAATAGTAATATTTTTAAATACTTGGGACAGGATTATGATACCTGGAGACGAGATACTATACAGTATTATGAGAGTCAACCAACTAAATTAGTTATTAGAGAAAAAGAAGGTAAGCGTAGACAAAGATTTAAAGAAGTTTTGCCGTTGATGTCTAATGCAAAACAAGTAATCACATACCATAGTATGGCGGCAGTTGAAGCACTATGTTTAGGAAAGCCAATAAAAATACTAGGTCAAAGTGCTGTAGAACACTGGCAAGGACAAACTAATTTTGATCGTTCAGAAATGCTTGAACATATTGCATGGAGTCAATTTTCAAGAAATGAATTTGCAAGCGGAACTGCATGGAAATGCACATTTAAATATCAGGTAAAATAATATGTATGTAGAAATTGATGGATGGAGAAGTATTGAAGGTGACATTTGTTTAAAGTCTGCTAAAAAGCAAGGCGCAGGTAACATTAATAACTATCAAAACTTAGAACTTGCAACAGCAATGAGCTCGTGTGCAAAATGGCGAGTTGCCGTTGATGTAGGAGCTCATGTAGGTATTACAGCATATCAAATGGCAAAAAGTTTTGAACACGTTCATGCATTTGAAATTAATCCTCAGATTTACAACTGTATGAAACATAATCTTGCTGTTAGAAAAGTTGATAATGTTACAACATATCCTGTTGGTTTAGGAGCAATAGAAGAAACTGTTGAAATTAACACGACAAATAAAAGTTTCAGTACACACGTTCGTCCAAACAGTACAGGTTCAATTCCTGTAAAACCTTTAGATTTTTTTAATCTGCGAGATGTAGATTTTATTAAAATTGATGCTGAGGGATATGAACCGTTTGTAGCAATGGGCGGAATAAAAACCATTGAACGTTGTAGGCCTATAATCTTATATGAATGTAAAGACCACCCAACACGTTATGGGTATCATGCTAATAGTATTAGAGAAATTTTAAGTCCATTAGGATATAGAATGATTAGAAAAATAGGCCGCGGCGAAAAAAATGCAGTAATAGGTTATCGACCCGGAATGGCACCAGATGTTTGAGTTACCGAGATTATATGGAAGTTTAACGCCAGCAAGTGAAAGCTGTGTTGTATTCTTTAGTTGTGATTACGATTATTTTGATCGACACGGATTTGCATTACAACAAAGTATTAATAGAACACTAGGTTGGATGCACGTACACTGTCATATTATAAATGAAGGAAACATGAATAAACTTGTGTTAGATGATTTACAATCCAAATATAAGTTTACGTATACATGGGAAGATGTCGATAATAAATTTTACACTAATCTAAAAAAGAATCATAAGCGCATGAAAGACGGCATTGATATTTTTAAGACTTCTGATTTAGATTATATTGCAAGAAGAACTTATCTTGCAAGTGTTAGATTTATGAGATTAGATGAATTATTTCCTAATAAAACTCAACACGTTTTTCAAATTGACTGCGATAGTATTTTAAGAAACGGATTTCATCAATCAGCATTTATGAATCTTGCTTGTCACGTTGGCATTATGCCTAAACCAAAAGATACAAATGTGTTTATTGCAAGTGCGTTAACATTAGGAATCAATGACGACGGACAACTTTTTAGAAAATTGTTTAGCGATAACATGAAACAAGGGTTTGATGACGGATGTTATTGGTTTATTGATCAAGATATTCTCAGGCAGACTATCTCGCAATGGAATAACGAATTAAACAAACCTTATCATAGTATTCCATATAAGTGGAATGCTTGGGGTCTAAAAAAAGATGATATCTTTTCAACAGGTAAAGGCGGCAAGAAAAATGACAAACGTTATAAAGCGGCTCAACTACGTTGGTTACCAAATCATTGGAAAGTTAAAATTGAACAAGAATTACGAGAGTTAAATTATGGCAGTAAATGATGGATTTGTCATTTACTTGCCATCATATCCTATTAGTGTCAAGATGGCAAATAGGGCGATACAAACAGGTAGAGAACATGGATGGAATATTAGTCTCTACGAAGGTGTATTAGGTACTACTAATACACTCGAACAAAATAATCTATATCCAATCGAGCATAAGAAAGCAAAAAGACTATTAGCTCGTCCTGGCACACAAGGATGCTTTTTAAGCCAATATAATTTATGGAAAAAGTGTGTTAACATTAATACACCTATTTGTATTTTTGAGCACGATGTTGTATTTAAAAAGCCAATGGGAGAATATGAAGATTGTGATGTATATAAATTTGAAGGCTTTAACAAGGCAAAACCTATACCAGCAGGTAACTGGTTTGAAGGTGCTAGAGCATATCGCATTACGCCTACTGGGGCAAAAAAGATACTAGACTGGGTGCATACTAATGGAGTCATGCCAGCAGACTGGATGTTATGCGACGGTATTGTGGATATGCGCTTTGATAAGTATAGTAAAGTCACATATGAAACAAACGTAAGTTTTACAAAGGATCTATCATGAAGCGTATGATTTATCAGGTAGCAGTTGGTGCCCAAAGCAAACTATACTTGCATTGTATTGAAAGTGTAAGACAGTATTGTGCAAAATACAATATTGATCATGTAGTTCAAACACAACCTATTTTAAAAATTAGACCAGATATTGAACGGACCGGGCGCAGTAAAGAAGCTGTTGAACGCCTCGGGTATCTACCAATTTTTGAAAAAGAAAATGCATTTTCGCATCTATACAAATATGACCAAGTTGCAATTGTAGACAGCGACATTTATATCAGACCAACAGCACCAAATATTTTCGAAGAGCTAACAAGTGAATATGCCTTTGGCGCGGTTGCAGAACGTGAACTACCGTGTGCAAAAAAATACAAATCAAAAATTAAAAAATACAGCAAGTCGGCATTTGAACCATGTACAGATGTAGACTGGAAATGGAACGAACTAGGTGCTGAATTCTATAATATGGGATTAATGGTAATTAATTGTCAAAAGTTTCTTCCATATCTAAAAGATCAAACACCAAAGGAATTTTTAAGTAGACCCGAGTTTAAAGACTTTGTCGATGGAGTTGGCTATCGTAAATGGTCCACGGATCAAATGTTACTAAACTGGTGGGTTAAAAAAGAAAAAATTCCTACACTTAATATGAATTGGAAATGGAATGGTTTGTACAAAGGAATTGATGATAAAAGATTGCCCGAAGCATACTTTGTTCATTTTTTCCTTAAAGATTTATTGCCAGCGCACGGAGAAAATGTACCTGCACTAATGGAATCAATAAAATGAAACATGTAGTAATGAGATACATGAGCACTCGTATTAAACACTTGCCTTACGGTTGTCCAGGGTTTGGCGATATTGTACATAGTTGTTTACTAACTTACAACTACGGTTTAGCACATAACGAACCTGCAACTTTACACATTGCTCCTCATCAATATAATAGAGATAAACCTGATACTTGGCGTGAAGTGATTGATTTATTTCCTAAGGATAGTTTGCATTTAAAAGTGCATGAGTTTTTTGAAGAAGATGACGGAAAGTTTTTAGAATTTGTTCAGCAGTCGTATCCAGATGCATTATTACATTACTACGAAAAGTATCCAGGAAAATTACAAAAAGTTTTACAGCCAAGTTTCTTTGTCGATGAATATATGAAAACATTTCCGTGTTTACCTTTTACAAAGTCGTCTGAGATAAAATTACCTAAAAAGTTTGTAACTGCACAGTTTGATCCTACTAGTAAGAAACGTAAATTAAAACCTGATCAATTGTCATTAATTTTTGAAAAGTGGCAATCATTAGGATATGAAGTAATTACTGTAGGCGGACAATCATCTAATCTATTACTTCGTAAAGCAACGCATGTTGGATACGTAATGAGTAAGGCAAGAGCTCATATAGGTGTAGATAGTGGTTACATGCACTTTGCTCAGATGTATTTCCCACCAGAGAATATACACATATATACTAATAGAAGCGAAAGTCAATGGGAACATCATTTAAAAATGTTTAGAGATAACGGAGCAAAGATTAATGAATACAATTGAATTTAACGGCGTTGAATATCCTGAATTACAAGGAAAAGGATTTGCCGCACAGTATGCGTTTCCGTTTGCAAAACAATTTTGTATAGGCAAAGGATTCGACATTGGTTGTAATAGAGAACAATGGGCTTATCCGGGCGCACAAATGATTGACCTTGTATTTGATGACGAATACGATGCTTATAATTTACCAGATAAAAAGGTTGATTACATATTTTCTTCTCATTGCTTAGAACATTTAAATGATTGGGTAGGTGCTCTCGATCATTGGACAACAAGATTACATAAAGGCGGAATTGTATTTTTGTATCTGCCACATCCTAATCAACAGTATTGGAAACCGTGGAACAATAGAAAGCATGTACATTTATTACATCCAAGCGATATTAAAGATTATTTTTGTGCTAAAAAATTTAATAAAGTATTTGTTACAGAAGGGTACGATTTAAATCATTCTTTTTATGCGGTGGCAGAATTATGAAGAAAGAAATAAAAGATTTTAAAAATATTCATAAAGGTAAACGCTGTTTTATTTTAGGATGCGCACCAAGTTTATCTGACGAACGATTAGAGTTATTAGATGATGAAATAGTATTTGCATGTAATAAGGCCTTTTATGCTAAGGATACTCTTAAGTTAAAAAAGTTTGATTATTATTTTGTTGGCGACGCAATTGTATATAAAGAATTATATAATCATAGATATGATGCACTAGCTAATATGAAAGCTACAAGATTTTATTCTAGTAAAGTAGCAGAAATTAATCCAACATTAAACATAAGAGAAGACTATGTCAATATACCTAAAACATACGCTGATAAACAATCAGTAGAAATAAAAGGATTTCCTAGTAATATTGAAAAAGGATGGGGCACTACTAGGGCAACAGTTATTGATGCCTCTATTATAGCATTTTATATGGGATTTAAAGAAATTTATTGGCTCGGTGTTGATTATGATTATAGTAATTTAGAGCGTACACATTTCTACGGAACTGGGCCAAGAGAACAACTGTTAGTTCTTGAACGATTAGAAGATAAGAAGCAAATCACATTTAGACGTACTGTAGCTACAATAAAACATTTAACAAAACACTTTGGTATACATGACGTTGTTTTTAAAAATCTAAGCAAAGGTTTTAAGCATAAAGATGTTATGCACGTTGATAGATTAGAAAATATTATTAGAAAGAAATAGAATGAAAACTATAGCATTTGTACCTGCAAAAGGAACCAGCGAGAGAATTAAAAATAAAAATTTACAAATTTTAGATGGTGAATACCTCTTCAAAAGAAAATTAAAGCAATTACTAAAGTGTGATGAAATTGACGAAGTTTGGTTAGATAGCGAAAGTAAAGAAATACATGAGTTAGCAAGCGACTTGCCAATTAAGCATCATTATAGAGATTCTAGTTTAGCAAATAATACTACTGATGGACATGCTATGTTTGCTAATGAATCTAAGGTTGCTGAGGCAGACATAATTGTACAAGTTTTATGTACAGCACCTTTTATTGATAAAACTGTTATTGATCCTGCGTTAGCTGAATTAAAGAAAAGTAATAAAACAAGTTTAGTTGCAGTTTCAGAACAAAAATTATATCTATGGGAAAATGGCAAACCTACATATGGTCAAACTATTCCTAACAGTGTTGATTTACCTATTCATACAATAGAAGCAATGAGTTTCTATGCTGTTAAAACAAATGGTAAACCTGTACAAAAAAGATATACTTCTGATGCATTACTATGGTCTGTAACTCCGTTGCAGTTAGTTGATATTAATAATCAAGAAGATTTGGATTTTGCAAAAGATATTTGTGCAGGACAACGTGCAAAGAAAGTTCAACAACTTAAGATGTTAAGTAAATCAATTTCAAGTTGTTTACTAAGTGATATTTGTAAAGAACACGGTATTGATCATTTTTTAAGTAGTGAAATTAAATCAATGAACAACGGAACATTTTTAGGATATGCAAAAACATTAAAACTAAAAGCATTACCAGAAGATGAGAAAGATCCTAAACAAAAACATTGGGAAGGTATATTTGATGCTCTTGGCAGTTATCAATTTGTAGCCCCAGGTGATGTTATTATTGTAAGCACTGACGTAAAAGATAAAGCATACTTTGGTGATCTTAATGCGCACTTTGCATACCGTAGTGGTGCAGTAGGTGTAGTTGTAGATGGACAAACTAGAGATGTAGATCGTGTAACACAAATGGGATTGCCGTTGTTTGCCCATGGGCGCATGCCAGACGATATTAGATACGAAGGCACATTAGAAGAAATGAATATGCCTGTAATTATTAATGGTATTACGGTACGTAATAATGATATTGTCTTTGGAGATCCTGACGGAGTAGTATGCATACCAGAAGAAAAATGGGCGTTTGTATTTGAAGAAGTAAAGTCAGCATTGAAGAAAGAAATGCTTGTAAAATTTGAAGCAACATTTGGTAGCGATCCATTTGATGTATTAAACAATGTAGGATTGTTTTAAATGAAACCATCGCAGTTAATAACCTACGGTTGTTCTCATACTTACGGACAAGGGTTACCCGACTGTGTAAACGAGTCTGATGTTCTTCAAGCAGGCCCAGATCCTAGTGCTTTAGCATGGCCTTCAATTTTACGGCAATTATTACAAATAAAACATTTAGATAATAGATCAATACCCGGTGCATCAAATAAAATGATTGCTCATAGAATTTTTAATTCAACATTTAATGAAGGCGATGTTGTAGTAGTGCTATGGACTCGTTTAGCAAGACAAACCATTTATAAATCCAAAGACAAATATCTACATATGATGCCAGCATTTGTCGAAAAGAAAATGTCAAAAGGATTTTGGAAAACTATTAACGACAAGTACGGAAGTGAAGTAGATCAATACAAACAAAATATAAGCACGTATTTTTCTGAATTTTTTGAAGAATATGATGCACAGTTTGACCAAATTAATAGAATAAATCATGTACATGCATTACTAGAATCTAAAAAGGTAAAAAGTTATCATTTGCTTATAGATACAGAAATGCACATTAATCAATTTAAACACATGCTATTACCTAATTTAAATTATAAAGAATTTAGCTGGCATCCAGGGTTTAAAATTGATAATGCGTTAGATAACGTTCACCCGGGTGTAGTAAGTCACAAACAGTTTGCAGTAAACATAAGGAATTGGTTTTTTAAATGAATATAGCAATTTGTATTAGTGGAGTTAATGATAAGCAATCAAATATATTGCCAATGCTAAGACAACGTATACCCGGTGTCAACTTTTATTTTCATACCTGGACTAATAAAACACATCTTGTACCTAGAGAGTTGCATGAAAGATTATTTACAATGCACTATCCTAAGTGGCATTATCACCCACTTCAAGTAGACCCGCCTTCAAAGCACCCAAAATATTTAAAACATAAAGGCGGCGAAGGATTAGAAATTGGCGAAATGTATTTTGGTGTTGCACCAATTATTGCCCATGCAGATATATGTAAAAAAATACCAAAGCATCACGATTTAATTATTAGGGTTGATTGGAATACTGAAATAGATAGACAGGTACCTATTGAAAATTGGATGCGCAAAGCATACGAACACGGACCAGTTGGATTTATGACAAGACCTAATCGAGGTCCAAAATTTGGCTCAGGTCGAGTTGAAGAAGCAGACAAATTAAATTTAGAAGATGACTGGAATGGATTTTTGCCTTGTGATTTTATTATACATAGAAGAGACCACTTTAATACAAAATTAGTAACAGAGTTAGTAGATCAACATAAACTTTATCCAGCAGAGTTTGGATGGTATCAAGTTATGAGTGAATGGACTAATGACATTCACACTAGTATGCACGGCTTTGTTCAGAGAATTAAATAACATTAGGAGTGTATTATGAAAGTTTATGAATATAAAAGTTATGATGAATACTTAGAAAATCAAATAGAAGCTAATGTAAAGAAACTTAAAAACATTTACGTTGAAAAGAAAACAATTAATAAGATTTGTGAAGATAAAAAACAAGCAGAAAGAATTTTATGTCACGGCACACGCAATGCCGCAGAACAATATTACTTTAAAGAAAACTTTCCTAATGCAGAAATTATTGGAACTGAAGTATCACATACAGCATCTGAATTTCCTATGACTGTACAACATGACTTTAATGAAGTAAATGATCAATGGGTAGGATATTTTGACATTGTATATTCAAATGCATTTGATCATGCATTTGATCCTATTAAAACTATTAAAGTTTGGGCTGATCAAATAAAGTCAACTGGTAAGTTGTACTTAGAACACGGCTACGGTCCTGATGATAATAATGCTAGACCGTGGGATCCAGTTGAAATTTATGATGACGAATTGCGGCAACTGTTTAAAAATACAGGCTTAATATTAGAATCAGTTTTTGAATCAACCGGACTAAAAGGCAAAGTTCCTTGTAGAGTATATGTACTGTCAAAATGAAAGCGTATGTAATTACTATACCAGGGCATAAAGATAGTCAGCTACATGCTGATAGATGTATTCAATCTGTAAAGGATACAAACTCAGAATTAGATATTCAAAAGTTTGACGCAATTACACCTGATACTATGTGGGAAGTAAATTGGAAATGGCCTTACACTAAGAAGACAATTTGTCCTACAACTGGCATGACACTTAAGGCATATAAAACATATGATATGACTAAACGTATTGCTGCCGCAGGTAGCCATTATGCACTATGGCAAAAGAGTGTTGAGCTTAATGAAACAATTATGATTCTTGAACACGATGCTATTTTTACAAGACAATTTAAACCATTTGAATTTGTTGCCGGCGCTATTAGTATTAATAATCCAGACCATGCTACCTTTAATTGGAAACTTTACAATGAGCTAGATAATTCAGGAGAACAGGAAGTTCCGTGGGTAACTGATCAAAATATTCCTCAGGGATTGCCAGGACACAGCGCATATATTATTAAACCAGAAGCCGCACAGCAGATATGTAACTTACAAGACAATATTGGTTGGTGGCCTAACGATGCTATTATGTGTAAACAGTTATGTCCTTGGTTACGAGCATATAAGCCTTACTTTACTAAAGTACAAGGTATCAAATCAACAACTAGCAAATAAGTACGCATATAAATATCTACATGAAAGTAGTATTAGTTACCGGAGGATTTGATCCACTCCACTCAGGACATATTGAATACTTTAAGTCAGCAAAACAACTAGGCGATAAATTAGTTGTAGGTATTAACACCGATGCTTGGCTTACACGCAAGAAAGGTCGTCCGTTTATGCCGGGCGCCGAACGCACGACAATCATACAACACTTATCTATGGTTGACCATTGTTTACTATTTGACGATGATGATAATTCGTCTAAGGAAGCAATTAAAAATGTAAGAATGATGTATCCGGATGCTCATATTATATTTGCAAACGGCGGCGATCGAACATCAAACAATATTCCAGAAATGGATACTGAAGTAGAAAATATTTCTTTTGAGTTTGGCGTAGGTGGGAACAACAAAGCTAATAGTAGCAGTTGGATACTTGACGAATGGAAAACACAAAAGACAGAACGTGATTGGGGATACTGGCGGGTGCTAGACAACAAACCAGAGAAAGGTTATAAAGTAAAAGAACTTGTAATCTATCCAGGCAAAGCACTCAGTGACCAAAAACATTTCAAACGTAGCGAACAATGGACAATACTTGAAGGCGAAGTTAAAATGGTAACTGAATGGAACAAACGCCAAGAGATTACTTACCTAACTCCATTGAGTAGACCGTACGAAATTAATAAAGAAGTCTGGCACAAAGCAAGTAATCCAGGAACAGAAAATGCACACATACTCGAAATACAACGCGGAGTGTGTTACGAAGAAGATATAGAAAGAAGGGATTAATGAAGGTATTTGTAGGTTACGACCCAAGAGAAGATATTGCTTATCAAGTATGTAAACACAGCATACTAAGTAGACAACCTGACGCAGATGTGCGTCCATTAAAACAAAAAGAGCTAAGAGATGCAGGATGGTATACTCGTCCTGTAGATAAACTCGCATCAACAGAATTTACATTTACACGATTCCTTATACCAGAACTTACTAACTTCGAAGGCTGGGCAGTGTTTATGGATTGTGACATGATCCTTACTACAGACATTAAAGAACTGTTTGATCAAGCAGATGACAAGTATGCAGTTATGTGTGTTAAACATGATTACAAAGTAACTGAGACTACTAAAATGGATGGTCAGAAACAAACAATTTATCCACGTAAGAACTGGTCAAGTGTTGTGTTGTTTAACTGTGGGCATCCTAGTAATAAGGTACTTGATCAAGATTTAGTAAACAGTTTAGAAATCAATGGAGCATACCTACACAGATTTAGCTGGCTTAAAGATGAAGAAATTGGAGAACTAGATCATACATGGAACTACTTAGTAGGAGTGTATGATGATATTGAAACACCAAAACTAATACACTACACTGAAGGCGGACCATGGTTTGAAAACTACCGCAATTGTGAATTCCACGAACTGTGGAAAAAAGAACTACAGGAAATGATGAATAAGGAATAGATATGGGAACTTTTGATATGGAGGGAAATTCTCCAATACCACCTAGGATGCTAATGCTTAATGACGATGACGAAATTATGAAACATTGGCAGAAAGGCACGAAAGCATTAACTGTTGATCGAAAAGAAATTTGTAGTAAAATAGACAAGTCGCCCTGGGATATTAGTATTCCAGTATCATTCCGTAGCATGACTAAACGTAAAGAAATTTGGCGTTGTTGGGAAACTAGAAGAGACTTTTATTATATCGATAATGGTTATATGGGCAATTTAGAAAAGAAAAAATACTTTTATAGAATTGTAAAGAACAACGTACAACATACTAAAATTAAAGATGTGCCTGGAGATAGATTTAACAGATTGGTATCCTTTGCACCATATATGAAATATAATGGTAGGAAAGATCCAAAGGACCACAACGGTCCTATATTACTTGTAACACCATCAGAAAAACCGTGTAAGTTTTATAATATTGATAAAGACAGCTGGGTAGAAGAAACTATATCCAAACTTAAACAATATACAGATAGGCCTATTGTTATACGTGACAAAGGGTTACGGTTTGAAAGAATTAAAGAAAACAGCGTAGCACATCAATGTAAAAGAGATAACGTGCATGCTGTAGTTACATACCAAAGTATGGCCGGACTTGAAGCAATGCATTATGGTATTCCTGCATTTACTATGGCACCGTCCTGTATTGACGAGGTAGCAAATAAAGATTTATCTAATATTGAAAATCCATACTATCCTAAAGCAAGTGAATTTTTAAGGGTCTTACATTATCTTGCATACTGCCAATATTCATTAGAAGAAATGAGTAGCGGAGTTGCATTAGGTATGATCGAGAGGATGAAGTTATATGACTAATAATTTAAGAGTAAATGCCTATATGAAGGCTATACCTCCCGGAAATAAAAATTTAGAAAAACCAAAGTTAATAGAGTATTTTATTCAAGGAGTAAACGCTGTTGGAGATAAAGGACAGATTATTAATACATTTCAATTTGAACCTGCTGACATTGGTGTACTACAAGGATTTGTACATCCTGAAAGTAAACACGTTCCTCATTTAGATTTAAGACGTAGGGTTCTTGCAGGACAGTCCGAGATAAATGGAAGAACTGTTATTGCTGATGCAAATTTATTCCTAGCATACGATCCAAAAAATTCAAATACATTTTTAAGATATAGCTTCGACGGAATTTTTCCAAACACTGGAGAATATTGTGATAGTAAAATACTTGCGCAACGCTGGGCAATACTACGAGATTCGTTAGGTATAAATTTAAAGCCATGGAAAAAACACGGTGATTATATATTAATTACATGTCAACGAGATGGTGGATGGAGTATGGACGGTCTTAAAATTATGAATTGGTTGCATCCTTTATTACAAAATCTTAGAAGATATACTGACAGAGAAATAATGGTTAGGTTTCATCCTGGCGATAAGAAAATTGAAAAACATATTCAGCAACTAAGAGCAATTGGACACAAAGTTAAGATATCGTCACCGACTAGTTCTTTATTAAAAGACCTCCATGATGCATATGCTGTAGTTAGTTACAACAGTAGTCCTGGTGTAATATCTGCAATTGAAGGAGTTCCTGTATTTGTTATTGATCCTCAAAGAAGTCAAGCCGCAGAAGTTGCAAATACAGATTTAACTAAAATAGATACACCTAATTACGACTTTGATAGAGAATCTTGGCTTCGAAGAGTTGCAATGAGTCATTGGACGTTAAATGAATTAAAATCCGGCGAGTGTTGGAAACATATGAGAGAATGGGCAAAAAAATGAAACAAATAACAGTAGTAACAACTTTTCATCCGGCAGGATATGTAAAATACGGAAAACGTTTTTTAGAAAGTTTTGCATCAAAGGTTGATAAACGTATCAAACTACTTGTGTATGCAGAAGATGTAGTGCCCGACAATCCCGATCCAAGTCGTATTGAAATATTAGATGCAAAAGCAGTATTACCTAAATTAAATGCGTTTAAAGACAAATGGCGTAATGTTCCCAAAGCTAACGGAGACGTTAGCAATGAGCCACAGCGTCACACACGCAAGGATTGGAACAAAGAATTCAAGTGGGATGCAGTTAGGTTCGCTAATAAAACATATGCTGTGTATGACGCTTGTGCGCGGTCTAAGGGGTGGTGTGTGTGGATGGATGCAGATAGTTTTATTCACAGCCCTTGGGAATATGAAGACTTTGCACAACTACTACCAGACAATGCTTACATTACATATGTTGGTAGAGGTAAAGGATCGCAGACTTGGCCAGAGTGCGGGTTCTACGGTATGAATCTAAATCATCCTGTGTGTCACAGTTTCTTAGAAGACTTTGAGCGTATGTACGAGGATGCTGAGAACGGTATCTTCACATTAGAAGAATGGCACGACAGTTATGTGTTTGGCGAACTGCTAAAGAAGTATAGCGAATTTCCGTCACACGACTACTCAGCAGAAATGTATCTACGTGAAGCAAAGTCAGGCGGAGGCGGCCATCCGTTGATTAATGGTCCGTTAGGCAAATGGATTGATCATATGAAAGGCGGCCGCAAAGACAAAGGCAAGTCTGATGCTAAAGACATTATGGTAAATAGAACTGAAGCGTATTGGAATGAAATTTAATCTTTGGAGGCAATATGGCGCACTTAATTCTGGCCCTGTTTTTGACGCCTTTCACGCTGGCGCTAATGCTCTTGGGCATACTTGTGTCGATAACAGTGATGATGGGATTGATGTTATTTGGAGCGTACTTTGGAACGGTCGTATGGTTGGAAACCGTGCTATTTGGGAAAGGAACGTTTTACAATCCAAACCGACCATCGTACTTGAAGTCGGCGGGATCAAACGAGGAACAACCTGGAAAGTAGGACTCAATGGTATTAATAGAGATGCTTATTTTGGGCCTATGGGGAATGATAGTAGTCGTGCTTCTCTTCTCGGACTTACATTAAAACCTTGGACCTACGACGGTGAATACATATTAATTTGTGGCCAACACGATAAGAGTTTACAATGGCAAGGTATGCCAAGTATGAGTCAATGGATAATAGATACCATAACTTTTATACAAGCACAAACAAAACGTCCTATAATATTTCGACCACATCCAAGATGTCCATTACCGCATATTGAACACGAATTTAAGAATGTTAAACGAGAAAACCCTAAGCATATTACTGGTAGCTATGACGATTTTGATATGGGCTTCAATAACATATGGGCTACTGTAAGTTGGTCAAGTAACCCTGGCATACATAGTATTATTAACGGAGTACCTGCATTTACAGGCCCTAGCAGTTTAGCAGTAGACGTTGCAGAACAAAACTTACGCAATATTGAAAATCCACTGTACGGTGATAGAATACAATGGCTTAATGACTACGCACACACCGAATGGACTATTGAAGAAATTTCTAAAGGAATACCTATAAAACACTTGACATCTAAGTTGTAATACATTATAATAAGACTATGAATGTAACAAGTCCAACTACATGTGAAGAATGTTTGTCTTTGCTAACCGGAGTAGCAATTCCAAAGTCTTCTAGTAAATTAGATACTAATTATACTCTCAAGACACCTGATGTTGCTATTTTATCTAGTATTGCTCGCCAATTGTCTAAGGGGATTGCAATGACTGATAGACAATACCAATTAGTAAAAACAAAACTTTTAGAATACAGCGATCAATATACATCTAATAATATTGACGTCGAAACTGTGTGTCAAAATTTAATGTATCCGTTGAGAGTAATTGATAGGTCACATTGGATTAAAGTTCTTAGATACAAAGACGAAGATATACTAGGTATTCGCTTTCCTTTTAATAAGAAAGTGATTCAACACGTTGAGTCACTACGTAAATTACAACCTTCAGAAGTTAAGTATGAGGATAATACGCATTTCTTTCCAATGAGTGCAAAAAATATATTTACATTAGTAGAGATTGCTAACAGATTTGAAAGTAAGTTTGTTATCCACGATTCTATCTTAGAAATTTATAAACAGTTACGAATTTACGAAGACAATAAACAAGACTATCTTCCTGGCATATTTGATTTAAAAATTAAAAATATTCCACAAGAAGCAATTAAATATCTCGAAAATGATATTGGTCTTTTATCTACAGATAATTTAGATCTATATTTTGATAGACGCAAGCTATACGGAATTCATTATTTCCCTAATGCTGAATTAGAAAAATCAATTAATAAACATACTATCCTAAGTCAACAAATTATTAAACGAGAACACTCAACTCATATAGTAAACAACGAAGTGTATTCATTTAACGAGCTTACTTCTAGTATAAACGATCTAAAAAGATTCCCAATACTTTTTGTACTAGACGAAAAAAATGCATATGATCAGTTGGTAACAACATTTAATTCTTTATATAACTTTATTGATACATCACAAATTAGCGTTATGTTTAGACTAGACGGATCTAGTAATCCTTTTAACGAATATATTAAAGAAAAGAAAATTAACAATTCGGTTGACAAGAATACAAAAGTAGTGTATATTAGTAACAATAAACTACCTAAACCATTGCTTAGTGCAGACTGGAGAGCTAATTGTGTTATTAGTTATAACGCTGGTCGGACAAGAGCTGTGCGAGAATACTTAGATCAGTTTGACTTACATTTGATTTATGATAATTCTAGTAACATAGGCTATTGGAATAGAACTTTGAGGAAATATATACGTGGCTAGTTGTAAGCTAATTATTGAAGACGAAGTAAACATAAAGTTAGAAGGACTTGACGTAGATGTACGACGAAAGCTCGCCAATGCTCTTAAGTTTGAAGTGCCATATGCAAAGTATATGCCACAGTACAAGCTAGGACGTTGGGATGGCAAAGTTGCTTTCTTTGGTATTGGCGGCACAGGCTACGTTAATCATCTTGATGTAGTTAGCGAGGTACTTGCTAAAAATAATGTACAAATTGTAGACATTGAAGATAGACGACATCCAATTCAATTTAACTTTCAGCCAGTTACAGAAAACTATTGGAAGGACCAAGGCGTTGTATGGCCTAAAGGTCATCCAGCAGAAGGCGAAGATATTATTCTACGTGACTACCAAGTAGAAGCAATTAATAACTTTTTAAATAATCCACAGAGCTTGCAACAAATTGCTACTGGTGCAGGCAAAACTATTACTACAGCAACACTGTCACACATAACTGAGCCTTACGGACGTAGTCTTGTTATTGTTCCAAACAAATCACTTGTTGAACAAACAGAAGAAGACTATATTAACTGTGGGCTCGACGTAGGGGTGTACTTCGGAGACAGAAAGAACTTAGGTAAGACTCACACTATTTGCACTTGGCAGAGTTTGAATATTCTGGACAAGAAGCATAAGGACGGATCAGCTGTACTATCACTAGCTGAGTTCTTAGAAGGTGTAAGCACTATTATTGTCGACGAAGTACACCAAGCCAAAGCAGAAGTTCTAAAGAACTTGCTCACTCGCAACCTACGTAATGCACCTATTCGATGGGGACTAACTGGCACAGTACCTAGAGAGAAGTTTGAGTTTGAAAGTATTCACGCTAGTCTTGGGCCAGTCATTGGACAAATTAGTGCAAAAGAATTACAAGACAAAGGCGTACTATCAGAGTGTCATGTTAATGTTGTACAGTTAATTGATACTGTAGTACATAGTGATTATCAAAGCGAACTAAAATACTTAACAACAAATACAGCAAGAATCGAATATCTAGGCAAACTATTAAACACAGTAAAACAATCAGGCAATACACTTATACTAGTAGACAGAATTAGTGCAGGACAAGCACTAGCTGAACTAATACCAGACAGCACGTTTATCAGCGGCGCTGTCAAAAACAAAGACAGAAAGGAAACGTATGACACGATTCGTGAAGGGACTAATGAGGTCATTATCGCAACCTACGGGGTCGCCGCTGTTGGACTTAATATACCGCGGATCTTTAATCTTGTTCTTCTTGAACCTGGTAAGTCTTTTGTTCGTGTTATTCAGTCTATTGGTAGGGGCGTAAGAAAGGCAAAGGACAAAGACTTCGTTCAAATATGGGATATAACTTCTACGTGTAAGTTTGCGAAGCGACATTTAACACAACGTAAAAAGTTCTATAAGGAGGCTGAATACCCCTTCACCATAGAAAAGGTAGATTGGAATTAAAATGAAAATATTAACACTAGAAAATACTCCGTTAGACTTAAACACTTTGCCAGATCAAATTGAAGAGGATATTCGTTTCAGCATTTTAGATAATTCGGATAATGATAATCCTGACTTCTTTTTTATTCCGCTAATCTTTTTAGAAAGTTTTAGTTCGCCAAGTGTAGTATTACAAATTGGAGGGACAGAAATTCAAATGCCTATTGATTGGAATATTGCAGTTGGATGCAGTGACAGCGGAAATGACTTAGAAGTATTACCATTAACAAGTGTTGGCGATAGAGGATTTGAAGCGTTCTTGTTCAACCCAATGGCCAGCTTTAAAGCAGACTGGGCAGAAGTAAAGGTAATTAATTATTATAATGATGTTAAATGGTTTTTTCCAAAGGTTAAAAACGGACAACTGCTTGCAGTTCCGTTAGAAGATAAGAAAGAACCTCTGTGTGCGTACTTTATTAAAGATGTAACAAGGCAGACAGAAGTAATTAAATATGGAGAATTATTATAATGAAAGCAGGAAAGATTTGGGGACAAACAGAACTTATCCATGCTAACGGTGTACTAGAGTTTCACCGCATCGAATACAAAGCAGGATACAAATGCTCAGAGCATGAGCATCAATTTAAATGGAACGGATTCTTTGTTGAATCGGGCAAGATGATTGTCCGTGTTTGGCAAGATGATCAAGGACTAGTCGATGAGACTATCCTTAAAGCAGGAGACTTTACTCAAGTAAAGCCTGGCAAGATCCACCAGTTTGAAGGTTTAGAAGACGGTGTCGCTTTTGAACTATACTGGGCGGAATTTAATCACGATGACATTGTTCGTCGTACAAGTGGCACAGAAGTTAATAAAGGAAAAAAATAATGTTTACATGGTTTAAAAATTTGTTTAGTAGCAGTTCAGAAACACCTTCTGAAGCAGTCAAAGTAGAAGAAGCACCAGTTGCTAAAAAGCCAGTGACTAAAAAGCCAGCGGCAATTAAAGCAACTAAAAAAACAACTACTAAGACAGCGCCTAAAGCTGACGCTCCTAAAAGACGCGGTCGTCCTAAGAAAGCTGAGTAATGGCTAAACTCCTGCCAGGAGAAGCTATAATATACGAACGTGCAGACGGAGTAGTATATGCACGTTATAGAGATCCTCCGCACAATAATGTACCTCGATGGATCATTGGCGGAGATTCCAGTGCGGTTGCTAAAGCCCAAGGAAAATTGTTAGACTATAGTGAATGGCAAGACTTGTGTAGACTAGCAAAAGAACATTCTACATTAGAAAAATTATTAGATCAATTAGTAACAATGTATTATGTAGTAAAGGACGAAAAATGAGAATTATTGCAGGACCCTGCCAACACGAAACACTAGAACAAAGTATTGAGATTGCAGAAAAGTGTGCAAGAGTTTGCGCCAAGTATGGCATTGAATATTACTTCAAAGCCAGTTACGACAAAGCAAATCGTACTAGTGTAAACGGAGAAAGAGGCCAAGGTTTATTTACTACGTTATACGATTTTCAAACTATGAAAAAAGAAATACCAGGGTTAAAAACATTAACTGATGTACATACTTCTGAACAAGTTTCTACTATACGCAATCAGTTTAGAGATGCTGTAGATGTTCTACAGATTCCTGCGTTCTTGTGTAGACAAACAGATTTGATTACGTCAGCCTGCGACACAGGAATGATTGTGAATATTAAAAAAGGACAGTTCTTAGCACCCTGGGATGTTAAAGGAATACTAAGTAAGTGTACAGACGCAAAAGAAGTTTGGATTACTGAAAGAGGTACAAGTTTTGGATACAATACTTTGGTCGTGGACTTTACTGGTCTACAGTATATGCTTGATAACTATGATGTTCCTATTGTGCTTGATGCTACTCACGCAGTACAGAAACCTGGAGGCCAGGGTGATAGTAGTGGTGGGAACCGTGATTATGTCCCTGGGATCACTAGGGCTGGGTCTGCTCTTGGGATCACATCCTTTTTTATGGAAGTCCATGCTAACCCTGATCTAGCACCTAGCGACGGTCCTAACATGTTAAAACTAGAAAACTTTGAGGAGGTAGTACGTGACATCATCAGTCATTCTTATTCCCGCAAGGTATAACAGCACACGCTTCAAAGGAAAGCCTATGTGTATGTTAGATGGCGTTCCTATGATAAGACGTGTGTATGACGCTTGTACAGCGTCTAACCTACCAACATTTGTGCTTACTGACCACCAAGACATATACAACTATATGGGCGGCGGTAAGTGTATTATGGACACAACAGATTACCAAAACGGCACAGAAAGATGTGCCGGAGCAGTAAACAGTAGAGTGTTTGACGACTTTGATCAGTTCATTAATGTACAAGGCGACATGCCTGATGTTACTGTAGAACTAATTGAAAATTGTATTGCTAGTTTATCTCAATATGAAGTAAGCACAGTGTACACAACAATGCCAGCTGAAATGCAAAACGATCCTAACAGTGTTAAGATGGTACGTGCAGGTGATCAAGCATTATGGTTTGGCAGAGGCATGACAGGATATGGCGACTGGCACTTGGGTGTTTATGGTTATCGCAAACAAGCATTGCAAGCATATCCACACCTGCTTATAGAAGCAGAAGAAAGAATTGAGCAACTAGAACAGTTGAGATGGCTAAAAAACGGTTGGCAAATCGGCTGTAATAGTGTATACTTTAATGGAGTAGAGATTAATACCCCGGAGGATGTTGAAACATGGCAGATAAAAAATTACCACTAAAAGATATACTTGCCGCAATAGATATGGGGGCCATATCTGTTTGGGATGAACTGTCGGAAGAAGAACGTAAACAAGTAAGTTTTTATCTGCTTAACAGATATGTAAGTGCAGTTAAAGGTAATAGAGAAGCACAAGAACTTGCTGTGTTTAAAACAAATGAATATTACAATAAACATTTCTTTACACTACAAAAACATAAAAAACTTTTATGGCAACTTTTATGCCTATCAGGAAATACAAAATCTATTCAGTATCATGAATGGATTGGAAACAAGAAAAAAGATGCTGATAACAACAAAACAGTTAAGTTTCTAATTACATTATACCCAAATAAAAAACTTGACGAAATTAAAATGATTGCAAAGCTATCTACTAAAAAAGAAATTATTCAGCTGGCAAAAGATATGGGAATAGACGAGGTTAAACTTTGAGTCGCTTTTTTGCCTATGGGTGCAGTTTTACAAAATACTATTATCCTACTTGGGCTGACATTATTATTAATGATGTCGATGAAGGATATAACTGTGGACGTTTAGGCAGTGGCAATCAACTAATTGCAAACCGCATTTGTGAAACCAATGCGTTAAAGAAATTTAATAGAGACGACACAATCATTATCATGTGGAGTAATTTTTTTAGAGATGATGTTTACAAAGATGGTTGGCAAACTAAAGGAAACATCTTTTTCTATAAAGATAATGTAGAAGACTTAGCACATTACGTGTATAGAGATTGCAATCTTATAACTAGCACACTATATAGTTTACGTACTACAGGAGCAACAGTTATTAGTACTAGCATTAATAATCCTTATACTGATAACTTACTATTAGAAGATAAAACTATTGCTAATATTTTAGACAGATATGAAACTTGGGTAAGGCCGCAAACAAAAACCTTACAAGAATATTGTTGGTATCCAAATATACAAAAAGATAAAACAAGACCTCAAATATTAGCGAATCAAACATGGCAAATTGAAGATCATCCGTTGCCATTAGAGCATTGCAATTTTGTTGAAAATGTGCTACAATATAAAGTAAGTGAAAAGTCAAAACGTTTTGTTTCAGACTGGCAAGATAAATTACGTTCGAGAGAGTTAATGAAATATGATAGAATATTTGAAGCCGGCAAAACAATCAAATGGGTCCTTTAAAGTTATGAGTATTGAAAAGCCATACAAGTGCGAATATTGCGGATCTAGTTATACTAAAGAAAAAACTTTAGCAGTGCATATGTGCGAAAAGAAAAGACGTGCATTGCAAAAGAATGAGAAACGAGTACAGTTAGGATTTTATGCTTTTCAAAGATTTTATAAACTATCTGCAGGATCTAAAAGAGATAAAACATATGACGAGTTCTGCGGATCTCCGTATTATAATGCTTTTGTTAAGTTTGGAAGTTTTATTTCTAACGTTCGTCCTTTATACCCTGAAAAATATATTGACTATGTAGTAACTAGTGGTATAAAGTTAGATCACTGGTGCAAAGAAGAAATGTATGAAAAGTATGCTATTGATTTAATTCTAAAAGAAGATATGCAGGTTGCTATAAAAAGATCTATTACAACTATGATGGAATGGGCTGAAGAGAATGAACCTGCACCATGGAATCATTATTTCCAACATGTGAGTTTGAATAGAGCCTTGTGGCATATCAAAGATGGAAAAATATCACCTTGGCTACTTTTAAATTGTAAGAGCGGCAAAGACATGTTAAGTAAATTTAACGATGAGCAACTTGGAATGATATTTGAGATTGTTAATCCAACACACTGGGCAATGAGATTTAAAAGAAAACATGCTGATGTAGAAGTAGTTAAAGAAGTGGCAAAGGAATCTAATTTATGAGTGAGTTAGTTTTTACATTAAGAGACACAAACGGACAATTTTCTGATTATCAGTTGTCATATAAAATTAGAGACAATAGCTTAGGTAAATTATGGAAAAAGTGTTTGAATAAAAACTTTTTTGAAAACAATCATCCTATTGAAAAAACCTATTGTTTGCATGGCTGGCAAAATACATGGGAAACTAATTATCCTAGAAATTTAACATATCTATGCAATCTTTTAAATTCTCATATTTCAAATATTAACAGTTTTATGCCAACTATAGGGTATCCTGTTATTGATTTAAATTTCACACTAGAAGGATTACAAAGTAATTCTCAAGAAGAGTTATTGAATAAAATACATCATCATTTTGAAATTTTAATTGGACAAGCATGGGATCATAGCGAATGGTGGTTGAGAGATGATATTCCTATTAGAGTAAGATTTAGTATAAGAATGCTCAACAATCTATGTCATGAAATAGAAGGAATAATTGGATCAATCGAACGTAATAGTAGCCCTGGTATTTTTGGCAGTCTTAACGGTCTTAATTCTAATGGTAGACATTTTGAGAATAAAACTTTTGAAGAATTAAATTTAGAAAATTATAAAGACTTTTCTGATGTAGTTCCTTTTGGTTCTTTAACACTTTATTATGCTCAGTTAGGAAAACAACATAAAGAAGTCTTTGACGACAATGATACAGATATAGAAAGAAAAAATATTTCAGGAATTAAATACGTTACTGGCGAATGGACTGTAAAGTTTTCTGGACCTAGTCGTACATTAAAAAATAAAAAATATATTAAGTGGTTAAAAAAGAATAATTGGAACATACACGATCCTCGTCTTGCACTAAAAACAGGCGTAGTCGCAGATCTAATTACAGATGAAAGTAATCAAAATACTGTTAATGAAATACTAAAACGCAATGATCTGTATAAAATTGAACTAGATGGCAACCAAAAAATTTATAATTACACTTGGAAAGATGAAGAAAAATGGCAGGAGAATATAATTTGAAAACTCACTTACTAGGTAACGAACATCAATGGATAATTGAAACAAACTATCCTGATCCTGAAGAGTTTGACTTTCATTGGGATAAGAAAGTTTTTCCTAGCGATACTAGAGAAGATGTAAGTGACCAAACTACTACTTACAGAGGAAAGCAATTTAACGTACATCCACAAGCCTATCTAAATGAATGGAAATACAAACCATTTTTACAAGAAAAGATTGACCAAGTTGGATTAAATATAGAGCTAACTGATTTATGTGCATTGTGGATCGTTGATTACAAAAAAGGCGGCTGGCAAAAAGCACATAGACACAGTGACCAGACTATTAAAAAGATTAGTGCAGTTTGCTATCTAACAGATGGTGACGATGATCCTACAGCGTGGCACGGAGGAACATTTGCATTCCTTTATGATGGTCAAGGAAATACACACGATCTTTGCTATAAGCCTAGCAGAGGTGATGTATTAATTTTTAAAAGCACAGTCTTGCACGGAGCATATCCTACAAGAACTGACAAAAGGATATTTGTAGTTGATTACTTTTATAAGGAGAAAAAATGAGTTTAGTATATTATCCAGATGAAAGATTGACATCTAAATGTAAACCCTGGGATTTTGAAAACCCTCCTATGGATCCAGTCAATCTTAAAAAAGAAATGTTTGCATTAATGAAAGAGCACGGCGGCATAGGTCTTTCTGCTAACCAGATGGGTTATGACTTTAGAGTATTTGCATTACTTAATACTAGTACTAATAATATTCAAGAAAGAGATGCACTATGTATCAATCCAGAAGTAGTTGAATATATTGAACCTAGTGTTGATATGTGGGAGTCATGTTTGAGTACTCCTAACATTACGTTATCAGTTAACCGTCCGCATAAAATTAAAGCAAAGTGGATTAATGAATTTGGTAAAGTGCGAGAAGAAACACTTACAGGATATACTGCAAGATGTTTCCTGCACGAATTAGATCATCTAAACGGCATCATGTATATTGATCATGTACCACCAATTAAATGGAAAGAAGCTCAAGCAAAAGCTGAAGCAATAGAACAAAAACAAAATGCCTGATATTGATATAGACTTCGCTGATAGAACCATTGTGCTTGATAATCTCAAGCATCGTGTTGCTAAACTTGATACAGACAAGAAGCATAACACCGGAGTCTATGCAACTGAGATTCCACACAACCCTGTAGACAACTTGGCCACAGTTGACTACAAGACCGCAGAAGAACGTGGCTACTTTAAACTAGACTTCCTTAACGTGAGCATATACAAAGGCGTTAGGGATGAAGCACATTTAACAGAACTAATGGAAAGGGAACCACTATGGGAACTATTGGAGCACGAGGACTTCAGCGAAAAGGTCTTTCATCTAAACGGACACAGCAGTCTATTAAAAGTCTTGAAGCCCAACTCGGTATTAGAATTAGCGGCGACACTAGCGATAATTCGACCGGGAAAGAGACATCTAGCTGGGAGCAGTTGGAATTCGATTTTTCAGGAAGTATGGACAAAGCCAACTGACGGTTCATATTACTTTAAGAAAGCACATGCCGTTTCCTATGCAATGGCATGTGTAGTACACATGAATTTAATTTGTGAAACTCTTACTTTGTAGGTTTTCTCAAAAGCTGTACACTTTTACGTTTAACTCTTTTTACATGCAACTTGTTTAGATTTACGGTAGGACCTAATCCTACCTTAACATCTTTACTATTCATAGTCATCATTGCATACTTAAATTGTTGCATATCTTTATTAAGAAAGATATTAATAGGAATCATTCTATTTGATTCCCACCACCATACTTCGCCTAATTCAATAAACTTTGCCTTTTCATTTTCTGTTCGTAGTTGTGTAAACACGTACATACTAGTAATGTAGGCATCTTGATTATTTACAATTCCTATGTATTCAAGGCCGCCATAAGTAACGACACTTAAAAACGGAAATTTTTCTTCTATATCTTTTCTTAACATAATCCAATAAATACACTAGTTAGGGAAATTATTAAATGCAACTAGTGTCAAGATATTTAGTTCAAAATCATTCGGTGGTAGTCTTAGATGGCTTCCACGGAAAACCAGTGGAGTATAGAAAAGTGTATCAGCGTAATCTAAAAGTAACAAAAGGAATTGACAATGTTATTACCTTTGAAGTTAAAAACAGTGATCAAAAACCTGTATCAATATTAAACACATATACACCTTATGTAGAAGTGTTTACGGAAAACAATGTTTTATTAAAAAAATACTTAGGTACAGTTAAAGAAACTGCTACACCTAACTATAAAGGACAGTTTACAATTAATATTGCTGATGGCGACACTGTAAACATTAACTCCCAATATCTTTCTTACACAGTTTATCTTTATAAGGATAGTGATCAAACGAACACTATTACATATGCAGACAGCCAATTTGGAATCTCTGGTACTATTGAATTAACAGGGAGCGCATTTCCAGGACCTATTAATTCAAAAACTATTACAACCTGGATCAACAATACTAGCACTGTAATTGATGCACAGCCTGAAATTAATAGTAATACTGCATTACATACTGTTGCAATATATTCTACTAACTTTGCAGGCACAGTAACTATTCAAGGAACACTTGATACCAACGATACTGTTAGTTGGTTTGATATATCAACAGAAACACTAGCAACTCCAGACGAACCATACTACGCTAACTTTAATGGTGTGTTTAGTAATATACGATTTAAATATGCTAACGATAGCGGAAATACTGGAACAATTGATAAAATTCTTTTAAGAAACTAGTTGACTTAACTTACATTTGATGTTACTATAGTAACTATGAGTATCGTCAGTGAAACAGTCTTAGCATATCTACCAGCGAAACGTAAGACTACTCCTAGTGGGTGGGTTAGTTTCAATGCTCCCTGCTGTCACCATAATGGTAATAGTGCAGATACTCGAGGACGCGGTGGCGTTATCCAAGAGGGTGATAATATAAGTTATCACTGCTTTAACTGCGGCTTCAAAGCAAGTTGGCAACCTGGACGCAATGTTTCACAAAAATTACGTAAACTTTTACAATGGGTTGGAACACCTGACGATATTATTAATAAACTTGCACTACAAGTAATGCAAGAGAATGAAGGCGTTGTGGCCAAGACTCGCATAACAGAGCTACCTACATTCAATACTGTCCCGTTGCCAGAAGATGCGATTAAGATTACAGACATTACAGACTTCAACAAGTACAGCATGGCTGTGTTAGAATACATGGCCCAGCGTAATCTAAACGTAGACGACACAGACTATTACTGGAGCCCATCACTAGGATACCGTGATAGATTGATCATACCCTTCTACTTTGAAGGTAGGGTAGTAGGTTGGACTGCTAGGGCTATCACACCAGAGAAGAAGCCTAAGTACCTTACAGAAGTACAGCCTGGATTTGTATATGGATTAGATGAACAAAGACATAATAAAATGTTTGTTATTGTTTGTGAAGGACCAATTGATGCGTTACACATAGAAGGTTGTGCATTACTTGGTAGCGAAATCAAAGATCAACAGGCCATGCTGATTAATCAGTTAAGTAAAGATGTAATTGTTGTTCCCGATAGAGACAAAGCAGGAAGTAAACTAGTAGAACAAGCAATTGAGCTAGGATGGCAAGTATCTTTGCCTGATTGGGATAGCGATATTAATGACATAGGCGATTGTGTGCAACGTCATGGAAGACTTTATACACTTTATAAAATTGCATCTAATGCAGAGTCGTCTAAATTAAAAATACAGCTAAGGAGCAAAAAATGGTTTGGTTAAAAAAGGTATGGAATATAATTAGTAGTCCTTACAAAAAATGGAAGCGTGATAGATTACTAAAACAAAAAATTGAAGAATTAAAAAAGCGTGATCCATTTATTTACAAATAGGAAGTGACATGATTACATGGGGTATGGTTGGTAACAGCCACGATGCAAGTTTAGCAGTATTTGATAACAATCAATTGTTATGGGCAAGCCTAGCAAAAGATTTTTCAGGAGTTCCTAACGACCCAGACTTTAATTGGACTCAGTTAGAAGTAGCCCGACAAAGTTTTGGTCCGCCCTCTAAAGTAATTTGGTACGAACGTCCGTTCTTAAAAACACTACGTCAGCTTAAAGCTGGGCAGGGTTGGCTACGCAAAGAGAATGATATCAGAGCCTATCTTAAACGTTGGGACATTACATGTAAGATAGAGTATACCCAACATCATTTATCACATGCGGCTTATGCTTATTACACACAACCCTATGATAACTGTGCTGTAATTTGTTTAGATTCAATTGGAGAATTTGAGACCCTAACTATATGGCATGGAAAGAACAACAAACTTAAAAAGATTTATAACCAAGGGTACCCGCATAGCCTTGGACTTTTCTACAGTGCTATGACACAACGTATGGGACTAGTACCACAACGTGACGAATACCTAGTAGCCCAATGGGCAAAGAAAGGTAATTCGAAACGACTAGTACATGCGATGCGTAAAGAGCTTATCAATTTAGATCATGAAAGTCGCAACCCTCAAAAGATTATGATGAGAGAAAATCTACACAGAGGTTGTCAGTGGTGGAGACCCGAATTAAATTCAAAGCAAGACATGTACGATATTGCGGCCGCTACACAGACTATATTTGAATATGCAGTAAGTTGTTTGAGCATATGGGCCAAGGTACAAACAGGATCTAATAGTTTAGCACTAGCTGGCGGCGGTGCCCTTAACAGAGATGCTGTAGATAAGATTCGCAGTCATTGGGATAATGTTTGGGTTCCACCTAACCCAGGAGACCCTGGCAGTTGTGTAGGAGCAGTACTAGCAAAATCTAAGACCAAAATAATACTTGACAATCGGTGGTATAAGAAAGTATAATAAGAATATGACAAGACAAAATACAGATTACGGATACGATATACAAAAGGTTTACCTTGAAATGATGATGACAGATGCAGAATCATTTGTTAGATGTCAAGCAGTATTTGATCCAAATAGTTTTGATAGACGCTTACAAGCAAGTGCAAAGTTCTTAAACGATTATGTAACAGAACACAATGCACTTCCTACATTTGATATGATCAATGCGGCTACTGATTCTAACTTAAAGCATCCGGGCGATTTGATGGAGAATCATTATGATTGGTTGTTGCAAGAGTTTGAAACATTCAGTAGACACAAAGCACTAGAAGCGGCAATCCTTAAAAGTGCTGACTTGCTAGAGAAAGGCGAGTATGGCCCTGTTGAAGATTTGGTTAAGAAAGCTGTGCAGATTGGTTTGCAAAAAGATCTTGGTACTGATTACTTTGCGGATCCTAGGGCACGTTTGGAAGCGATCAAAGACAAGAACGGACAAGTAAGTACAGGCTGGCCTGCGCTAGATAAGAAACTGTTTGGCGGATTCAACAGAGGTGAGCTTAATATCTTTGCAGGCGGTTCTGGTTCAGGTAAGAGTTTGTTCTTGGCTAACTTAGGTGTGAATTGGGCTTTAGCAGGATTGAATGTAATCTATTTGACATTTGAGCTTTCAGAGAACTTGGTTAGTATGCGTGTTGATAGTATGACATCTGGTATTCCAAGTAGAGATGTATTTAAGAATATCGACGATGTTGAAATGAAAGTTAAGATGATTGGCAAGAAGTCAGGAGCATTTCAAGTCAAGTATATGCCCACAGGCAAAAATGCAAACGATATCCGTAGTTATTTGAAAGAGTATGAGATTAAAACAGGACGCAAAGTAGACGTACTACTTGTAGACTATTTGGATTTGATGCATCCTATTGCGGCTAAGATTAGTGCAGAGAACCTGTTTGTGAAAGACAAGTATGTGTCAGAAGAGTTACGTAACCTAGCAATGGAACTTAATACATTGTTTGTAACAGCATCGCAGTTGAATAGATCAAGTGTAGAGGAGATTGAATTTGACCATAGTCATATTAGTGGCGGTATTTCGAAGATTAATACAGCGGACAACTTGATTGGTATCTTTACAAGTAGAGCAATGCGTGAACGCGGACGTTATCAGATTCAGTTGATGAAGACACGTAGTTCAAGCGGTGTAGGACAAAAGATCGATTTAGAGTTTGATGTAGATACATTGCGTATTAATAATTTAGATGAAGACGACGATAATCAAAGTTATAACGGACAATCTAGTTCTATTATGAATAGTTTAAAAAGAACGAATACCACAGTACAACCTAACAGTGATGCTGACCCAAGCGAAGGCAAAGCTGTTGGCAAAGTAAAAGCAGAAGCAGACTCAACTAAACTACGATCATTTTTAGCAAATCTTGGAAACGACGAAGAGTAAGGAAATTAAAATGGCAACCTTAGAAGAAAAAACTGAAACAATCGAAACACTAAAAGGACCACGCTACTATAGAATCCAACTTTGGGGATATGGTGGCGAATCAGAATACATGAATCTTACAAAAGAACAGTATGAATTTTGGAGCGCACATATTGAAGAACACGGCGATAGCGATGCCGTACACTATTGCATAAGTGCAGAAGATGGTGAGTACGACTTTGACGAACTTGACGATGTACCAGAGTTTGCACAGTTTTTAAAAGTAGCCGGCGAAGACTACAGTTCAAGTTGGTATGAGTCGCCTACGGGTTTTACACACCAGTGGGGTATTGACTATAACAATTCTCGTGTTACAATTGAAGAAGTTGATAGTATCGAGTATAATGCAAAGCATATTGCTGATGTAGTTGCCGGCGAAGACTTGTCAGCCTATATTAACAATCTAGAAGAAGCTAACAATTACGAACTAGAGCTAACGGAAATGGGCGTAGATGAAGGTGAAGATACACAAGGCGATTATGTTGCTCAAATGCATTCAGCAGAGAAAGGTACATTCTTTGATGCCATTATCGAAACTGTCGGTGAGTTTGATCCCAAGAAGTTAAAAATTTATACCCTTGAATACCTTAACGGTGATGACACTGTACAAAACATCGAGTATGACGGCAATGAAGTAGATAATCAAGGCGGTGATACTAACGGTAAAGGATACAGTTTTCATGTTTGGAAGAACATTGAATAAAATTAAATTCATATGCGGCGAACCCAGTGTAGCAAAACATTACCCTGTTGTACCTGCTAGTCAAGCTAAGCCGGAATGGTACAAGAAGACCAAAGCATGGGTAGGCGAACCGCATCAAAGTTATCCTACTATTAAGAAGTGTATGCCTGTGGGCGATCTAATCAATGCAGGCTATATTGTACCTAACCCTGTAGAGCAAGAAGTATCTATTGCTCCTAGATTTGATACAGGAGTTACAGGCTTTGCTAGAGAGTACCCTATGGGGTGGACCATACAAGCACCACAAGAAGGACACGAACACGAACAGTGTCCTGTACACATCGAAGGTAAACGCAGAGACTACATTACATTTAGTGTACCGTGGCGTATTGAAACTCCGCCCGGATACAGTTGCTTGATCATGAGTCCGTTTTGGCATTTTGAAGAACGCTACAGATTGTTCCCTGCAATTATCGATACTGACACTATTGATGTACCATGGAACAACTGGCCAGGTGCTATACTAAAAGATCACTTTGTATTAGAGCCAGGAGCACCACTTGCACAGATCATTCCATTCAAACGTGAAGACTGGCAAATGGAAATTGACATAGATACAAAAATAGAAAGAGACACAGGACTCAAGTTCTTCCTGTCAGATGCATATGCAAAATTATTTCACAGGAAGAAAAAATTTAAATGAAAATTACAGTTAGCCAGCAACCAGTATTTGCGAGCATTAAAGAAAATTTAGAGTGTATACTAGACGTACTAGATACAAACAAAGATTCAGATTGGATCTTAACACCAGAAGGCAGTCTTAGTGGTTATTGTGCTAACGTGTGTCACGAAGGAACAGAAGAACAAAAAGGCGAATACTTTGAAGCACTAACAGTGTTAGAAAAGTATTTGCATGAGAACAAGCGTAGTATTGCACTGGGTACAGGGCACTATGAGCAAGATGGCTTTCCTTATAATCAGATCCGTTACTACTATCAAGGACAACTTGTAAGTGCATACAACAAACAATTGCTAACAAGAACACACACAGGATTAGGTGAAAATTATTATTACCTACCTGGACTACACGGTATGATTACACAGTTATCAGAAACTGGCCCTACAGTAGGCAGTTTGATCTGCAATGATGCTTGGGCATTTCCTAGCGCAAGTCCAAAAGGCAATCCGTATCTATGGAATGATTATAGAGATGCTGACTTTGTATTTGTAAGTGCAAACTGCAACACAGAAGAATTTGATCCTGTTATATACAACTATCATGAAAGTCATTTACAGATGTTTGCAAAACTCAATTCACAAATTGTATTTGTTGCTAATGCTAGTACAGACATGGTGGGCGGAGTAATAGAACATCGTGTGCAAGCACCAAGCGGCATTATTGATCCTAATGGTGAATGGATTGCCAAGTGCAATGACACAGGCATGGACACAGTAAGTATGGAGATTCAAACTCGACATGACGACAACTAACCCATCACTTTGGATTTACGGAGATAGTTTTGCAGTAGACTGGAAAGTTGATTGGGGTTGGATGCGACAACTTGCCCCGAGACTCAACGCAGAAAACTGTTACGTACAGAGCTGTGCAGGAACCAACAACGAATGGATACTCAAAACATTTGCTGATGATAAACATTCTCCAGGTGATATTGTTGTACTGTTCTTAACTGAACCTAGCAGGCATTGGTTCTTTAAAGATCGTCCTCACCTAAGCAATCTTGCTAGTATCATAAACACTAAAGATGCGGCAGATGTAAAACGAGAAGATGAAGGCAAGTACGAAGCCATTATGCAGTACTACGCACATCTACATAGAGATGATCTTGTAGACTTTCGCTTACAGATGATGACAGATTTTATTCGTGTGAAATCAATTGAACGTGAAATACGTCTACAGGTTATTCCAGCGTTTATGATGAATATTGACTGGACTGATCTTAATCCATGTAGAGGTAACATGACTTTTAGTATATGCGATAGAGAATTTGCTAACCATACTGATATACCTAATTGGTACAATCAAAGCATTGACACTAGAGCTAATCATATGACTCTTGAGAACCATACTATCTTTGCTGACAAGCTGTACACAAGATTTACACAAGGTGGTATGCTTGATTTAGATTCAGGGTTTGAAACTGGTTTCCTGCACAACCGTGACAAGCTCACACATCCTGGACTGTGTCCTCAACTGGTTAGCATGGCCATGGAGCCAGGCAATACAATACCAAAAGAGTATTGGCCACGGTAAAAAACCACCCGTGCGACAGACACCGCAAATGCATATAAAACCAGCCTAATTGGCTCTTAAATTGCACTTAAGAACATTTGGAGTATGTTTGGCTATCTCAAACTCTAAACGCAATTTAAACACCATTTGTGTGCGTTTAACACTAATAAATACTAGATGAGTAAGATACTAGAATGGGCTAAAACAGCAGAACATTGCCAACGCAATTGGCTAGACCTTCCTGTGCAACCCAGTGACATTGACACTATTGTAGAAGCATGTACCACTATGCCAACCAAGCAGAATGAACTGCACTATGAATTAGTTGTGGTTACAGATCCCTGGTATCGAGCAAAGGTTGCCAAGTATGCTGTAAACACCATTGACAAAAAAGGTCGCACACTACCACGTCACGGTAATCCTCAAATGTTGGCTCCACTACAGCTGATATGGTTTAGTAATCAGCAGTCATTACAAGGTCGCAGAGATGCCAGCAACAGCATAGGCATTTCATCAGCGGCGGCCGCACTGTGCGCACAAGAGCTGGGACTTCGCACAGGCTTCTGTGCATGTGCTAGAGGAGACATCATACGAGATCTATTTGCAGACTGTTTTGATCGAGATCCTTGCTTGATGGTATTTGAGCTTATGATGGGCATTGGCCATGCACCCAGCGATGTACCACACAACAGCTACAGTCAAGGACACATACTCACATACGCTAGACAGCGTCGAGTACATCGTCGTTAGAGATAGGCTGTCCAACTGGGATGTGCAATGTGCATCTCTAATCGTTTGCGATTGGCCACTAGTTCATAATAACTGGGAGCATGAGGAGCACGTAGAGGCTTTACTCGTGTGCTGTTGCCTTTGCGTCCGTTACAAGGACCACATGCGGCCACAATATTAGTCCACTCGGTCTTGCCACCTCGACTGATAGGTGTTACATGGTCTAGTGTTAGTTGGCTTTTGCTATAGGGAGTGTTGCAGTACTGGCAGGTGTAGAGATCGCGGATCATAAGATTGTGTTTTGAAAATCTAGGTTGCCGCCGCCGTCGATACATTTCTTTGAGCATGACCACAGCTGGCACACGAGTTTCCCATGATGCTGAACTCACAATCCAATCATCATACCATTCCAGTACTGTGACTTTTTCAAGCCATAGGTATGTGATTGCTTCTTGCCAAGCAATAGCACTCAAAGGCAAATAGCTGACCGGCTGTGCATCTGCATTTAACAACAGTGTATGAGCCATGTTATAAAGGGTCTCCCCCGACGATAGGAGTCATCTGTTCACCTGTGGTAAGAAAACAACTGGCAGTGTCATCTATGTCAAACAGTATGGTATAACTCATGTCTTGAGGATCTAAAAACAATCGTATCTTGCCTAGGTACACTCTATTGGGATCAGGTGATAGTATCTGTGCATCACCTTCTAGGAAAGGTATTTCACCGTACTGCTCCTCTAGCTTTTCACCTGTGTTGTAGGGAGAGCACAGTATAACCACGCTCAAAGGCATTATTCGTTCCGCTGTTTCTGCATGAGCCATTTGGGTTAGCACTGCTAGAAACGTTATGGCTAACCATTTCATATCCATTCTCCTTGTAGTATGTGTATTTACACACGAACACCCCTCGTGCAGTCAAACACGGCGAAGCCGCCCGCGGTAAGCACTAGAAGCGCGAAGCGTTTTCGCAGAAAATTTAGGCTGCCGAAATAGCACACACCTAGAATAAAATTTACATAAATATTTTTACAACCAGGAGAACACAGTGTACGAATTACAATCACAGTATAAGCAATACTTCGATCCAGATCTAACCTATCAAGACTACATGCATATGATCCGTGCTAAAAGTGGAGACTATGCAAAGCGTAACAAAGATCAAATGGCAAGTCTAGTTCCTTTCTTTGACAAAGGATATCTCGAAAGCAATCGTCAAGGTGACATATGGCTTACAGTACTGGGCACTAGAGTACTACAAGCGGCTGGTTGTGATCCATTAGATCCTAGAGAGTTTGCACAAACTTATCCTCACATGTTAGATCTAATGCGTGATGACTGACAAAGAACAATACTATCAAAAGATGGGCTGGGTTGGCTGTAACACCTGCGGTGAAGTGTTCTATGAATACGAACTGTACCTAGCACACGACTGTGACTTTCAAGGCATAGTTCCTAGCATAGACAATTGGACTGTAAGCAATGACCCCACTAGAACAGAGTGAATACAAACGTGCATGGCGTGCAAAAGGCTACCACACTAGCATACACAGTGATCTACACATAGAAGCTAAAACATGGTTACGCAAACACTGTGAGCGTTGGGAATGGAGCATGGACACCTATACTGACGTGTATGCACACACTGTATGGTTTGAACACCCACAACATCAACAACAGTTCTGTGAACACTTCCACAAATGGATACAGTAAGAGAGAGTGCGTATACTATCGTAAGCGCACAGTGAAGAGGTTCTCGTTTACACGCTAGAGTACGAGCTGTGCTCGTAGCGCATCGCTAATCGCTCTACGCACTGTTGCCCGAAATGGGTTTTAGGGTGAAAAAATTTGGTCGCGCAAAAAATTATAAAGAAGTACTTACAGATTCGAGGTGGTGATTTGCTACCACTAGCACTTAAAAAACTGTTTAAAAACAATAACTTATAATGCCTCGACCCCTCGAGAAATTTTTTTTATTTTCTTTGCCTCGACAAATTTTTTTTAGAAAATAAAAAAGGAGACAGTTGCCTGCCTCCTTAGTGTGACTTGATGGAGTGTCACGCTCCTTAGTCGCTAGGACTAATCTCTAAAGCCTTCACCTTTAAACAAGTGCTCTAGCCTGTGTGCTAGGACTAGTACTGCTAGCCGTAGTAGGCTAGTCTCTGCGTATGTGCCTGCTGGTACGTGTAGTGTATACATTGTGACCTCCCTTAGTCTGCTCTGCTTCCCATGTATGCTTTAAAGCCTGCACCACGCAGTACCTCTGCGTATGCTTGCGCTCCTACTTCCTTAACGTCCATGCTCTGGCCCGCATAGCCTGTAGGGTTCCAAAGCTCGTATGCTTTGCCTGTCCAGTCTTTGCGGAAGCCCATCTGTGCTAGGACTGCTCGCTCTGCTTTGCCTAAGCGTGTGTTACCCTTGTGCTCTGGATATACAGTTACCCAAGCAAAGCCACAGTACACGGGCTCACCGTATGTGTTGCCACCTGTAGTGTTTACCCAGTTGTCTAGGAACTTCTGTTGTGCTTTACGGCATGC